TTTTTTTTTTTTTTTTTTGCTCATTTTTTGTCAAAAAAGTGCCGTTTTTTTAGCTTAGACGAAGAAATCATTTTCATAGATAATCAAATTTTATTATATTATCATATATGAAGCGAAAAAAATTAATTAAAATGCCATTTTTGAATTGTTTCCTACTCGGTTTTTTTCAAAATTGTTGAAAATGACCAACAGCAACCCATAAAAAAACGCTGTTTATTTAATTCCTTACCATAGTCAGTAAGAGGGGGTGTTACCGGTAAAAGCCGGAAGAAAAACCGCACTTGTAAATGCTAACAAAAAAAAACAATCGCGCACACGGGTTGTGATGATGATATGCTCTAAATAGGTCAGTTACCATTTCTTACCATTTCGGCGTTTATGGTAAGGACGAATTTTTGGGCAAAACCCGCATTTTGCTTGATATTATGGTAACACCCTCCGTGGGCAGTGAAATCGTTGAAAATAAATATTTCTCAGCGGCCTTTTTGGGCAGTTTTTTGGAGCCTTTTTTTCGCCCGTTTTCGCCCGTTTTTCGCCCGTTTTCCGCGTTTTTCAGAGTTTTTTTCACTTTTTTTGAGCAAACTTTTTTAAGGCATTTTAAAGCATTTATGGTATAAAAATTATAATGAAAAAATCTGCGGCTTACTGAAAGAAAAGTTTGCTCGTTTTTTTTCAAAACTTTTTTCAGATTTTTGATTTGGGACATTTTTAAAATGTCCTGAAACGATATTCGAAAAAAACTTTTAAATTTTTTTCATCAAACTTTCTTATTATGGTTTAACAGTATATTTTTCATTATAAAAAATACCTAGGGATGAGACCTTAAAAGGCGAAATAAAGTTTACTCACTTTTTGCACTCAAAAAGGCTGTTTTTTGGGATACGGGGTACCGTATGAACTTTTGCGATTTTCATCATTTTTCATCATTTTTTTGTATTTTTTTTGCGTTTTTTCAAATTAATTTAAATAAATGAGATTATAAATGAGTTTAGAAACGGAAATTGATTTATCAAATAATTTTTTAGAAAACAATGAAAGTCCAGAAAATGAAAATATAATTATGAAGATTTTGTTATTATCGGGGGTTGTTGTTACGCAAAATATATCTGAATTAAATGGTATAATTATACCGCGAGATTTATTGATAAACGACGATAAATATGAATATGTTACGGAATATTTAGAAAAATTGAAAAAACATAAATTATTTAGTAGTACATTTTTAACAAGTTTGCATAAAGGGGCAAAAGAAAAGCAAAAATGGCCGTTATTAAATTTAGTGAGACAAATATTAAAAGTTAATCATTTCGTGATGAAGCCTATTAGAAAATCAGCAGGAAAAACAAAATTGGGTAAAAAAAAATATATACGATATTTTTTAATAGAAAAGTTAAAAAAAATTAATGAATTATATACGTAAAAATAAATATATTTAAAAATAATAAATATTTATAAAATGGAAATGAAATCGCAACTATTAATTGGTGGCGGATCTTTGATTGGTTTAGTTGGGTTGTATTTTGCTTGGAATTATTATTCGGGCAATGATGTTGAACTCATTGTTACCGAAAAAGAACCTGAAAACGTGATTGTTAATGAATAAAAGTAATTGATAAAATAAAATTGATTATTTTTGAGAGAAATAGATGTTATTAATCTCAAAATGACACGAAAAAACTTTGCACAATGTCCAACTGACATATTTGTATCTACTGTAAAAAGAAAAAGTATTCATATTGTTAAGAATGTATGGGAAACAACGAGTATTCCTGGTTTTGGCCAAGGACCAAAGAAGAAATTATCATACAAACTAAGAATGGTAAAAAAAAAAAAAAAAGAAAAAAAAAAGGCAAAGAAAATGGGTTTTAAAAAAAATACAGTTGTTTGTATAGCCATTGATCGTAATTTATATTCTTGTAAAATTATTAACATTACAATAACTGGTAACATTCAGGTAAGATATAATGGCGGTGATAAAGAAATTTATTCGTGTAAAGAATTAAATAGAATGCGAAATAATGGAAAATACATTAATGAAATTATTAAAGAGCGCGAAGAGAGAATGAAATATATAAAATATAAAAGTTATGTAATAATAGATAAATAATAATAATATCAAATATTATATGGCACAATTTATAATAGGATTTGCATCGGGTATTTATATTGGAACGCATTACAATTGTGGGCCCGTGTTATCATTTGCATCTGATACGTTAGAAAAGTATTGTCCAAAACGTGGTTTAGATGACGAACAAGACAAAGCGGGGGAAGAAAAAATAAAAGAAAAAATAAAAGAAAAAATAAAAGATGAAATAAAAGAAAAAGGCAATGATATATCATCTTTCAAGAAATGGTTTTAATTCTTGGATTTTCGGAGCCAATATAATTTGTCATTGTTGGATGGAGTATCACTAATGGGTTGTGTAACAGTATAATTTTCATAAATTGGCCAGGATAAACAATGAATGTTGGCTTGTTTAAAGGTATATAAATCATAAATGTTTTCTTCTGGGTTACTTGGAAATAAATATTTATGTTCTATTGTTTCTTTTTTCATAATATTATGAATTATTTGTTCAACTTGTGGATCTCCTCCAAAAATATTAATAATGTTTTTGAGTTCATCCAAGTTATCCAGCTTAACATCACCATACCGAACGGCATTCATATAAACATCCCATTGTGTGGATGATACAGGTAATATATCTCTGAAATAAGTAATGTTATTTTGTAGATCACGATAAACCGGCGTTTCCAATAAATTTATTTCAGTTTTATATTGTTTTAGACCAAGCAATTGTAAAACAAAATTATCGGTATTGAAGCAATCTGGTTTAAACACCCGTTTATTACCATCCGAAAATATAAGTATTTCTGGTATAGCCATAATATTAATAAATAATAATGAATTATTATTTATAAAAAAAAATCAATTTATTAAACCGATGATAATTGAACACATATTGTGAGTGTTCGCTTGTAGATTAAATATGTAAATCATTTATTAAATAAAGATGGTATTGAATAAATCTGTTCTTCATTTACCTTATCTTTTTCAATTGTTGTTTTTGTTATTTTTTCGTATTTAGCGATGATTTTTGGATTCATAATATTATTGATTATATCTGTGTGTTCGTATACATTATTTTCATCATCAATATAATATATAATACCATTTATATCTTGAGCCCATATTTCTTTTTTAACGATTGTTTGGAAATTTTTATTGTCATTTGAAATTTCCCCGTGTGGAATTCCTTTAATATGGGTTCCGCAAAATTTTTCAGAATTTTTCTTTCGTCTTGTACATTGCTCATTATTTGCTCGTAAAGCGCAACATCTTTCGTGGAAAGGTACAATATTTTTAACACGTTTTCTTTTTATAAAATCTTCTTTGGTAATGGATAACGTATCATAATCAAAAATGTATTGAATGAGTTGGTGATAATGTTCTTGAGAAAGTTCAATATCTGAGTTATCAATGAATTTTTTTATATCGTATTTATAATCTTTAATATAGTTATTGCATTTAACTCCCAGACGTTTTTCCATACTTATAATGTATATAAGTATATATTTAATACAATTTTAAATATATTAAAATGAAATCAATTTAAACTATTTTTGGTGTTACTCCTGGTAGTGGTATCCCCGGTATTTTTGTGGTATTGGTATTTTTTTTATTAGTTTTGTTTGTTTTTTTTTTCTTCTTTTCTGCTGGTTCTGCTGCTGGTTTTTCTGCTGGTGCTCCTGTTTTTTCTGCTGGTTTTGCTGGTCCTTCTGATGTGCTTGGTGCTGCAGTTGTTGATCCTGTTTTTACGTCAGGTGCTGTGCCCGCGTCTGCTGGTCCTTCTGTTTTTTCTGGTGGTTTTGCTGGTCCTGCCGAGGCTCCTGTTTTTTCTGGTGCTGTAACTGGTGCTACAACTGGTGCTGGATTTCGCCTATTATCAATTTTTTCTGCAAGTGTTTTCTCATCGGATATTACATCTTCTAGTTGTGCTGCTCGTTTTTCACGAAATACTGCTTGTACTTTTTTAGCAGCCGCGTTTTTAACAGCGTCGTCAATTTTTTTATCCGTTTTTTTATCCGTTTCGGAAGAATCATCGGAGTTGGTTATTTTTTTAAACATTTTAAATATCGTAACACCCGATTTAAATGGAAATATATAACTGGCTTGATGCGGCAATACCAATGTAAATATAAATATAGCATTTACCCAAATAATCCAAAAAATAACTTGTGATCCAGTAATAACATTGGGCATTAGTCGGGGTAATAACATTAACATAAAATTCATAAATAGAAAGAAAGAAATAATATAAAAAAACTTCATAATTTATATATTCTATATATACTTTTTTATAAATTATTCGCTAATTATTTGCAAATCATTTATATGTTTAAAAAAAAATTGATTATTACTAAATTTATCTGTAAATAATATACAGCGCGTCACATTAATATCAATTATGTTTGTTTCGTGTTTGATAATATATTCTTCATTATCATAATTTTGAAAGAGTTGGGTCATTTTTTTAAAAGTGTAAATTGTTTGTGGAAATGGTAAAATATTTTGTAAAAAATTTAAATGGATTATATCGGGGAAAGAGTAAAAAAGTGTGAATGTTGAATAGTGAATGGGTATATTAAATATATATTGTTGATGAACGATCTCATAAATTGTAGCCCAAAATAATACACTATGTGAATTATATTTTATAATTTCATCCTGTAAATCGGTAGACTCGTAAAACAAGTAAAAAATATCATCACTTTGTAGTGCACCTTTAAAAGAAACATTTAATAAGTTGAATTCATTTAACATAATTTTAATATTATTAAATGTTTCTTGTTTATTAATATTAAATTTCAAATATAAAAATGTACATAAATCCATATCATTGATTGGTTGTTTATGTAATAAATATGTTAAAAATGGCATTTTTGCATTTGTATTTATGATGTATGGGCAAATAAAAAAAGTTGAATTTTCCGAAGGATTAATATCATTAATATCTTTTATAAGTTTATTATTATTTAAATAATTCATTAAGATAATTGAATAAATTATTTATTTATTTTCGCCGTATATTTTCTTTTATTTTTTCTTCACGAGAGTCTAAAATGAATTGGCTTAATTCATCTATCAATTCTTTATTATTTTTAAAATAATTCCCTAAAGAAGAAAGTAAATGTTTCTTGCTTAAAGGTGCCTTTACTTTTTTCTTAGTATATATAAGTTTCCCATCCTTAACATCAAAACAATCAATTTCGTTATCGCGCATAATATTAACCAATGATTCAGTATATGTTTTCTTTTCTTTTCTTTTTTCTTTTGCTAATTTTTGTAATTTTTTAATTTCAGTATCAAGTGTAATCCATTTTTTAACATTATTGATAAGTTCAGTTTTATCGGTCATTAATAATTTAAATGCTTATTATAATTTTAAATTATTTTTAAACAAAGTTAATTATATTATTTTTTTTTTCTTCTTCATTTTTATGATTGTGTGTATTGCATAAATACTTTTTATAAAATATTGGTGAAATTTGTTTATTTTTGAATATTTTTTCAGAACAAATCATATATTTGGAACATTGTTTTCCATTACCTTTATTGATAATATGTTGACATTTACATCTAAAATAACTATAATTTTTAGTATGTTTTATTGTTGGATATATATTGTTTTTAACCAAATGTTTATATTTTAAGACCAACTTGTCGGTTACCGATTGTTCATTTATTTTCTCATTTATTTTCTCATTTATTTTCTCATTTATTTTCTCGTTGATTTTCTCGTTGATTTTCTCGTTGATTTTCTCGTTGATTTTCTCGTTGATTATAATATTTTGTTTAGCCAGTCTATTTATCATAATGACATTGTGTTGTTTACAAAATTTACCACAAGATGGTCTATTACATTTTTCATTTTTCTTTTTACCAGATAAAAAAGAATATTCACATTTGAATGGTTTAAATGCATATTCTGGAGGCCAATTAACATTTTTTATTTTAGCACATCCATCTTTATAAGGTAAAATACCATTTTGAGTATTGCGACAATATGGACATTTAATTTGTGTTTTATTTAATCGTTGTGTTTCTAAATTATTAAATCGTGTTTTCTGTATTTTTATTTCCTTAAATAATGGTTTATAGTTAAAAGAATGATTACAAATTAATGTAATTTTATTGTGATTTAAAGGTTCATTTGAAATTAAACATTTTTCAACAATATTTGCATCCTTTGCCAACGCGTCCTTTGCCAACGCGTCCTTTGCCAACGCGTCCTTTGCCAACGCGTCCTTTAGCAATTCATTGAAAGAAATATTTATTTTCATATAATTTAATAAATATAATAATCTTTATATTTATTAATAATGTCTAAAAGATGGGGGACACCTACTTGGTATTTTTTACACACGTTAATAGAAAAGTTAGATAGCAATTATTATAAAATAATTAGCAGTTCTGTAACGAACATTATAGTGGATTTATTTGGAAATCTTCCTTGTCCGTATTGTAAAGATCACGCTTTGCAATATATAAAAAAAAATAATATTTATAAGATAAAAACAAAAGAAGAAATGAAAGAATATTTATTTCATTTTCATAATAATGTTAGCAAACGCATTAAGAATAATACACAGGGTAAAGAAATATTAGATTTATATAAAAAAATGAATTTTTATAAAGTATTTAAATATTTTGAGGTGCAGTTTTTTTATTCGTCGCCTTTAAATAAATCGTTTATCGGGTGGAGATCATCATTTAAAACTCGTTTGATAACATTTTTAAATAAACATCGTCATAAAATTTATATATAATTACATAATGAATGTTTGATCACCTTGTTTGCAACGAAACCTAGTTTTGCTAAGTTTACATTTTTTCATAGTATTTTCTTGTCCAAAATATAAATATTCTTTTCCCGGCCAGGTTGAATTTGAAATTACTTGATGCCATAAAATACCAACAAATGCTCCAAGTGCCAACCCCTTTAACATATCAGTTGGCCTACTACATTTATTTTTTTGTCTAATCATTAAGTCAATAGAACTTATAATAATTAAAGAAATTACAAAAGACCACCCAACGCTATTTGGGTTTTCTAAAATACTTTGTAAAATATATATTATTGTAAACGCGTGAAAAATACCGTGGGAACTTGGTCCAGATAACAGACCGTAAGAAACATTAAAAGGTCCATCAAATGTCACACATTTATCTTTATAATTATCATATTGTATTGCAGTATTTTCAATTGATTCTGGTGTGGAGCCGGCTGCTCTTAAAAAAAGGCCGGATATTATTGCGATGAATAATCCGAACATCCAAACGACCCATTTCATATGTCCGTTAAATGAACCTTCTAAAATGAAATAAAATGTAATAAAAATAGGTGATACAGATGAAGCAAATACAATGACATTTCTTGGATTAAATAGTAAGACCATAATATATATATATAAATATATATTTTTGAAAATATATTTGAATGATGAATATATTTTCAAAATTAAATAAAAACAATATCAAAAACTTCTTTAATATTAGCAACCTCTTTAAAAACAATACCAGTTAAATCAATCTTTTTATATTTTTCTAAAAAGAGAATATAATCTTTATGATTTGTTTTGGGAAAAATAAATGTTTTAACGCCGGCTTTTAATCCTCCAAGAATTTTTAATTCTAAACCACCAATTTGAGTTACATATCCTTGTAAATTTATTTCGCCTGTAATAGCAATTTGGTTCTTAATTTTTTTATTATTAATGAGACTATAAATTGCGGTTGTTATTGCAGTACCAGCGCTGGGACCGTCTTTAGGAACAGAACCCTCTGGACAATGAATATGTAATCCTGCATTTTTAGATTTAGTATTCGTTTTAATAAAACTATCTTGTTTTTTCTTATCAGTTAAATTCCAAGCTAATGTTTTTGAGACATTCATACTTTCTTTCATAACATCGCCTTGCATTCCGGTTAATTTTAAGTCCAATAGATTGTTTGCTGGAAAATATGAACATTGGATTGGTATAATACCGCCCAACCCCATTGCGTTTGCCCATAAACCGTTAATGACACCAACCTGTGGTTCATCATGAATTGTTTTTTTATTAATTTTGTGCCTATTTTTCAAATATTTATTTTCTATATCTTCGTTTGAAATTTGAATAGGTAACGAATGGTGAGCAGTTTCTTTTAACAATTCTAAATTTATTTCGCTTACAATTTCAAAAATAATTTCTTTTAATTTCCTTACGCCGGCTTCGTAAGTATAATTATCAATAATAAAAATAATATTTTCATCATCAAAGGTAATAATATTATCCATACCCATATTTTTGTAAATTTCGGGCAACAAATATTTTTGCACAATGTTTATTTTGTCGTTAATTGTTAAGTAATCAAATTTGATTCTATGAATTCTATCAAGTAAAATTTTATCTATAACGGATACATCATTATATGAGAATATAAATAATATCTTACTAACATCTAGATCTATACCATTAAAGTATTTATCTTGAAATTGTTCATTTTGAGTACCATCAATTAAATGAGTTAATATTCCGATAATTTCTTTACCGTGTTCTGTTCGCGAAACTTTATCCAATTCATCAATAAATATTATAGGATTCATACATTTTTTATCCATTAATATATCAACGATTCTCCCCCAAGTTGATCCAACATACGTATAATTATGCCCAGATAACGTACTACCATTGCTTGAACCACCCAATGCTATAAAGGAAAAGGGTCTGACAATACCGTCTTTATCTTTTAAACATTGCGATAAACCATTTTTGGCCAATGATGTTTTGCCAACACCTGGTGGACCTTCAAAACCAAAACAATAACCAGATTGTTTACCAGTAATCCATTGACCAATGACTCTTTCTAGTTGTCGCTTGGCATTTTTATGACCATATATGGAATCGTCCAATGTTTTATTAATATCAACCATTGTTGTGTTTATATATTTTTTCTTTGTTTCAATGGTTTCAATTTTTTCAAGGAAAAAGTTTTTGTGTATGATATCTGAACTATTTGTGATATCAATCAGATCTTGCATAAATACTTGATTATTATCAAGTTTGGTAATAATATTTTTAATTTCCACCTTCATATTATTGTTTTTTTTACCAGAATGGCAAATTTTTTTTAATTTAATATTATGTTTTTTTAATAAAGAATTTATAAAACATATATTTGTAATAATTTTATTTTTTTTACCAGATGTAAAAAACTCAATACATTTTTTGCTATTAATACCGTCAATTTTATTAAATATATCACTAGATAAATGTTTTAAAATATCGGTGATTTCTATATTTGTGAAGACATCTTTATTTTTGTAGTCAATATTAATATTCAAATTATTAAGTTTGGTTATAATATCATTGATTAATTTGGAATTTTCTTTTGTAACATTTAAAATAAATTCTTTTTTATAAATACCAAATGGTATTTTTAATAAACCTTCTAAATATTGCCGTGCTTTTGAACCCGAATCTTCCGATTTGGCTTTAACTTCTTTTAATTTTATCATAGCTTTTTCTTTAATTGTTTCTGAAGATTTCATTAAACAAATTTGTTGTTCAATGGGTATTTTTGAATTATCAAACTGTGATAGATGTTTTGTATATTTTATTGTATTTTTCATAGCTAATCTAAAAGATTTTTTTATTTCCCAAGGAAAACTATCAAATAATATAGTTTGTTCAAATGTATCAATATTGCCGTTTTGTTCATTTGATAATAAATCATATAAAAGATAAGCCAAGTATTGGAATTCATATTTTTCAATTTGTAATAATAAAATGATAAGTGTTTTTCTTTGTTGGAATAAATTATTATTTATAAATTCTTTAATAACTTGAGATATACTTTTTTGGTTTGTTAAAGAAGCTTGGTTATTATATCCGACAAATCTATTATATAATTCTTTATCATTATATATAAGCCACTCTTTTATGCTAATATGCGTGATAAATTTTTCAAATAATGTTGAATTGAATTCAGCATCCTTTGGTTTATTTTTTATGCAATTTTGAATTCTGTTATCAATGAATTTATTTTTTAAACAAGATAATAATAATTCAGTAACAACACCGGAAATGATGATTGTATTTTTCTTTTCTTCATTTTGAAAAATAACTTTAATGCCGAAAACCTTCGTGTAAAAATTATTCGAAGTTCTGCATAAATCAAAACAATCCAACGTATTTCCCATTTCAACAATCATAAAATCCTCAATAATTTTATTTTTAATTATTTTATTGGATGTGTTTTTATTCTTGGGGGGATTTTTCCACGGTAGTATTTTATAACTGATTGGTTGTATAAAATTTAAAATTAGGTCTAATTTGCAAGTATCCAATGTATTTTCAATTGAATTAACGAAATCATTACCATAACAAACTGTTAAAATATTTGCTATTTTACTTGTACCAAAATTTTTAAATACTGAAGAAAGTTCATCATTAATTGTTTGCAACTTTAAAATAATTTGGTTTGAAGTTGAGTCGCAATTTTCAATATTTTTAAGATCCGAATAGATATTTTCTAAATTTTGGATACATAAATTTAATTCACTCGCAGAAATAATATCGTTTGTTTTGTATTTTTCAATAGATACTATGGTTTCGGTAATTATTTTGAAGAAAAACTCAATTTTTTCTTGAATTTTTGTTTTCTTTTTTTTTGATACTTTTGTTGATTCATTGGATTTTGAATCAATTGTAATTTTCGTATTTTTGTTTTCTGTAGACATATTCCTAAAATATATTGCGATTTTAATTATTTTGATCCTTCCGAGCGATTAAAAATAAAGAAAATGAATTAAACAAATCTTATTTAATTAATATATATGGGAATACCAGCTTATTATGGTTATTTAATAAAAAATTATAAAAAAATAATTATACAAATTAAAAAAATGAACAATAGATCAGATAATTTTTACTTAGATTCAAATTCTATAATTTATAATTGTTTGATAGAAATGGAAGGGAAATTTTCTAAATTATTTATAAATGAGTTAATTAAAAAAATTTGTTTACAAATAGACAAATATATTAAAGAAGTCAAACCAAAAAAAATAGTGTATATTAGTTTTGACGGCGTTGCACCATTTGCAAAATTAAAACAACAAAAAGAAAGGCGTTTTAAATCCAAAATTATCGCAGAATTAATAAACGATATGGTGAAAGACACCGACGATGAAAAAGAAGACGCGTTTGATAGAACAAGTATAACACCCGGTACATATTTTATGAATGAATTGAATAAAAAGGTTAAAGAATATTTTAAGGGGAGGGAAAAAGCATATAATGTGAAAAAAATAATTGTATCTGGGTCTGATGAAAGAGGTGAAGGCGAGCATAAAATATTTGACTATATTAGAAATAATAAAGACAGATCAGAATCACACATCATTTATGGTTTGGATGCCGATTTAATAATTTTATGTTTAAATCATATGTATATAACAAAAAAGATATTTTTATTTCGTGAGACGCCTGAATTTATAAAAAATCTTTCGCCGGATATGGATCCCGGTGATTTATATGTAATGAAAATAGAGGAATTAATGTATTATGTATTGATGAAAATGTTTGGAAAAGATATGAGAAATGATAAAAATGGTGTAAAATGTATAAAAGACTATGTGTTTATTATGCAATTTCTTGGGAATGATTTTATGCCGCATTTCCCATCATTGAATATTAGAACACACGGTATTGGGATGTTATTGGAAACGTATAAAAATATACTGGGAACGAAACAATTGTATATTATGGAAAACAATACTATAGTTTGGAAAAATGTTCGTTTGTTGGTTGGTGAGTTTGCAAAAATGGAATTGGATAATTTAAAACGAGAGTATAAGATAAGGGATAAAATGGAGATGGGTGTATTAAGAAGAGAATCGCAACAGCCGATTGACACAGAGATGAGCAAAGAAATATTGGAAAAATCAATATTAAATATTCCAATAAAAGAAAGGGAATTAGAGAAGGAAATTGATCCATTTTCATATTATTGGGAAAATAGATATTATAAGAAATTATTTGGAACTGAAAGAACTGAAGATAATTTGAAGAAAATATGTTTAAATTATATACAGGGATTGGAATGGAATATTAAATATTATTCAAGTGGTTGTGTTAATTGGAAGTGGAAATATAATTATTGTTATCCGCCATTATTTCAAGATTTATTAAAATATATCCCGTTGTGGGACATTGAATTTATTAAAGAAAACAATGAGTCAATTTCGGCAGTTACACAATTGGCTTATGTATTGCCGCCGAGTTCTTTATATTTAATGCCAAAACAATACCAAATGAGGATGATTAAATATAAACATAAAAAAAATGATGTGTCGTTAAATTGGTCTTTCTGTCGTTATTTTTGGGAATCGCATTTTGATTTTCAATTGGAGAAATTGGATGAAATTGAGGAAATGATTGAAGATGTTGATAAAAATACATCGCAGAATTTAAAAAACGGAAATGTTTTTTAAACCAGTATACCAATCCACTTTTCAATACTATTGCAATGACAATCCTCTACCGCTAACACGGGATTAATTGATAAATCGGTGAAATAATGTGAGTTGATTATTTTGTATACTTTAACTTTTTCACACATAGTAAATGGTTTGTGGAAACGGTATCCAAATGATATATGTGGTTTCCACCCAGTATTTTTAAAAATAACATCATTTCCGCTATTATCAGAGCAAATAACCGGTAATTCTAAATTAAATAATCCTTTATAAGAGACCTCCTTAAAAGTTAATGGGTGATCAAGTTTTAATGAAATACCGTTTCTTATTATTTTTTGCCATTTTCCAATAGGTTCATTTTCAATAGGTTCATTTTCAATAGGTTCATTATTAGACATATCATAATTTACTGTTATATGCGGTGAAAATTTGAAATCAGACACCGTGTTTTGTAATTCTTTACATAATGCATATACTTGCGAATTTTTAGGAATTATAAACCATAAACACCTGCCAAAATCCAAATTCATTATATATAAACAATTTTATATTAAATAATAAATATATATATTTAATATAAAATGGCAGATGATAGAGTTGTAGCTTTAACAAATAGACAACAATTTCAAACTTTTTTGTTGGATAATGATTCTTTTATTGTGAAAGCGTCTGCAAAATGGTGCGGTCCTTGTCAAAAATGCTCCCCTTTTTTTATGAAAACATTTGGTGAGAAGATGCCTGATAAAATGAAATTGGTTTTGTTGGATGTTGATGAAGGGGAAGATTTGGCTCATTATTTGCGAATAAAATCAATGCCAACATTTATACATTATTATAAAGGTTATCCAAAGGAGATATATGATTCAAGTTCGGAAAAAAATATTATGTTATTTTTTAATAAAATATTAGAATATTATAAATAAATATTATAAATATTATAAATATTATAAATAATTATAAATCTAATAACATTTCATATTCTTTCCATAAATATTTAAAAAATTTATTTTGCTTATCACTATTACTAATATTTGAATCATTAGTAATTATGTTTATTTGTGTATTGAGAAAATGTGTTATTGTTGAAAGATTTTCATCTAAATAATTAATTAAGATTGTTGAGTTTTTGCTCTTATTTTTTGGATAGTCATAAAATGTTATTTGTGGGAATATTCTATCTGGTAAAATAGAGAGTGTTGTTAATAATATATATTGAACAATTCCTTGTCTAGCAGCTGCGTAAATAAATAATCTTTTATTATTGCTATTTTCATCTGTCTTTTCTTCTTCCCATATTTTTCTCATTTTTTTATGATATATGAATGGGTGTTTATCAGTTTCTTTTTGAATAATTTTTAAAAATTTTTTTTGTTTAAATTTATTCATTTCGCCATCATTTTCAATTATATTATATTGATCAATCTTGACTTCTTTATCTTTGGTATAATTTTCAACGACCGTATCATTGCCTTCATCAATTGTTTGATAAATTCTCTCAATAATATATGTTAAAAAATGTTTATTTTCAATGGGAAACATCATCCAAAAATCATTTTTAATAAATGTTTCGTACATTATGATAAAAATACCAAAATGTGATATTTTTTTTTTTTCATTGATATTCGTATTGATATTATTTTTGATTAAATTATAATAATTTAATAAATCATTCTTAAATGAGCTAAATGCAATATTGTGGTTCATCAAATACCTCATAATAAAAACAATGATGGCATCGCGTATGGGTTCTGATGAAGGTAGTTTACCTTCACGTTCAGCTTCTGTATTTAATTCTGAAGCAAGTTCTTTAATGGCATCAAAAAGTTTTTCATATTTATAGAATTTGGGAACACTTATTTGTAAAAGTCCAATTAATATGTGATATTTTTCAGGAATATCGGAAGTAAGTTTCAATAATTTAAGTCTATGCTTCAACTTATGGGCCCAAACACCGTTCTTCCCTGAAAGGTTTCTATTTTTATGTATTCTAACGCCAATATTATCTTCAGATTTTATTACTTCATTTATTTCTTTTTCATCCTCACCCTCATCCTCACCCTCATCCGAATCATCATCATAATTATCCAAATCAACTTTATATTTTATATCGGGTGTGTATTTTTCCAAGTCAATTAAATTTTCTGGATTTAATTTACCTTTTGTTTGCATTAATAGTATAAAAGGATCTCGTTTTTTTTTAATCTTATTTTTTTTTTCAGTTCTTAAAATTTTAATAAATTCTTTTACTAATTTTTTTTTGGTAGTTTTTCTTTTTTCTTTTTCCTTTTCTTCTTTTTCCTTATCTGTTCTAAAATTTTTTTTTTCCAATGTCCGATATTTTTCTAAAAGTTCGTTTTTTTTTTTAGCTTTATTAATTTTTTCTTTTTCAATTTTTTCATTTTTCTTTAATTCGTTGTTTTTTTTATCTAATTTAATAGGATCTTTCAATGTTGGAATATTATCATTTTTATTAATTGACAATTCTCCGGGTTTAAATTTATTTTCGGGTTTTTTATAAATATTGTTTGGCTCCATATTTAATATATAAATAGAATAAAAATATTTTATATATTTAAAATTTTTATTAATATAAAAAATAAAAATAAATACCATTAATAATGGAATCGTTGGCAGATCTAGATTTAAATATAGATAACTATAATTTAGAAGATATGCTGAATTTATTTGGATTAAATATAAATTATAATGTTGGTGATTTGAAAAATGCAAAAAAAATGGCATTAAAAACTCATCCAGATAAAAGTGGTTTGAAAACGGAAGTATTTATTTTTTTTAGTAAAGCGTATAATATGTTATCAAAAATATATAAATTAAAAAATAAAACAGAGAAAAAGGTTGAAAACATTGATTATGATGAAAATGATATGGAAGATGATATAGGAAATAAAGAATTATTGGATATGAAATTAAAAACTTTAAAAAAGAAAAATTTTAATAAATGGTTCAATGATTTATTTGAAAAATCAAATGGAAAATCCAACACGAATGGGTATGGTGATTGGTTAAAATCGGAAGAAGGTGTTTCAAATATTAAAATTTCAAATAAAACAGAATTTGACGCTCTATTTAAAAAAAGGAAAAGGGAGAGTAGGGAATTAATAGTTAAGGCGGATATTCAAGATATGATTTATAATGGTGGTGGGACAATGTTAGATGCAACAGAAACAGTATATTCATCGGATATATTTAGTAAATTACGATATGATGATGTTAGAAAGGCACATATGGAAACGGTAGTACCTGTGACAGAACAAGATTTTAAAGACAAAAAAAGATTTGATAATGTTGAGCAATATATTCGCCATAGAAAATCCTCGGAGGGGAAAATTCCCGATTTATCTTATTCAAAGGTACAATTAAAAAAAAGTAAAAATAATAATGAGGTTATTGATACGAAGCGGGCTTATAATTTATTAATGGAAGATGATAAAATGAAAAATAAAAATAAAATGTGGTGGAAAAATTTAAAATTATTAACATAAAAAGTTTTAGATAAAAAAATGTATATATGTAATATATAATGATGAAAATTCAAAGGTTATTTGCAACATTTATAATAATTACTGCAATAGGTATATTATATGATAAATATAAAGAAAAATATGACCCGGAACCTGAAAAAGTTCAATTTGGTTTAATACAACGATACTTGTTAAATGACCCGGGTTATAGCAATGATAATAATAAACCAATAATGTGGATATTTTCTGATTATGATATAAATTCGCGACATTGGAAATCATTTGGATCAAGAAATACTACCGATTTAAACCAACCGTATATTCATATGTGTATAGAATTAATAATAAAATGGTGTGGTGATTCTTTTAATATTTGTTTAATTAATGCAAACTCATTTGATAAGTTATTAAAAGATTGGACAATAAATGTAAATGAATTATCAGAACCTATTCGCGGTAGGGTAATTAAGCTTGGATTATTTAGAATATTACATAAATACGGAGGTGTATTAATGCCAAATAGTATGTTAATGTTGCGAGATTTCAAGTATTATCACGATAGATATTTAGGTGCAAATGGATGTTATTTTGGCGAATTCGTGTGTAGAAATATAACATCAAGTATCAAAGAAACATTTCCAGATAATAAACTATTTGGTTGTACAAAGAAAAATATAAATATGAAAGAATTATGTAATTATATGGAAAAAATTATATCAACTGACAACACATCTGAAACAGATTTCAATGGTAATTTGGACAGATTTGTGTTTAAATTAATAAATAGACAGGCTATAAATAAGATACCCGGAAATTTATTGGGAACTAAAACGGCAAATGGCGATATAATTATTATTGATGATTTATTGGGTAATAACAAAATAGAGTTTGATAAAACGGCATTTGGTATATATTTGCCAGATGATGAGATATTAAAAAGAAAAAAGTATGGTTGGTTTGCAAGATCAAATAAAGTACAAATATTATCTAGTAATACGAATGTTGGTAAGATGTTCGCGTTAAGTTACAATCATTGATATATCGTTATTTGATATATCTCCATTATATTCGTTAATTGATTGAATAATTTCATCATCTAAATAGATTATGTAATTAATTGTGTATTTTGATTTATTATAAATAATTTTTGAAGTATATGGGATATATAAACTATTTAATATTTGTCTTATAATTGTTAAAGTATTTTTATATGAAACGGCTCTTTTAATGTAGAATTGTTTTGATTTGTGATAATATTCTTGTAATTCTAATAAAAATGGTTCTAGTAAATTATTATACATTAATTTTTTATAGGTAATTGGTGAAAAAATATATTCTGATTTTTTTTCAGTTGTGCAATATTTTAATAAAATATTGCCAAATTTATTTATATTATATATTTTTTTAAAATTTTGACTCATTATTTAAATATATAAATGTATTTATAATATTTTTTTAATTAAATTGTTTGTAAAAAATGTTAATTCTATTTTATTTTCGTGAATTTTATAAAAAATTGCTATATATTTACATATAAATTTTATAATTTTATATTTTTGTTCTTCTTCTAAAATATCAGTTATTTTAATAAAAGAGAAATAATTATCTAAGATATCCAATACGGAATAACCTTTATCGTATATTTTAAACATAATTTTGATAGATTTTTTATAATCTTTTTCTTTATACCAACAATTTGTGTAATTTTGAAGTTCTAAATAGTTAATATTGCAACATAATTCTTTTGCGTGTTGTAATGTAATTTTATTATCAAATAATTTAAATTTTTGTAAAAAAATTAATAACTTTTGAAATGAATTTTCGCAAATATTAAATAAGAATTTTTTTGCATCGTCGTCAATAATAATATGTTCTTCTTTTTCAATAAAATTTGAGAATTTTTTTAATAATTTTAAATTAATTTTATTCAATTGGATTATGATGCTGCGCGACTGTATGTTATCAATAACTTTTTGTATATTGGTACAAGAAATTAAGAAATGTACGTTATGACTATATTTATCCATACAATTTCTGAATACTTGTTGACTTTGTTCATTTATATAATCAATATCATCAAGAATTATAAACTTTTTTTTTAGTGGATTAGAACATTTAGTTTGGCAAAATGTTTTAAGATTATTTCTATAATAATTAATACCCTGTTCTTTAAGACTATTTATATAAAGGACATCATATTTAGAAGGTTTTGTTGTATTGTAATATTCATTGATAGTTGCAGTAATTAATGACGTTTTTCCAACACCCTGCTCTCCTATAAATAAAATATTTAAATTGTCCATATTTTGCAATGTGTTTAATAAATTTATATATTCATCGTCAATGATAAAATCTTTATAATGAGTTGGTTTATATTTTTTTAAAAATGACATTTAATTAATTACGTAAATTTGTATTTAAGTTTTTCTTAATTGATAAATATATATGGATTTATATAAAATTTTGGATGTAAATAAACAAGCATCTTCGGATGAGATTAGAAAGGCATTTAGAAAATTATCATTAAAACATCACCCTGATCGCGGTGGCGATGAAGAAGAATTTAAAAAATTGAATAGGGCTTTTGAAATATTAAGTGATCCGCAAAAAAAAAATGAGTATGATATGAAACAAAATAGTCCTTTTAAATCAGCAAATACAAATATTTTTAGCGATGATATGGGTGGAATGGGTGGTGGAATGGGCGGTGGAATGGGCGGTGGAATGGGCGGTGGAATGCCAGATTTGTTTAAAATGTTTTTTAACGGCGCGCCAATGGGTTTTGAAAATATGCATAATATGCATAATATGTCCGGTGGGCCAAATATAAGAATATTTAGAAATGGTAGACCTGTGTATCAAAATAATAATGTAAAACCACCACCTATCACAAAAACATTAATTATAAACTTGGATGAGGCGTATGATGGTGTTGTTAAACCATTGGAAATTGAAAAATGGATAATTCACGATAATATAAAAAAAATGGAAAAGGAAACATTATATGTTGATATCCCAAAGGGCATTGATAATAATGAGATAATTATAATGAAAGATAAAGGTAATGTAAATACTCATAATATTCACGGGGATATAAAGATACAAATAAAAATAAAAAATAATTCAATATTTATTAGACAGGGTTTGGATTTATTGGTTAAAAAAAAGGTTTCGTTGAAGGAAGCATTGGTTGGGTTAAAATTTGAAATTAAACATTTAAATAAAAAATCGTATATGATTAATAATTTTAATAGTAATGTTATAACGCCAAATTTTAAAAGTGTAATAGCGAATATGGGTATGAAGCGTGGAGATAATGTTGGTAGAATGGTTATACTATTTGAGATTGAATTTCCGAAAACTCTCTCAGACGAACAAAAGGAACAATTAAATAATATATTATAATATATCCCCTATATATAAATGGGAAGTTGTTCAGCTAATAATGATGAAAATTTTGCAAATGTACCTTTAACTGGTGGACGCCGCAGGCGCCGGAGAAGTCGTGTCAAAAGAACAAAAAAAAGAAAATCCAAATCGCGTAAAAGACGCAAAAGACGCAAAACTGTGCGTAAACGCCGCAAAAGACGCAAACGCCGTTAATTTCAAATTTAAATATTTAATGAATTTTTAAATATTTATAAATTATTAAGGAATTATTACATATTTAAGGATCTTTTTAACGGAATATTTTATCATTCATACATCTGTGTATTTTTTGATAATCTGATATTTTAGCAAAGTCAAAATATATAACATTTATGTCATCCAAATCATTTTTGCGTTTTATTATCAACCCGTGTTCTTTTAATACATTTGCTTTTTTTATTTTTAAAAATATATTGACAACATTATGGTTTAATACAATATAATTTACTTGTTTAATTATCTCTTCTTTATTTTTTTCAGGTATTTTAAAATCAATTTTTAAAATACGTTGTGTTCTCCAATCCATATTTACGTGAGCGTTTAAATCTGGAACAGCTTTTTCCAAATCAAATAATAGATACCTAAATAAAGCATCTTTATCATTTCTTGTCATTTTTAAAAATACTGTTTTGATGCCAAAACTAAGCATATGTTTTTCCATAATATTTATATGGTCGGTTGTAACTGTTTCAATTTCAAGATTATTTGGACCCGATGAATTCAGAATTTTACCCGTTTGAATAAGCAAACCTTTAATATAAATATCTTTTATTTTAGTAAAAAGTGCTGTTACATCTAGTTCGTCTGGTGAAAATAAATCTAATTTTACAGAAAACGGTGGTTTTGGTTCATATTTAAAAATATCATCAATTGTAATTTTTATATTATCCATAATAATATAAAAAAATATTTTTAATTTACGAGACTCGTTTAGTTTCAATATCAGACGAAACAACATAAATGGAATTTTCCGTAATAATTATAAATTCGGTTTCAACTTTATAAATCTTGGAAATTGGACTGGTGTATTCATCGGCACTTTTAACTAAAAGTTTTTCACCACTATCTCTGACACCGATTAATACATCTTTATCACAAGAAGATGTCCAATAATCAAACATAATAGGTTTGTCCTCAACGATACCTAGTTTAGCACAATGCTGTAAAGTAACCCCTTGTGGGAGTCTGTAATTTTCATTTGATTGTTCGGAAGAATTTTCTTCAGTCATTTTATAGTATTTTATTTATTTTCTTCTTTAAATACTTATTTATTTAATAACACAAAAAATGATATTAAATAATAATTAAAGTATTTTATAAAATAATGAATAAACCAAATAAAAATATTTTAAATGTCAATAATTATAATAGCAAATTGGAAAATAATGAACTCATTATGCAAGAATATAATGTTTTAATAAATGAATATTTATCGCATATATCAAAACAATTATTAATTAAAGATAATATTCATTATCTATTTGTAATTAATCGCGGGATTGATTTATTGAAAAATATATTTATAATATTATTGCATTATACAAAAAATTTAGAACTAGTTATTCACCATTTAAGAAAAAGCTATCTTTATTATACAGAATTCATAGGTCAAGTTGGCGAAGATAGTAATTCATTTTTACAATTGAATTCAAAAGACGCTTGTTTATTTGTATATAAAAAGACAATTTATGATATAAACGAAGATTTTAAGAAAAAATATGAATTAACGGAGGATGAGAAGAAACAATTTTTTGATTTGAAAGAAAATATATATTTATATACTCAAATTATTAAGATTTTTTGTAAAAATTATATTGATGGTGATAATATTTTTTTAAAGGATGAAAGAGATATATATATAAAAACTTTAAACAATTTTATGATTAAAATATTAAATATATTAAAAAAAATAAAGAAAGAAAATTATGAAATTATACATTTATTTATTGATTACATTGAATGTAAAAATTTTTTATTAGAAAGAAAACAGGCATTAATCTATCATTTTATAAAAAAAATGACTTTATCGGACATCAATATTGGAAAAATTTATAAATTAGCGGTGGATGATGAAAACTATGTATTATTAACTCCGATAAAATTTATAAATAAATTATTTAGAAAATAATACTATTCTTTTCCTATATTTTTTTTGTTTAACTTTAACTGGTACGGTTTTTAATTCTGATTTTATTTCTTCGCAATTATCTTTTAATAATTGTATGATGAATTCATATATTTTATTCAGTGTACTTTCAGAACAATTTCCAACGACCAACACGCTTCCTGTTCTAAAAATCATAAACGATACAATCTCGCATATATTATTTTTTTTATTTTTTTTATTTAAGGTGCATTTTTTTTCGCAATCACATACACCCGATATATTATCGCTATTACTATTATAAAAGAATTTACATTGTATTCCCGGGTATGAACAGGGGTCAAATAATGAATGAATATTATATTTATATTTTAAGATTTGATATAAAATTGTTCTTTTAATATAAAAATTACAGGAGAAATTAGAATTTATTAGAACTGTTTGTATTTTATTTTTTAGGTATTTTATGGGTTTTTCCACTAGTTTATTTACAAGTGTAATAAATACATTTAAAGCCATATCCAATGTTTCAATATTTTGAATTCCCGGTATTTCCAATTTTCCAGTATTAAATACTTTAATATTAATTTCTTTAAATTCGCCTTTATAGAATATTCTTACGATAACGGCGAAACAATTATAAAACGCGCTCTTTTTCTTTTTCCGGAAGTTAATTAAATCTTTTTTACTAATTCCGATTGTTACTTTGCGTATATCTTTAAATGTTAGATTTTCACCGGTAATAACGTTCACTTTTGAAATCACATCTACGCAAATATTATCTTGTTTTTCTATATTTTCTTCCAATTTATCTACTTCTTCGGGCGTTATTGAATTAATTTTCATTATCTTTTTTATAATGCCTTCTTTCGGTTCTTTGTAATCTATTATGGGTATTTTCCAAAAAATTGCATTTAAATCTATATGTTGATCTAAAAAACCTATTTTTGTTTGCGTTGATATATATAAGTCTGTAAATTCGGGTACAAATGTATCTTTTTTATTATTATTAATTTTATTATTTTGTAATGATTTATTATCAATTATAAAATCTTTCCATTCATCATTGACATCTGTCATCTTTTAAATAGTTAAATTATATTATTTAAATATGTTATTTAAATAATAATTTTATATCAATTTTATTTTTATATTTAGGAAAATTTTATTTAAAAGGATGCTCTTATTTTTTTATCTAACAACTATCTATGATGTCCTTTAAAAAAAAGGAAAAGAAGCAACAATTAAAAGAAATAGAAAATGAATATAGTATAAAAAAGCAAAATTTTAACCCGATATCTCCTTCGCCAAATAAATTTATTAAAAATTTGGAAATAAGAATGAAAATGTATTATAAAGAATCGTATAAATCGTATAAATGATTTATGAAAAAAGATAAATAAATATCAATATTTATTTGTTCATTGTGTATAATAATTTCAAGATATGTTAACCAATTGCTATTTAAGCAATATTCTTTATTTTCAATAATATAAAATATGAAATATTTTACAAATTCATAGATGGAAATATAGTTTGATTCGCAATAATTATTTATAAATGGTTCAATTTTATCTTTGGTGTTGGATTTAAATAATAGTATAAGATCTTCAAGTGTTTCGTTTGTGATAATATTATTAATATTAATGTTATTATGATTAGTTTGAATATAATTAATCATACTTCGTATATCTGATTTAAACATTTTCTGTATATTTTGCAATTGTTCTTTGCTGATATTTAATGATTCGGCTTTAACAATATGTTTTAGAAAATGGAAAATATCTTTTTCAGGTAAATTGCAGAAACACAGCTGTATAAATTCATTTTGCAATGCTTTATCAATCTTGCTAATATAATTACATATTAAGCAAAAACGTATATCGTCGGAGTATTGTTGTATAAGATACCGCAATGCTTGTTGTGCATTTTTTGTCATATAATCAACTTCGTCTAAGATAACGAATTTGAGACCGTTTCCGAAGAGAGATTTTGTGTTTACAAATTGGTTGATTTGATTGCGAATAACGTCAATACCGCGATCATCCGAAGCGTTTAGGTGTATTTTCAATCCCTTTATATTTGGATAATATTTATTATGATATTCTTTAATGAGATTTATTATTGTGGTTGTTTTACCTGTCCCAGGGGGTCCATAAAAAATGAGATTGGGAAAGTTTTTTTGTTTGATGATATTTTTAAGTAGTGTTTTGTTTGTTTTTTCAAGAACAATATCTTTAAATTTGGTGGGCCTATATTTTTCAATCCACGGTTTATGATCCATTAATATTGATTGTTGTAATTTATTTTTTAAATATTTTTTCTGAGAGAAAGATATATTTAAAAGTAATAAAAATAATATTGGAATATTCTAATAACTATGTCTGGGTATTTAGAAATTATTTTAGGTTCAATGTTTGCAGGAAAAACGACGAAATTGATAGAAAAGTATCGCGAATGTATCTTTCTCTCAAAGAAAGTTTGTGTAATCAATTATGAGGAGGATAAAAGATATGACAGTGAGAAATTATCGTCGCATAATTTGGTGAAAATAGATTCTATTAATTTAAGACAACTTGCAGATATATTTAAAAATAAAGAAAATTTAGACGCTGAGGTATTTTTAATTAATGAGGGGCAATTTTTTGATGATTTAGATAGTGTAGTTATAAACTTGGTAGAAAATATGAATAAAAGTGTTTATATTTATGGATTGGATGGTGATTATAAACGAAAAAAGTTTGGAAAAATATTGGATTTGATACCGTTGTGTAATAAGGTGGAAAAATTGACAGCTTTATGCAATATTTGCAGGGATGGAACGAAAGGGTATTTTACAAAGAGAGTAACGAATGATACATCGCAAAAATTAATAGGAGTTAATAATCATATAGCTGTATGTAGAATGTGTTATAATGAATAAAATAATAATTTAAAATTATGTTATTATTTTATATAAATGAGCTGGACACATTTATTAACTCATTTTTTTAATGATAAAGCGAAATGGGAATTATTAGTAGGAAAAAAAGGATTGGATGAGGATGGTGATGAATATAAATCAAAAATAATAAATGAAATAATAACCATTTCAAGACAATTCAAACAGCCTATTCATTTAAAATTAATTGGTAGTCCAACATATCTCAAATCGTTTAATACGGGTTATTTTACTGATGATTTTTTTAAAAAATTTACAGGGTTAACGTTTCACGATAAAACTGGTATTTTAGAAATTGATAATAATGCGGGTGAGAAGGATAATGCGGGTGAGAAGGATAATGCGGGTGAGAAGGATAATGCGGGTGAGAAGGATAATGCGGGTGAGAAGGATAATGCGGGTGAGAAGGATGAGGCAGTTAAATCAGTAAGTGAAGCAGCAGCATCAGGCCGATGCCAGAAGTGCAAAATAGAAGCAGCAAGTGACAATCCTTACGATGTTTTGGGCGTTCCTTCTGGTAAACCATTCGATCAATATAAGAAGGCATACTATAAGCTGTCCCAAAAGTTTCATCCAGATCATAATAAAGACTGTTATAAAGCGTGCACGGATAAAATGGCGGATGTCAATCTTGCTTTTGATAAATTAAAAGGTATAAAAGAAGAAGCAGAAACAAAAGCAGAAACAAAAGCAGAAACAAAAGCAGCAACAATGATTCAATCAAAATTTCGCGGCAATAAAGCGCGTCAAAAAGTTGAAAATTTAAGAAAGGTAAAGCAAGAAATTGAAGTTAAAGCAGCAGAAACAAAAGAAGCAGAAACAAAAGAAGCAGAAACAAAAGAAGCAGAAACAAAAGCAGCAACAAAACTCCAAGCAATTTTTCGCGGCAATAAAGCGCGTGAACAAGTTGAAAATTTAAGAAAGGAAAAGGAAAAAATTACAGCTAAAGTAGACGAGCTAATTGGATTGGAAAAAAGTATGAAAAGTTCTAAAGATGATATAAAACAATTAGAGACTAATTTAGAAAATTTTAAGAATAAAACAAGCGATTTGGGTGAAAATGCGGAAGACATTAAAAAATTATATAATGATAGATCCGAACAAAAATCAATTGAAGAAACATCAGAATTGTATGCAGCAAAAATTAGAAAATATGCAAAAGATATTATATCTAAAATTGAGGAAAAAATGGGAGAGATAGAATCACCAACAAGTGATGAAACATTCGCAAAAAATACACCGTGGAGTGAAATAGTTGGCAAGGATAATTCAACGGATATCAAAGAAGAAATTAAACAATTATTAACGGAGATTGAACAATTTAAAGCATATGCCGATAAGGGAACAATGGCTGAAATAACAAAAATAGAAAACAAATTTAAAACAATAAATCCTAAAGATGAAAATAAAATTATAAAACAAGCAAGAGAATTTGTAAAAACAGAGAAATATGAAAAAGAGCGAGATAGAAATCAAAAAAAACTAGATAGTGAAGATGATGACAAAGATGATGATGACAAAGATGATTATGGACATACTCATTTTGTTGGTGATGGTAATGCAAGAAGTGATAAAAATTTGAAAGATTTCATAAAAAAATGGAATAAATTTGTACGACAATTTGGTTCTCAAATAGTATTTTTTGCATCTGCCGCACAATGCCCAAGAAAAACAGAATGTTGGACAAGCAATGATTACATAACTATGAAAAATATATGGAATGGAGAAGATAAATTTAATGATGTTATTAAACCATTTAGTGGAAGTATATCAAATCCATTTGATATTGATAATGTGGAAGAGATAAACCATTCTTCTGATATAGTAGATAAATCATTAGAAAAAGCTAGAAGCAATTTAGATTGTATCATTGCTGATCAAATAAATGATTTAGATGACAGCGACCAAACGTTTATACTCGGTGTTACAGGCGCTAGTGGAACCGGAAAAACATTTGTAGCATATAAAAGAGGTGTGGAAGTGAAAGAAGAAGGGCAAGAAAAAAAAACAGGCGAGACCTCAGAAAAAAAAGAGCCAAAAAATTTATTAAAAACAATTTTTGATATTTTAATTGAAAAAAGTAAACCAAAAACAGGAGAAAATCAAACAGGAGAAAATCAAATTACGATTAAATTAGATTTTTCACTAATACACGCATGGACAGAACACTCAACGATAAAAGATTTTATTTATGACAAAACAGGGCAGCCGAGGAGTTTTGGTAACACTCCTAAATATGAATTTAAACACCCCGAGCGAGAAAATGTTATTACAAGTGAATATAAAATAAATTTAAAAGAAGACAATTCAAAAGAAATATTAAAAGAAATGAATACATTTATTGAAGTTATTAACAAATTTAGGATTAAATTTGATTCTAGAACATTAGCAAAGAATTGGTTAAAAAAAATATGTAAAGATTCATATGAAATAAATTTTTTTAATGGTTATGATACAGAACATTTTATAAAAGAAGGAAATCGTGGAAATGAAAATTCCAGTAGAGATGCATTAATAACTCGTTTATTAATTCAAATACCGGGAAAAGCAAATATATATTCTATTTATATTATTGATCCGCCAGGATCAGAAAAATTATATGTTGAAAATGATGATATAGGTAAAGTTATAAATAGTGTCGTAGCAAAGAAAGAAGAAAATTCTGAGTTTTGGAACAATTTAAACGGAAAAACAAATGCAAAAAATTTATATGATAAAATATTGACGCATTGGAGTAAATATCCGTTATCGCCGATTCAAAATAATAATGGAAACATCGAAGAGAAGCCCGCGTCTCCCAATCCATCTGAAGATATTTTGAAAGAATCTAGATTTATCAATATATCATTATTTGCTTTAAAATTGTATATGACAAATGGTTTTGATTATAGAGTAAAAGAAAAATATAATGAATGGCAAACGAATGAGAAACTTAAAATATTTAATTATTTAAAAACCCAAAAGAATCCAGAAGAAGGGGAAAAAGCGGCAGAGGCGCCGGCTGCAGAAGCAGAGGCACCGCCAGCAGAGGCAGAGGCGCCGGCTACAGAAGCAAAAAAATTAACTTATCGTATTTTTTATGATTATCTTCCAAAAACTCCTCAAGGTATGACGTATGGAATGTTATTTGCGAAAATTGAAGATTTTGATAAATTTAATAAAAAATTTCAAAAAGCTTCAAACCTGTCTACTGCCAAAAATTCATTTGAAGATATAAACAACTCAAGAAACCTTGATGATGATGAAAAGACTTGGCAAGAGGCAGCTTTTAATAAATTGGGAGCATACAAATCAAAAAAAGGAACCGATCATAGAAAAAAATATATGAAGGGTGTCATTGATTTGAATATGAGCAAAACCAATAAAAAAAAGCTTGATATAATCAAAAATATATCTGAAAAATTCGTAGATTATATAAAATCTCTTTCGTATACAACGCCAATAAAATATTTTCAAAATAATTTAACATTTATAAATAGATTTGAGAAAAAAAAAAATAATACTGAACGAAACCCTTTACTTGTTGATTCATTTTTTAAGAAAGAAAAATATATAAAAGAATTTATGACCAATGCCGAAGCTACAAAAATTCAACTATTCATTAATAAAGACTTTTCAAATGTTTATATTTACAATAAAAATTCGATAAAAGAACGACCGATGGAACCTGCACAAACTCTTAATATAGTGGAAGAGGGTAAGGTATATACATTAAATCCAAATATAAAAAATATTACATATGATATTGGAGATAGAAAGGTCAAAGAAAATCCCGGGAAACCAAAATCTGAATTTATTTCGACCATCTCTGAAAAGTACAATAAAGACAACACAGATATATATGATTTAAGTGATTCTAATGAGAATCAAAAAGATAATATAATATTCAAAAGAGAAGGAAGTGGGTTTTACCACGATTTTTTTAAAGAACCATTGATTTTTTTAAATAATCAAGAAAATAAAGAAAATTTTTTAGAGACGGAACATAATTATTTAAATATGGCAAAATTATTATTTTATATTGGCAAAATTAAAAAAGGGGAGAAAGAAAGAAAGAAAGTTATTAGAATGCTTGTATACACATTAGATGTAAGATTTACAGACAATCAAAGAAATGGAGAGGATGCTACTGCCCAAAATGTTTCAGATAGAGTTGATGTCTTAAAAAAAGAAATATTAAATACATTATTTTTCCATACCATTGCTAATGATGAGAAGGATACATATGCAGCGTCGCTTGAGAGTCAACAAAAATCCGACATTTACCGGTACCAGGAGAGATCAGTCCCCATGGGAGGAAGAAGAACAAAAAGAACAAGAAGGAAGAAAAAAAGAGGAGGAAAAAGAACAAGAAAAAACAATAAATAAAAAGTATTTAAAATAAATATTGAATAAATCAATATAAATATCATTATGCCACCAAAAAAAAGAGGAAGAAAGCCAAAGAAAAAGACCGAAAATAAAGAAAAACCACCACCCAAGAAGCGTGGGAGGAAGCCAAAGGGAGGTAAGATAATGACAGTTGAATCAAAAAAAAAGAAAATAGAAAAATATACACCCAATATTATTATGCATTTGAAAGTATCTAGTATTGATAATACAGCGGGTAACATCACGAGTTTAAAATACGAACCGAATCTTGAAAACCCAGAAGCCTATAATATGGACCAATCAAATTTAAAATATCACAGCATAGAATCCGAGAAAAAAACACCATATAAAAATATTCCACAACCGGTTGAAAATTCCAAACAATGTAGTGATGAACCAATTAATATTAAAGATGTGTGGGTGAAATTAAATGAATTAAAATATAAATTAAAAACAAAAAATATTTCAGATAAAAATTGCAATTGTTTTTGGTGTACATATCCGTTTGACAATCCAGCAATCCATATACCAAAACATTATGTAGAAGATAAAATTGAAGTATATGGGTGTTTCTGCAGCCCAGAATGCGCCGTATCTTATTTAAAAAATGAGAATTTAGATTCATCAACAATGTGGGATAGATATTCGCTATTGAATAATATTTATGGAAAAATTTATAATTATGAAAAAAATATCAAACCAGCACCGTCACCTTTTTATACATTGGAAAATTATTATGGTAATTTAAGTATACAAGAATATAGGAAATTGCTTACAAATAATAGATTGATTATGGTGGTTGATAAACCAATGGCGAAAATGTTACCGGAAATTTATGAAGAAAACAATGAGATACCGGATGTTATGAATAATATATTATCTAATAAAACAAATAACATTGGAAGCAAATATAAATTAAAAAGTAAAGAAAAATTTAAAACAAAGACAGATATATTGAAAAACAATTTTGGCGTTTTTTAAGAAATAGTTATATTAGCCATTTCTTAAAATTATAATTTGATTTCTTCTGGTAATGATTCATCTAATGATTCATCCAATGATTCATCTAATTTTTGCGCCTTTTTTTGCGCCAAATTTTGTGCCTCTAATTTTTCTTTTAAAAGTTGTTGTTGCAGCAAATGTTTGTTTAATTCACTAAGTTCTTCTTCTTTTTTTAAATAATCCCTATATTTTTTATATTGATCGTGGTTTTTATTTTGAATATCTTTAAAATTTCGCAATTCTTTCATAATGGATTGATTTACAGAAACGACTTTATTTTTTTCTTTTTTTATTTGTTTTTCTTTTTCCTGAAATGTTGGATTTAAAAATTCTTTAATAACTTTAATAAAATCATATTTCCATTCTTTTAATTTATTTTCGGCTGTGTCATAATCATAATTTGTTTGTGAAATTATAATTTTTATTTGCGCGTCCTTTTGAATTTGATTCATATATATCTTTCAGATATATTTTAAAAAAGGATATTAAACGGAATATAATAATTATTATATTAATGGAAAGTTTAAGTAGCGTAAGTATTGATAATATTGTAAATGAAATTTCAACAGTACTAAGTAAACATTTATTATCTGTATCATCAGCTGTAAATAAATTTCAAGAAGAACAAAATGATCTTGAAACAATATTATTAGAAATACCTTATGTTAAAAAATTAAAAATTGATAATGATGAGTTAAAAAACGAAAATATTAAATTAAAAAATGAATTATCTAAATATAGGGAAACTAAAATGGAACCAATGGAAACTAAAATGGAAACTAAAATGGAAACTAAAATGGAAACTAAAATGGAAACTAAAATGGAAACTAAAATTAAATTAGTAGTTTTGGAGAAGACGGACAATAATAATATAATTAGCGAAGAAGATATTGTTAAAGAAATAGAAAATGATTTAGAATTGAAGAGGAAAAAACAAATTGACAATATGAAATCGGCAATGGGTTCATTTAATTTACACAATTTTATGGATGATGATGATGATGACGACGATGACGACGATGATGACAATGATGACGACAATGATGACGGCAATGATGACAATGATGACGGCAATGAAGATGACAATGATGACAACAATGACGACGATCCTATGATGAAACAATATATGTTTTTTTCAAAAAATGATGAAGAGTTGGGACCAGCTGAAATTGCAAGAAATAATGAAGATTCAAATGAAGATTCAAATGAAAAACCTGGTTATTTACAAGGCGCATTGCTTTTACAAAAAAACAATATTGATACCATTGACGACGGTTCTTCTACCGAAGAAGAAGCAGTTGAAGAAGAGGACGAAGAGGAAGAAGATGAAGAAGATGAAGAAGAGGAAGAAGAGGAAGAAGAAGATTTAGAAATGCGCGGAAAGAAGAAACAGGATAAAGAAGATGAGGATAAAGAAGATGAGGATAAAGAAGATGAGGATAAAGAATATGAGAAGGAGAAAGATGCAGTTGAAGTTGAAGAAGACGAAGAAGACGAAGAGGAAGAAGACGAAGAGGAAGAAGATGAAGAAGAAGATTTAGAAATGCGCGGAAAGAAGAAACAGGATAAAGAAGATGAGGATAAAGAATATGAGGAGAAAGATGCAGTTGAAGATGCAGTGGAAGAAGAGGAAGAAGAAGTTGAAGAAATAGAAGTGAATGGTGAAAAATATTATGGAAATGATAATAAAGTTGGCGATATATATGAATATTTAGAAGACGGTGAGGTTGGCGATACTATAGGGCATTATGTTAACAAAAAGCCAATTATTTTTTAATAAGAAACGAATAATTTATATATTAATAATATATAAATTATGATGGGCTCAATTTGCACACCGGCATTAATATATTTAATTTTTTCAATATCGCAAGTTTTAATAGATACGGTTAAAGGGTTTTTTAATACAGCATTGGTTAAAATAATATTAACAATTGTTTTTACGTTTATACTTAATTATTTATGTAACGCAGGTTTAGGAATTTTATCTTGGATAATCGTTTTTATTCCATTTATTCTGATGACGGTAATAGTTACATTATTATTATTTGTGTTCAATTTAGATCCAAAATCAGGAAGAATGGTAAATGTAAATAAATCTGATGAAAATATCAGACGCGATTTGGTTTTATATCACGAGCACACTGGTACACACGATGGGAAATCAGATTGTCAAAAATGCAAAAATAAAAAGCAAAGAAAAAAACCATTTTATAAATTAAAATTGGATGAGATGGATTCGGAATATAGCGGTACGAATGTTAATATGCCACATATTAGAGATCAACGTTTGGCAAAATATGTTTAAATAAATATATTTAAATATTTAATATTTATAATTATTATAAAATGTTTTCATTCTTATATTATGTGACTATTATTTACTGTTCTGTGTTTTTTCTATCAATATTGGATAAAATAAACAAGGGAAAAATTAAAAATAAAGATGATTTAAAAAAATTAATAATGAGTAAATGTTTTATTATTTTATCAAAGTATCACAAAATAAAACGCATTTCAAATGAAACATATAGAAAATGTCTTACGTATAATAAATTAAATAAAGAATCGGAGGAAGAAATAAATTTATACGTATATTCCAATAATAAAAAGATTGATTTAAAAATGACAATTCAAAATAATAAAATAAAACTGAATGATGAAATTCCAGATGAAATTCTAGATGAAAATGTTGAGGATGTGAAATTATATATGAAATATAAATCATTTTTCAAAGAAATGAATGATGTTAACTTAAATGATTTAAAGAATACATTTGAAAAATTGCCCGAAGAAATTGAAAATTTTATGAATGATAAATTTTTAATTGATGACAAGTTGTTTTTGAATATAGAACTTGTAAATGGGAGAAATAGCGAAACGTTGGATTTGACAAATATTGTACAAAAATATTTTGTTGAAGGTAACATAATTTTCACGAAACAATTTTTAGAATATATTTTAAAATATGATTTTAATGAGAAATTAAATTATAATTATTCTTTAAATATAATGACTAAGGATGTTGAAATGTTGCGATTATCAAATACACAAAAGATTAAAATTACAAAAACAGACCAAGATAAATTAACACACGAAATATTAAACTAACCATAGAAGTATTAATAAAAAATATTAAAGAAAAATAAATAATATTTATTATAATGGAGCATTCCCAAATGGAAAACTCTGAAGAAAAACATATCTTATATGATAAATGGGTTTTATGGGCGCATTTACCACATGACACTAATTGGTCATTAAAAAGTTATATAAAGATATGTAAGATTCAATCGGCGGAAGACATTATTGCATTAAATAATAGTTTACCGGATCAATTAATTAAGAATTGTATGTTATTTTTGATGAGAAAAGATATATTGCCTATGTGGGAGGATCCAAAAAATTGCGAAGGGGGGTGTTTTTCATTTAAAATTTCAAATAAGAATATAGCTTCTGTTTGGAAAAGTATATCTTACCTGTTAACGGGTGATACATTATCAAAAGATCAAGAATTATTAAATAGTATTACTGGAATTACGGTTTCACCAAAAAAATCGTTCTGTATTTTAAAAATATGGTTATCCACATTAAAATATCAAAATGTAAAGAAAATCAATGAAATTGAAAATTTACCATTTCATGGATGTATATTTAAAAAACATAAACCTGATTATTAAAATAATTATATATAAAATAATTATATATAATATAATGACAGCATTAGCAAGTTTATTTGATGTTGGACATATTAGATTTGAAAAAATATTAGATATGGGACAAAGTGCCGTAGAGGTTGGGCTTTTCTCATTACCAATTGCAAGTATATTTAATAAATTGTCATTTGTTTTACAAAAAAGTGATGCAAAAATAATAATATTTGCAAAAATTCTAATAGAAACGATAATAATTGTAATATTAATTTATTATATAAGAAAAGTGACAAATATAATACCGTTTATGTTTCATTATACCGATAAATACAAACTAAATAGGAAATCTAAAGATGGAGAAACTATGATAGGTACCACCGTCGCATTTGCATTAATATTTTTAACACTTGTTACAAAAACAAAAGAAAAAATAGTATTTTTATCAAATCATATACAAAACAATGTGTTATAAATCAAATTTTTTTTTAAAAAAATCTATTAATATGAATATTAATAAATTTTATCATAGATATTTATTAATCTTACTTTCGCCATTATTTATTTATTTTGGTATAAACCAAATGTTTTTTCCAATAAATATTTTATTTATAATGATTGGAATACTTATTATTTATTTGGGTAATAATAAATATGAAAAAACAAAAGAAATGATCTATTTATTTGATATAATAATATTGGGTCCTTTATTATTTATAATAGGTATTACAAAAAATAAATATGATCATTTAAAAAATTTATTATGTGTTATAGGATTTTCTATAATTTTATATAATACTAGATCAATATTTATTAATTCGTTAAGGCGGTAGTGGCGCCAAACATAATTTGATATCTCCCAAACTTGCAACTGAATATTTGACAATAAGCGGAAGATCATTTTCAAGATACATTTCAATAGAATTGCAAAGATTGGTACATTTAATAAAGTATCCGAGATTTTTAAGAGAAAATTCCCCCTGTATAATAGTACTATCATTTTGCTTTTGTATAAATTCTGTAACACCGTCCATTTCAGTGCGACTTAATTCGCAATTTGCAAAAGGACCTTGGCATTTAAAAATAAGTTCATTCCCAACTGATTTTATTTCCAATCTTTCGGAAATATTGGAAAGGTCGCGAATAATTTTTTGAAAATCACTGGATGGTAAATTAATAACCGAAGAAAATTGTACACTTGGTAATTCAAGTTCTTCTTCATCTGGTTCTATTAATTTTAGTTTTTGGTTTTTAGATTGTTGAATATTACCATTTTCAAATTTTAATCCAAGATAGTTTACAATTCCATCGGAATATTCAGATTCTTCAATATAAATAGTTAATGTATCATCGTTATCAATTGAATTAATTAATTTGAAAAGCTGAAACATATTAACACCTATAACAATTTTTGGATACTTGCAATAATAATATTCAAATTTTTCCGCATCGAGAAATAAATGTGCCAAAATAGTATGCGATTTATCCATATTTATAATACGCATACCATCTTTTTGAAAAGTTATATTTGTTTCAAGCAATATATCTTTTAATGCCGTCATTAATGTTCTGAATGGGGCTATCTGAACTGTTTTTATTTCTAACACATTTTTTGAACTCATATATTAAATTTTTGAATATAATCTTTAAATACTAATATGTAGAAAAAACTTATAAAATGCGTTTAAAATAAAATAAACAAATATTATATTATGAATAAATCTGTACAACAGCTGCTAAATCTGTTTGAAGAAAATAAACATAACAAAGAAGTGTGTGATAAAATTACAAGTTTTATTTGCAATAGATTGCCAATAGAGATTGTGTGTTGGAAAAAAGAATTAGATAAGAATAAAATAAAAATGGAACAAACAAATTTTATTAATTGTTTTTTAAACGATGAACAATATTATTATATAAAAGAGACCAATACTTATATAAAATATGATAATTTGAATTATTCTTTAATAAGCGAGGACGAATTATTATATTTCATATTAAGCGCGGTCTCAAAAAATAAATTATTATTGTCCAAAAAACAAATGATAAAAGATATAATTATTAAAGATATAAAATTAAATGTGTTTGGGTCTGGAATCCCAGAATCAAACACGATACAAAATATTATTAACTATCTTTATCCTGTTTTATTTAAAACAAAATCGGAAGCTAAGTATTTTTTGTGTATATTGGGTGATAATATTTTAAAAAAGGAAAGCAAAACATCTTATATTACAAGAAGTTCATATAAAATTTTTTTAGAGCATATTAACAATTGTTTTAAAGATTATTATAATTATGACATAATCAACAATATTTATTATGATATAAAAAAAATAACAGAATTGGACAATGCGAGAATTTTAGACTTTAAAGAATCTATTAAAAATAAAGGGTTTTGGCAGCATTTCTTAGATCAAAATGTATTAAACATTGTTTCAATCGCGATACATTATTCACAACGATATGATAATTCGGAAGAATATTTGCAAGATAAGATTGAAGATAAAAATAAAATATTATATTTTAAAAACAATACAAAAAAGGATATTTTAGAAAAGTTTATATACAAATATATTGTTGAAGATGAGGCTGAGAAAATAACTGAAAATGAATTGTACTATATATGGAAATTATTTTTAATAGAAGAAAATATTCCTTGCATTTTTGATTTGAACGACCATTTTTTTAAAGCATTCAATGAAACTTATACAAAAATTAAACATAAAAATAATAATTATTTGAATATTTTCTCAGAAAAGCTTTTGATCGCGCGCCAATTTAATTCTTTTTGGAAAGAATGTATGAAAGAAGATAAGAATGAAATGATTGAAATAAGTGAGATCTTTTATTTCTTTAAAGAAAATAATAAAAATTCTTCCGAGGGAGAAATAATGTTTTTGATTGAATATTTCTACCCATATATTAAGATAACTAATAATAAATATATTATAAATCACAGCTGCGTATTATGGAACAAGAAAGAAACGATTAAAAATGCAATTGAAGAAATTAAAAAAAAATGCGATTTAAACGAAATAACAAATATAAATTTGTATAAAAAATATTGTCAACATTTGAAAGACGAAAAAAATGAATTAGTTGTGAATAAAACTTATTTTATGGATGTAATTAAAGAAGTGAAAAAATAATATAATGTTTTAGGATAAAACAATATCTTCAAAATAATTTTTTTTTGGTTTGAAATTAAATATATTATATGAATGCTTTACCAAATTTAATAGTAGTACTTAAAAATGGATTGAAACTTGCCACCACCCAAATAAAAACAAAAATGGACATCAATTCTGAGCAGATGTTTTCGTGCAGAAAGCTTAAGAGGGCAAGAGGAAGTAAAACTTCATAAGGAGATGGTTTTTACTTAGTTACAGAAGCTGTAGCGTCCTACTGTACTAAAAGTGTACTCTCTGCGGTAACCTACTTGGGCGTTGGTCTGGTTCAAAATCTTTATTCAAATCTATATTTTTCTCTTTGTTTTTCTTTTGCGCATTGTTTTGCGCGATTTTCTTTTTCTTCTTTTCTTTTTACGGCGAGTTTTTTTCCTTCCCGCTATTATTTCTCCCGTGGTCTTCATCGCTGTTTTTTGCGTATTCTTCATCGCTGTTTGTTGCGTATTCTTCCTCGCTGTTTTTCGCCTCTTCTTCATCGCTGTTTTTTGCGTATTCTTCATCGCTGTTTTTCGCCTCTTCTTCTTCGTCGCCTTTTCCCTCGCTTTTTTTCGCATCTTCTCCCTCGCTTTTTTTCGCATCTTCTTCATCGCGTTTATTCTTCCATCCTCCTTCCTTCTGAGTTCATTCTTGTGTCTTTCTCCTCGCGTCAGTTTCTTTCTTGTCTCTTTCCTTCCTCGCGTATTTAAAGCTTCTTCGATTTTATGTATTGCTTGCATCTTATGTTCATCTGTATCTGGAATAAAGTTGCTAATATTAGCGAAAGGTCCTACCACCCCAGCTGCAGTATCGTATTTTACAAGTGACGAGGAAATGGTGGGAAAGTGTGTGGAGATTGCTTTCTTAATAGCTTCATCTAATAAATTACGTTTAATAGTTTTACACTTTTCCTCCCATAATTCTATATAAGACTCTACTGCCGGAATCGTATAATCTAAATCGGCGTACGGATTCATAGAGTGGTACCAATATCGGCCACTTGTGTTCATTTTTCTGTCATAATCATCATACATCTCTGTCCAGTTTGTTGGTTCCGGTGCCCCAGTAGATGAAGGTAACAAACGAAAATCATTTTTTATTTTTTGAAGCAGATCACGCTGTTGTGGTGTAGCATCACCATCTGTAAGAGGTGATAAATACGCAATAATATATAATAATCTCCTTTCTTTTTTTTTTAACAGTTTGATTTGACTGTAAAAGTGTGGAGTTCTCCGTATTCCTCCGTCATAATTTCTAAATACTTGCAATTCTTTAAGTGTTTGTAATAAAAGGTTAAATACAAAAATCATACCTTTTTTTCTAGCACTTGCATTTTCCGCTTCATTGATTATGGAAAAGGCATCTCCGTCTTCTTTTCCTATAAATTGTAAAAATTTATTATTAGCAGACCCGGGTATTCGTTTTTTAGTTATTATATTTTCTTCAGAATGCGATCTTAATCCCAAGCTTTCTAACGCTCCTTTTGGTGATTTTATAGCCCTCATTGAAAACATTGCTGGTAATATTGCTGCTACTGTCGCTGCCGCCATAGACGTATAATATATATAAATATTATTTAATCCAAAACTTATCTATTATAATATATAATGTCAGGTGGTAACATTTTTTGTGCGGGACTCGCTCTTGCAGTAGGAATTGCCTTGAAAAATTATTTCGCAGGGATGAGTAATAAAAATTTTATAAATGGCTTATATTTTATAAAATTTAATTTTTTAAGTTTATTTGAATGTTGAAAATTTAAACCAAATGAACTTTTCTTTCGGTTGATTATACTCGACCAACGAAGTTTTTGAAAAGTTAAAGACAATAGCGCTATCTCAAATAGAAAAAGCAGGCTACAACAAAGTGAAAAAATAATATAATGTTTTAGGATAAAACAATATCTTCAAAATAATTTTTTTTTGGTTTGAAATTAAATATTTATATATATTATATGATTGCTTTACCAAAATTAAGAGAAGTACTTAAAAATACATTGACACTTGCCAAAGAACTAAAAAATGAAAAATGGGCCAACAAACTAAAAAATAAAGAATGGACCAACAACGTTTTTAAACAGTTAAATACAATAGTGCTATCTCAAATAGAAGAAGTAGGCTACGACAAAGTGAAAAATGAAATTAGAAACATTATATTAGGATGCCACAGGATTGGCGGTGGCGGTGAAAATGTAAACAATTGGCGACCCGCCATACCGAACTTCGATATTATGGTCCTTTGGGTTTTCATTCCTCTCTGCATTGTCACTGCGTATTACAAATTCTTATCAGCGGTTGGGGGCTGGATCGGCGGCGGTGGTGGCGAGTTATTGCAACCCAGCATAGATAAGTTAGCTAGGAATGGTATTGGTAGTATACCAGAACCAATTGTATCACCAATTGGATCTGGTATACTACCAATACCATTCCTAGATAAGTTAGCTAAGGACGAAACACTCACCCCAATGGTGGTGAGTTTGATAGGTTTGTTGGGTCCAACAAAAGAAAAAACAGACACAGGAAAAACAGACACATTAATAAGTAGTATAATATGCCATATGAATAAGAATAACTTGGTAACTGGTATGGGTAAAAAAGCCAAAAAAAAGACAAAAAAAGCCAAAAAAAAAGCCAAAAAAAAGACAAAAAAAAGACAAAAAAAAGTCAAAAAAAAGCCAAAAAACCAAAAAGCCAAAAAAAGCAAAAAAAGACAAAAAGCCAAAAAGCCAAAAAAAGCCAAAAAAAGCCAAAAAAAGGAAAGTTAAATTTTAAATTGAATAACATTTTTAATAAATAAAATTTTATTAAAAATGGATTTTAAAGATGTTATTGTGTTTTTATCACCATATTTGGCTATATTTTTATGCGTGTGTATAATGATTGTTTGCTTTCTTATTAGGAATACGACACCAAATCCCATAGAGTTTGAAAATAGATTTCCACAACAAATGGATGAACAAAGACAAGAAAGATTTAGAATTGCAAATATAAATAGATTAGAATTGGCGGATTCTATGATAAATTATGCAATATATTTAAGAGAAAAAATGGAGAGAGAAAGAATAAAAGAAGATATAGTAATTTTTATAAATCCTGGAGACGAAAAACCAGTATTGGGGCGGTTAATAGTGGATTAAATTTTTATGATATTATAAAAATTTAATGTAAAATTTATCGGCGTTTGCGTCTCTTTTTACTTTTGCGTTTTTTCATTGTTTGACTAACCATACCTTTTTTCATTTTTTGGAATTTTTTACCCTTGTTTCTTCGTGCGAGATCAATATATTTACCAAGATGTTTTTGTCTCTTGGCAGTTTGACTCTTTTTACGTGAAACAATTTTTCCGTCTTTTTTTTGCATAAGATGCTTTTTAGTAAGAGCTTTTTTGCCGGGGTTTGTTTTGTAGGCAGTACCGTGCCAAACTTGAGCACGAGATCCTACTAAAGTAGCGAATTTTTTACCAGCAACGATAACACCTCCATCAGCAGCGCGTTTCCAATTTTTACCAGTCATTATATATATTATTAAAAGATAAAAAAAATAAGTATTTCTAAATGAACGCGAATTAAATTGATTTAAAAATAATATTTAAAAAGAATATTATTATTATTTTTAAAATGTCTGAAACCAAATCAGATAAAACCAAAAAGGCACTTGCTAAAAAATATCAGAAAAAGACAGATATAGAACATATTTTAGATGCGCCGGATACATATATCGGCAGCATTGAACCGGATGAAGAAGAAAATTGGTTGTTGAATCAAGAAGGGAGAATGGAATGGAATAAATATACTTGGACAGCGGGATTTTATAAATGCTTTGATGAGGGCATCGTGAATTGTCGTGATCATCAAATCCGTTTGAATGAAAAACTAAAAAAAGGTGAGAAAAAAATTATACCTGTTAAAAACATTGAAATTACGATAGATAAAAAAACTGGCGTAATTACAATGTATAATGATGGGAATGGTATTGATATTGCTAAACATCCGGAATATAGTATATGGATTCCAGAAATGATATTTGGTCATTTGAGAACGGGTTCAAATTATGATAAATCCGAGAAGAAAATTGTTGGTGGTAAAAATGGATTTGGATTTAAACTTGTTCTAATTTATTCAAAATGGGGTGAAATTGAAACGGTTGATCATATTAGGAAACTAAAATATACACAACGCTTTGAAAATAATTTGGGTAAAATATGCAAACCAACCGTTACAAAAACAACCGCGAAACCTTATACAAAAGTATCGTGGTTACCTGATTACAAACGATTTGGTATGGAAGGGTTGACGGATGATATGTTCTCTTTATTAAGAAAAAGAACGTTAGATATTTCAGCAGTAACGGACAAAACAGTAAAAGTGAAATTTAATGGTTCTTTATTTCAATCAAAGACATTTGAACAATATTTAGATTTGTATATTGGTGAAAAATCAGAAACAAAAAGACTTTATGAAAAACCAAATGATCGGTGGGAATATGGTGTATGTTTAAGTCCATTGGATGAGTTTACACACGTATCATTTGTAAATGGTATTCATACAAAAAAGGGTGGTAAACATATTGAATATGTGATGAACCAGATTGTAAAGAAAATGGTGGCTTATATTGACAAGAAAAAGAAAATAAAGGTAAAACCGATCACAGTTAAAGAACAATTGATGTTGTTTTTGAATTGTGTGATTGAAAACCCAGCATTTGACAGTCAGACGAAAGAAACGATGAATACGCCTGTTGCGAAATTTGGTTCAAAATGCGAAATTTCAGATAAGTTTATTGAAAAGTTAGCAAAAATGGGCGTTATGGAAGCGGCAATTAATTTAAATGAAGTAAAAGCAAATAAAGCAGCGAAGAAAGGCGATGGTCGTAAAACAAATAATATTAGAGGTCTACCAAAATTAATGGATGCAAATAAAGCAGGGAGTATACATAGTGAAAAATGTACTTTAATTTTGGCGGAAGGGGATTCAGCTAAAGCTGGAATTGTATCGGGTTTGAGTAAAGAAGATCGTAATTTTTGGGGTGTATTTCCACTAAAGGGAAAACCATTGAATACGCGGGATATCTCCCAAACAAGAGTGAATAGCAATGTTGAAATTACAAATATTAAAAAGATTTTAGGATTAGAGACAGGAAAGAAATATGATACCCAAGAAAAAGTAAACAAATATTTAAGATATGGTAGAGTGCTTTTTATGACAGATCAAGATTTAGATGGTTCACATATCAAGGGATTATGTATTAATATGTTTCAAACGCAATGGCCGGAGTTAATTGAATTGGATGGGTTCATTGGTTTTATGAATACGCCTATTTTAAAAGCGAAAAAAGGAAGCAGAGAATTGTCTTTCTATACTGAAAGTAAATATCATAAGTGGAGAGATAATAATAATAATGGTAAAGGTTGGAAAATTAAATATTTTAAAGGACTTGGTACGAGTTCTGCAAAAGAATTTAAAGAATATTTTAGAAAGAAGAAGTTGGTAACGTTTAAATATGAAGACACGTGTGGAGATGCTATCGCTAAAGTCTTTGATAAAACAAGAGCGGATGATAGAAAAAAATGGTTGGGAAATTATGATAAAGATAATGTTTTAGAAATAGATAAAAAACAAATTTCATATACAGATTTTGTAGATAGAGAAATGATTCATTTCTCAAAATATGACTGCGATCGTTCAATACCTAGTATGGTGGATGGTTTAAAAATTAGCATTAGAAAAATCCTATTCTCTTGTTTTAAAAGAAATTTAGTGAATGAAATTAAAGTAGCACAGTTGGCTGGATATGTCAGTGAACATTCCGGTTATCATCACGGAGAAATGAGTTTAATCAAAGGTATCATTGGTATGGCGCAAGAATACGTCGGGTCAAATAATGTAAATGTATTAATGCCAAATGGTCAATTTGGTACAAGATTGATGGGTGGTAAAGATCACGCGAGTGAAAGATATATTTTCACAGCATTAAATACAATTACGAAATTTATTTTTAGAGAAGAAGATAGAGCTATATTAAATTACCAAGATGATGATGGATTAATTGTTGAACCAGACTTTTATATGCCCATTATTCCATATGTATTGATAAATGGGGGGAAAGGTATCGGCACTGGGTTTAGTTATGAAGGATTGTCTTACAATCTTAATGAAGTTACAACATATATAAAAAATAAAATTGAGAACAAACCCAATATAGAATTGCATCCATATTATGAAGGTTTTACTGGAACTGTTATTAAAAATTATGAGCATTCGCAAAAATATTTAATTAAGGGAAAATATAAAATTATAAATTCGGATACTGTTAAAATCACAGAATTGCCAATAGGTACGTGGACAACAGATTACAATGAATTTTTAGAATATTTAATGTCGGACAAATCAAAAAATGGGAAAAAGAAAATACCAATAATTAAGAAGAAGATTGATTTATGTACAGATGTAATGATTGATTTTACAATTAAATTTTATCCGGGTGTGTTACCGAATTTAGTATCAAAAAAATTTAATGAACACGTAAATATGTTAGAAAAAACTCTTAATTTAACAACAACAAAAAGTTTGACAAATATGAATTTATTTACGGCTAACCATAATTTGAAAAAATATAAAAATGTATATGATATTATTGACGATTACTATGTTGTAAGATTGGCAAAATATTCAGAAAGAAAAAATTATATGATAAAAAATATGGAATATATTGTTAAAAAATTAACAAATAAGGCTAAATTTATATTAGAACAATGCGACGATATTATTGATTTAAGAAAAATGAAAAAGGATATGGTTATTGAATTATTGAAAACGCGAAATTATGATGTATTGGATGATGACCCGGAGTATAAATATTTAAGAACAATGCGAATTGAACAAGTTGAAGAGGAAAATATGGATAAATTATTGAAAGAGAAGGACGAAAAAATGAAAGATTTAGAAATATTGAAAAATACAACTATAGAAACAATGTGGCTAAATGAATTAAATGAGTTGACTGTTAATTTCAAAAAATACAGACTACAGCGTAAAGCAAGACAAATGGGTGTAAAAATTAAAAATAAAAAAAATAAAAAAAAATAATAAACAATAGTAAAAAATAATAAAAAATAATAAAAATTAAATTTTTATAAATATTTAAAACATTTATAAAAATTATTTTTTTTTAGAAAAATGGTTTCATTATAAGAGTATTTGAATGATAACTTGATTTAGGTAAATCAATTGGATTAGAAATATTACTAACGTGTTGTTTATATTTCAAATAGCCTTTAGCTTCCTTATATAATTGAGGCACGGCATAATTAATTACAATATTATTTAAGTCATAAATTTGAGATGTAATATTTTGCGGTAAATTTTGCGAATGTTGTAAATACATAGCTCGCATTATAGTTTTTAAAACATCTTGATCTTGATAACCAATGTTATATAATCCATTTGATTGTTTGTAAACACCCACGATAAGTTTTTTTTGTAAATTATCAATATTGTCTGCAGAAAAGAAAGCTTTTGATAATACAGATGTTTCAAAATTCCCAACAAGAGCATTTTTATATTCGGATGATTTTTCAATATTAGGCGTTTCATATAATAAAAATTTGTCAACATCATTATGGCCAATTATATTTACACGTCCGTTCATATATATCATTAAAAGAAAAAATAATATTATATTTATTTATATATGAGTTTTAATAGAACAGTATTAACCGTGGCAACTGTTGTGTTTGTTATATTATTAACAATTACAGCATTAATGATAAAAAAAAGTTATGGTAAAAAAATGTATCCGCCCGAAATCCCTAAATGCCCACATCAATGGGCTGTACAAGATAACGGTGATTGCAAATGGAATGGAAAAGGTAACCCCGAAGATCCATATTTTAGCACCGGTCACATATATAAACCGCCAGCGTTAGATAATTTATTAACACGAAAAGAAAAATGTGTATGGGCTAAACAGGAGAAAGTTATGTGGGAAGGTATTTGGGACGGTGTAAAAGGTGTAAAAGGGTGTTAAATAAATTGAATATTTTATAAATTTAATTATAAAATATTATTAAAAATATTATTAAAAATATTATTAAAAATATTATTTAAAATATTAAATATATATTATGATTTTGTGCGAATCATTATTGAAATTACCGAAAGACGTTGTAGAAAATGAAATTTTTAAATTTTTAAATAATGAACAATTGTTATTTACTAATAAAAAATACTATGAAAAAACCATAATTGAATACCGCTTAAAAAATAATAATTTTTCATATAAAAAGAATGGTTTAAAATTAGATTGTTATATAAAAAAAATAATTATTAATAAATATAATTATATATTTTCTCTGCTAATAAAAGAAAAATATAAACATTGGAAAAAAATAAAAGGTTATTATTATAAAGATTATAGATATAAATCATATATTGATGTTTTAAAACATATATGCATTGAATTAGATTCTACGAAATGTCGGAATAATATATTATTATATGAAAAAATCAATGGAGTTCGTAAAAATAAGTATAAAAAAATGAGAAGTATTAATAATATATGGAGCAACTGAATTTGAATCTATTATTAAATAGAATTGAATCTGAAAAAATATTTATGGACGCATTGAATAATTTTGAACAAAATAAACAAAATAAAACAATAAAAAGAGGAATTTATGTTTACGGTTCTCCAGGTAGTGGAAAAAGTTATTTTGTAAAACAACTATTAAAAAAAATGAATTATGATATAGTATTGTATGATGCCGGCGATGTAAGAAACAAATCAGTCATAGATATGATAACAAAACATAATATGTCAGATATTAATGTATTGAGTATGTTTAAAAAGAAGAAAAAACCAATAGCCATTGTTATGGATGAAATTGATGGTATGAATAATGGGGATAAGGGGGGTATAAATTCTCTCATAAAATTAATTAGACCCAAAAAAACAAATAAACAAAAGAAAGAGCAGATGACAATGCTTCCGATTATATGTATTGGTAATTATCATATTGATAAAAAAATAAAAGAAATAATAAAAATTTGCACACCCATTGAATTAAAAAAACCCAAGGATGTAGATATAAATAACATTATTAATATTTTAATGCCTAATATAAATAATGTTATAAAAAATAATTTAATAAATTATATAGAAGGTGATTTACGAAAATTAAATTCATCCTATGAGATTTATATGAATCATAATCAGATATTAAAAACTCATTTATTTCATAATATATTTAAAAAAAAAAATTTTAATGAAGATACAAAAGATATAACAAAAAGATTAATTGATAATTATTACCCAATGTCGCAACATTTTTTATTAATGAATGAGACGGATAGAACGAGCGTCGGGTTATTATTTCACGAAAACTTAATTGATTATTTATCAGAAATAAAAGATAAAGAGTATTTGAAGGAATATATTTCTTTACTTGAAAATTTTGTTTTTTCTGATTATATAGATAGGATAACGTTCCAAAAGCAAATATGGATATTTAATGAAATGACATCATTATTGAAAACATTTTTTAATAATTATTTATTTCACAATAAGATAAAAAACAAAAAAAAGAAAAACATAAATCAAATAAGGTTTACAAAGGTATTAACAAAATATTCAACAGAATATAATAATATAACATTTATTCAAGCATTGTGTAACAAACTTACAATGGATAAAAAAGACTTATTTTCATATTTTTTATATTTAAGAAAAGAACATTGTACATTGGAAATTATTTATGATATATTGGCTAGTAATAATTATGATATAACTAAATTGGAAGTATCTAGATTATATAGATTTTTAGATAAATATTATGAAAAATACGATCCAACTGAATAAATTTATAATTTATAAAATATTTTTCTAGATTTAAAATATTTTATTTATGTTGATCAACAAACTTTTTGAACCCCTCAGCATTTCTTTCACCATTGTATGTATCAATAACTTTATCACCTTCTACCATTAATAATGATGGATATCCGGAAACGCCATATTTTTTAGCTTCTTTTTTATTTGCACTGGCTTCCATTGCTTGACACTTAATACCAGAGTCGTTGCTTTTTTCAAATTTTGCCCATTCTGGTTCCATTTTTACACAGTGTGGGCAACCATTCATTTTGAAAAAAACGAATTTTTTATCGGAACCACCTAAACCTTCCAGGTAACCATTATTTCCCCCAATCCAACGCATTTGCTTTAATAGATAGTATACTATATATAAACCAGCAAATAATAATATCCCTTTAACCACCGACATTTGGCGTTTTTTTACAATCTTAATAAATTTTTTCACTTCTTTCGGCAACTTTACCATTATAATATAATATAAGATAATTTATTTTGATAATTATTTTGATTATTTTGATAATTATTTTGATTATATAGTTGCATAAAATTTTAATAATTCTTTATCTTTAATAAACGATGACGGTTTCAGACTAGTTTCTCTAACATAATTTGGATTTGCATTTATTAATAATTTTCTCTTATCAAATGTATTAAATTGATGGGCAACACATAAAATACTTTTTCTTGGATCCAATTGTGTTAAAGGTACCGTATAATCTTTTAAAAATCTTTTTTCTTCGGCCATTTCAGCTTCGTTATCATAACTAGTTTGGGACAACAATTCTCTTTTAAATGCAAAGGTACCCGCCGTTGCGTGCATTGGACCATACGGACCAAATTGATATATTTTATCTAAATCATTGAAATAAATATATACAACGCTGCTACCAGCCGCCAATGCTTTTGGTTGGCTTCTTAATCTATTTACAGCGTGATTTACCCTATCTGGTGGATAATAATCGTCATCGTCCATATATACCAATATTTCACCTTTACTTTTTTCGTGCATTAAATTGCGTTTTCTTCCCAATTTTATCTTTTTTTCATAGCGAAAATATTTTACACATTCAACATCTTTAAATAGATCTTCAACAGAATCTTCACCATCGTCAATGATAATCCATTCCATTAATTCTTTTGGATAAGTTTGAGCCTGAAAACATTTAATTAAATTTGGAAGAAATATTCTTCTATTATAAGTTGGTGTACAAACACTTACGAATGGTTTCCCATTGGGAGAAACCTTTTTTACATTTTTTTTTTTACCCATTTATAAATAATATTAATTATGTATTTATATTATTTTTAAAGTAAAATGTAATTTTAAACAGTTTCGGATTTTGTCTTTTCTTTTTTTGCATATTCTATTCTTTTTTCTTCTGCGAGTTTTTCGTCTGTTTTATTTGCACCCATTTTTTTCCTAAAACCTGTTTTAATGTTTTCTTTTATTTTACCAGTATTGACACCGAGAAATGTGTATTTTGTTGGATCATATGTTGGATTGAGACATTTTTCAGATTTTTTCTCACCATCTTCGCTCTCGCCTATTGGTGCAGAACAATCATCTCCACAATTTCTACTTTTCGGTTTATTATTGCTTAAACTACCGTAATACTTGCTTTGTTGCAACATTAATAATATTAAAATTGCACCACTAACGGTGCCAATAATCATTTCTTGATTATCTTCTTTGATAAAACTCAGAGGTCCGTCTCCACCATTAACTCCTAAATCTGCGGCTTCTTGGCCATATAAATAACTTTTAAAATTATTTAACCATAACATAGCCGCTAGTATTGCCCAAATAAACTTGTAGTCCCAAATAATATTTGCCCAAGTTTTTATTATTGTTTTTAATCCATCATTGTCTGCTTCTTGTGATCCCATTAATATACTGGCAAACCATAAAATATGTAATATAAAAATACCAATTGACGTAACGAGCCATTGTGCAATCCAAGCGATAGTACACCAAAAAACCATTTTCAACACATACCAAGCTCTATATTCTCCATCCTCATCTGTTGGATCGGGAAATTTACCTCTTATAAAGTCACTACCTTTGCCAAAATTCCACACAATCGATCTTATTGGTGCTATTATCATTGCTAACATTAAAATAATAACAAATAACATAGGCATAACGAAAGATAAAAGTATTGGGATGCATAAAAATACAACAAATAAATCGCTTAACCATAATTTTTTATTGATCTTATTAATTTCACTTAAACTACCCCAGTGATCTGCTTTATAAAATGTATTCTTAATAGCGCAAAATGATGAATAATAAAGCATTGTTGTCCATTTTAAAGTTAAATAAAAGGGTAACATAAAAACATAAAACCCGTCTAATTTCCCACTTTCATCCTTATTGGGTTTTGGTGGATATAAATATTCACTTAACCAAGGCCAAAAAATTTTACCATATTTATTTTGTTTACCCGGTAAATAAGCTTCTTTTTGGACAATACCTAATTCCGGGCTAGCTGAAAATAATAATGTTTCTACATCAATAGTACCGCATTTGATATATTTCCCAAGATATGGTTTTTGTTTATTGCTTTTTTCTAGAGGCATTCCTTTAATTTTATATAAAAATGCAGCAAAAAAATATGCTATTAACGCTATGGCTAAACTACCGACAAGTGGTTTTTGTAAAAATATTTCAATGGTTTTAATATTTTGTACACATATATTTTTTTCAGATATCCACGAATGTGTGTCAAGCGAACATTCTTCTTTTCTTTTTTCAATTCTTTCTTCAAGTGTATTGTCTCCCATTGGTTTATATATAAATAATATTACATAAAAATATTATTTAAAAAATACATTATAAATGCTAAACATAAATGAAAATAGATTTTAAACAACAATTGGATTTTAATAATGTTTTAATAAGACCACAGCGTACCACTATTTCATCGCGTTCCGAAGTTTCATTAGAAAGAACATTTCATTTTAAAAATAGTAAAGTTTCTTGGACAGGTATTCCTATAATATCTTCCAATATGGATACAACTGGAACGTTTGAAGTGTCAGAGGTATTAAATAAACATAAAATGATGACGTGTTTAAATAAATTTTATACTGTTGGTGATTATGAATCTTTTCTAACAGAAAAAAAGAAAATAGATGGTTATAATGAATATATTAAAAATATAATTATTTCTATCGGAATTGGTAAAAATGATTTAATAAAATTGGAAAAAATATTAACAATGTTTCCCGAAATTCAGTGGATATGCGTTGATGTTGCGAATGGTTATATGGAAAAATTAGTAAATGTTTGCAAGTATTTGAGAAAAACATATCCACAAAAAATTATTATTGCTGGCAACGTTGCCAGTGGTGAGATGACGCAAGAATTAATTATTAATGGTGGTGTTGACATTGTTAAGGTGGGTATTGGTCCGGGTAGTGCTTGTTTAACGCGTATGAAAACGGGTGTTGGCATTCCACAATTAAGTGCAATTATAGATTGTGCCGATGCTGCTCACGGTTGCGGTGGATTTATAATCGGCGATGGTGGTATAACTTGTCCGGGTGATATGGCGAAGGCATTTGGAGGTGGTTCCGATTTTGTTATGTGTGGTGGTGTTTTTTCGGGTCACGATGAAAATCCGGGAGAAATAGTTATTGAAAACGTAAATAATGTTGAAAAAAAATTTAAAATGTTTTATGGAATGAGTAGTGAATTGGCAATGAAAAAACATTATGGTAAAATGGCTGAATATAGAGCTTCTGAAGGGCGAGTTATAAAAGTTTCATATAAAGGTAAATTGGAAAATACTATTTTGGATTATTTAGGGGGATTACGCTCAACTTGTGCTTATATTAATGCCTATAAAATTAAACATTTAACTAAATGTTGTACATTTATTCTGGTATCACAACAATTGAACACACATTTTGTTAAATAAAATATCATATATAAATATATGGATTGGACTAATAATTTTTTATCAATACTTTTATTATTTGTTTTAGCTTTTGTGTTGACTAATATGTATGCTGATTTCAGTGATCAATTTGTATCTATTGATTCGGTAGCTGTAAAAAAATTTATTAAAAGTCTTTTTTAAAATATTGTATAATAATAAGTATAACTGTTATGGATCTTGTATATATTAGCATAAAAATATTTATATATTTTACAGTATTGTTTGTGTTTGTTTTTATTATTGGAAATATGATTTCTGATTTAAAAAATACAACGAATGAGACAAAAAATATAAATGAAACAAAAGTAAAAAAAGTAAGAAATTGGTGGGGCGGATTAAAAGCCAGCGGATGGTGGGGGAAATTTAATAATAAAAATGCAAAGATAAATGGTAAATTTTTAGAAGGATTTACCAATGTTAGTGAAAAAACATTTTACAGCAATGAATTTAACCAAATAATTTTACCCGATGTAGATAATTATAATTTAGAAATCGCTGTTCCAATGGATCAACAATTATATCCAACGGTTCAGGGTAATTGGGGTTTTTATACGGATGAAACTGGTTCAGGTTTCACGGTTGGCGTTTATAGAGATGGTTATACTGGTGATGGTTGTTTATTAAAAGGTTTGAGTGAAAAAAGATACAAACATATGCTTGAAAGAGGGCCATATACGATTCGCTATGAAATAAGAAAAAATAAGAAACCAAATCACGATATTAAAATTTTTGTAAATAATAAAGAAGTTAAATATGTGGAAAATGAAGGAGTATCTAGTGGGAAGTTAAAATTTATTGGAATAAATGGGGATATGAATAAAAAAACAGATTCAAATGGGCCGGGGAGAAGACCATTGGATTATCTAAAATTTATTCCTATCACAAACGAAATTAAATAGATGAATTAAAATATATCTTATAAATATATATACAAATTATTATGCATATATATATTTTATTATTTTTAGCATTATTTATAATTTTATTTGTTATTTTAAAAAAAAAGACAAGAGAAGGTAACACGGGATCCAATATTGGTGTAATGCCAATACAAGTTGCAACTGAATTTAACATTGATGATGCAATAAATACTTTACAAAATAAATGCAATAGGGGAGACATACCAGCTTGTAAATATATTGCAAAAAAACAAGGATTTTCCCTGGGTGGTGGTGGCTATAATTTCGATGGGGCTTACCATACCAATGGATTGTATACTTATAATAATGGAAGTTGGAAAGGTATGGCTTTTTTTGGAACAAGAGCCGGAACAAACACTGCAAAAAATTCAACGTCACTCAGTGGGGGCAAGAAAAGGATAAACACCACAGATAGAAATAACGCAATCAAAGACAAAAATCAATGTTGGAAAAAGATGCCAACGGGTTGTACCAAACGTCTTTCTGAAACAAAAACTCCAAAAAATTGGTTTATTGATTATCACAGCTTAGATGCCAATACTTGTGATAGCCGAAAGGATGCTTTTAATAGATATTGCGGAAAAAGAGACGCCGAAGGTTCGTGGAGTAAATATCCAGAAAAATTGGATGAGTGCGCTGGCCATTGTGACATTGACGCAGATTGTAAGGATGGATTGATCTGTTCAACAAAAATACAGGAGGAGGATTGGCCTCGTTGTTCCAAAGATATTGAGGAAAATAAAAAATATTGTAAAAATGAACAGAAAAACGCGGAAATGAACGAAATATCAAAGGGAATATATGAAACATTTCAAAATATTAAAGAAGGGATGACGTCATCAGAAATAATTATTCCACCAACAGACTCACCTTTGATTGGTGTATTTACTAATGCAAAAGAAGCGCTGGAAAACATTGAAAAAATGTTAGTTGCGCAAGAGAAAATTTCACAAGATCAAAATTGCAATAATAATAATGGTATCAAAAAAAAAAAAAAGTTTTTAAATGATATATTTAACCTTATAGATACCGATTTATTAAAACAAATTATTGGATTTAGTATTAAAGACGAAATGAAATTAATGAAGCTTATTGACGGATTAAACAAAAATTATAGAGATCTTAAAGATTGCACCGGGTCCATTCCCGACAACCCTGAATATTTTAAAATTAAAAATAAAATAATAGCTTTAAAAATTATTAAATGGCATATTTCAATGTCATATATAAAATATTTTGATGAGTCCACATACAACAATATTAAAGATATTGAAATTTCGCCCCCAATCATATCGGGTGAGGAGGGTGTTAAGGTAATCAACGATGCTATGAGAGAAGTTTTTCCTAATGTAAAAAATTATTTAATGAATAAACTAAATATTGCTATTGATATTAGTTACAATTTAAATGATCCGGCTGGAGAATTAACAACATTTATGAAAGCTAATTTAACAAATAACACACTAAATGCTTGTTCAATGATTGATGAGTCTTATGAGGGTAAAGATTGTGTCAATCCGCGATCAGATATTTTTGACAAAAAAATAATATTATCTTCGCCAAAAACAGAGGTGGAATTGGATAATTTAATTAGGATTTTTCCTAAGTATTTTACTTTTGAAGGTAATCTCGTTGGTGGTAAACGAATGAATAAAACAAACACACGAGATTTACGACACCCACCGGGTGCTTATTTTAAAAAAAGTGATATGGGTGATGAGATAACTGTATATTGGGGTTCTGCCATTACTAATGAATTTACAGAAGATGATTGGAAAGCTTCCAAATATTTACCAGCAAAATTTCCTTTATGGGGGCTAGATTTGACCGTTGAAAAATGTGGCCCTATTCAGAGTATTAAAAGTATGAAAGCTACTAATAGGAACGATGATTATAATCTCTGGTTAGAAAGATGCAGTGAGTTACCGCTTGATAAATGTAGTTCAAAAACCGAATGGACAGCGCCGCGACCAATGGGTAGTGGTGGGCGATGTCAAACAGAAGGATTCATAAATATGGAAAAAATAATAAAACAAAATAAAATAGTTCAGAAAATCAATACTTTTAAACAAAATAGGTTTAACGATGTTATGTCATTTTTTAAAAAAAATGTATTAAAAACGGGCATAATAGAGGGTTTAGGTTTCAATACCACCAAAACAACAAATGTTAACATTTATTTTTCAAAAGGCGACAGCGATGACACATTAATAAACAGCGAGATTGGTAAAGTATTTTATTCAATATATCACTCTGAATTTCAACAAGAGATCGGTGATAGGTGGTATAAATATAATTTAAAAGCAAGTGTAAGTATGGATGATAATGATTGGCAGCTAAATGGTATTGTAAAAGAAATTTTAGTTAAAATATATGATGACCGTGATGAAATATTTAAGGCCGTAAATACAGCAACTAAAGTGTATACCGATAGAAACATCACAATAAGTACTGACAACGATGCGGGATGGGGTATTCCGAGCAGTAAGGATATGAGTTGGTACCAACAAAATTTAGACAAAATTTATAAATCCGATTTACTTAATTTAGTTGATTGGGGTACAGTAAATACCGGAGGTACAGTAGATACCGGAGGTTCGGAAGTTGCGACCGTTAACCCCATTAAAGAAAAACTAAAAACAGCCTCAATAAATTTATATGTTAACGATGATGGTTATTCATTTATTACAGTAATTCCCATTGTCTCATCTGAAGGCCAAGTGTGGCTGGGACCAAACAGTAATGAGGATGAACTTATAAAAAAAGTTATTTTGGATATTAAAACATTAAAACTTAAAAATCAAGAAAATGAACAAAAATATTATTTTTATGGAAGTAAACATAAAAACGAGACTGGTTATCAAGGTTTTAGTACTGAAACCCCTGTAAAATGCAGAGGTGAAGATCAATGTGAACCTTATCCATTAATTGCTGATGGACGAAGTTTGATGATAATGCCAAGGGGTATGTTTTATATAAAATTTTCAGATATAACTGATATTTGCAAAGACATTGGTTTTGATCCGAACACTGATGGGGGCAATTCTCAAACTTGCAAAGGAACAAAATATGATACTCTCTGTAGATTAAATTATGTTAGTCCTGTAAATACGGACAAAACCGGATATATACCCAGATGTTATAATGCTGATGGAAAGTCTCTGAATACTGAACTAGCACCATATGAAAAAACGTGCGCTAAGATTCCGGGGATGAAGGCGGATCAAAATGACCCACACAAATGTATAACGGACGACAGCGAGATAGTGGGGGGTAAGAATTTATTTGAAAATGAATTAAGAAGTTGTTATTTATATAATAAGGATACTGAGAGTAGAATAAAGTGTGATCCTAAGAAGGAGAAGAACGAAGACGATTGTTTATGTATATTTGAAAACACAGGTACCGACGGTGTTACTCTCGTAGGAAAACCAATTGTGGAAGATTCAGTTTGTGAAGTTCTTGGTGATACGGATTTAACTTATTCGGAATGTGCGGAGTATGCTAGTTTGACAAATGGACAAATTGAAAATAAATTTTTTAATATAGACGGTGTTGGTGTTGGTTATCGTAGGGGGTGTCAAGAAATGCTGGACGGAACGGATGCGGGTAATGCAAAGAATAAATTTTATTATGTAGCTCCAAATAAGCGATATGGTACACAAACAGAAGTAAGGAAATGGGGTGATGATGAATTAGAAACTTTGGATAACTTGCAGAATAGATTGGGTGGAAACCGCAATATTTGTAAAATAACTTATTTAGACCAAAAACGGGATAAAGTGGCAACAGAGATTGGTGATGGTGAAACCCCTCTAGACGTAAAAAACATAACTATACCCGGTATAAGAGATGACAAAACAAGCTCTGGGAATTATTTAATTACAAATGTGACCAAGACTGAAAGGGATTATGCAAAACTCAATTGTGATGCAAAAAACTCGTGGGATTCTTGTTATATGCAAGGTAATCAAACATCGTTAAATGAAGGAGAACGATTAGTTGAAGATGCTGGATATTCCGAATTTAAATTATATCCCGAAGAAGCTGATACAACAGAAGCTGATACAACAGAAGGTTTTATGGGTTTTCGTAAAACAATTAGGGAAGGCTTGACGAGTGGTTCATCTGGATGTTTAAAAAATTGTGCTCCGAGAAGATTTACAAATGGCAATTGCGATGAAGATATCAAAACAACAAAAACCGTTGATGGTATTCAACGTTTCTTTAAAATGTGTCCACAAGAATGCTTGGGACCAACACCGCAAGGGACGGAATCCAATGGTTATGAAGATATAGATAAAGGCGGAACAGTTGGTCCTGATGGGGCAACAATCACATATGACGCAGCCATTCACGGTTGTAGAACATCTAAACAATGCGAAGAAACTTGTAATAAATCAGCTATTCAAATGAAACACGTGTATGAGAATGGGTGTAATGATGAGGATGAATGCACTCATTCAAAATTATTTAATCAATATGTACCAGAAAAAAAGGATAGCGTTGATGGACAAATAAAGTTTGACTCAACAATAAAAATAACAAATGTATCACTGACAGATGATTTAATAAGAAAATATAATAAAGAAGGCGGTATGGCGCAAAAGTTAGTCGATGGTGTACAACAAAATGACAATGGTCTCATCAATGAAGGAAATGATTCACGCGATCGAGCCATTTTTAAATTTATTGAAGGAATAAAAAAGAAATCTGTTTCTCAAATAATCGGTTTTAGTTATGAGTCTAAAACTGATGCCAATCCAAACCCGAGTAATAATTTACGTATAATTTATAAAAAGGCGAATGTGTTTGCTAAAATTAATATTACGCCGAACACTACCGAAAGTTGGAAAACATACATACATAAAAGAAAATGGGAAGATTATTGGTATGATCCAAATAGACCGACGATGGTGGAAAGGAATTTAACAGAGAGAGAGATGCAGAGGATGCAAGGAATTGATTTGGGAATATCGATGGATGCTTTTGATAAAATTCCTTTATATTGGCAAAATAGTAAAACAAAGGAAGCGAATTTTGATGATATATGCGAATGGGTTGATGGTAAAATAAAAGCGGGTGAATTAAAACCCAAAGATAAATGTTCAGATTCATTTAAAAGTAGCTGGGCGTCTAGGACATTGGGCATTGGTAAATCGCCATCAAAAGGAATGAATTTTGAAGATTTTGAACAAGTATTTAATTTAAGACAAACCGCCGTTCAGGGTAGTTCATACACGGATATGACAAATAATATGGATATAGGTCAAACAGATTTATCGTTGGATGATTATTACAAAAGAAATTTGTTAAAGAGTAAAGTTGAAAATAGATTGGGTGGTTCTGACAATGCATATACAAAAACATATAAACCACTTAACCCGGATGCTAGACCTAAATTTTTCAATTCAGCGTGGGGTTTATTTCATTAATTTTTTTATATTTAAAAAAAATATAAAAAAAATATAAAAAAATTATGTTGCGTGAAGAAGACCGCATCTACCGGATTGTATCATTAAAACGTTATATCTTTCTTCAAAAACAGTTAAGTCATATGTATAATCATATAAATTGGCGGTATTTTTTCTAAAAGAAATTGGATTACCACTTGAATCGCAAATATATTCTTCAATACTACCTTCTGAGCTAAAATTGGGAACAAGTGTACTAAATTCAAAATCCAATGTTTTAAACCGATTTAAATTCATTGATCCACTTGGTTGATATTCTTTGCGATTATTATTTATTGCGAAAGAATAACAATATAATCCATCTTTTGCATTTCCGGTGGTTTTATTATATTTTTCAACATAATTATAAACACCCGCGTCAAAAATATTTTCTCTATATACGCCACCAAGAATGATTCCCATATCTAATAAAATGTTTTTATTATTTAAATTTGGATCAGCTGTATTTGTATTACCAGTAATAAAACAATTTCCCCAACCCTTTGGTCTGTCAATCCCGTATTCAACCATTTTTTCAATATCAAACAATTCTAAAAATTTTCCTGGAAGATTAGAATATGGTAAATTGGTATAGTTATTCCATTCATTTCTATTTTTTGCATCACTTCTTCTAAATCTCCACATATAATTTGCAACCAAATCTTTGCTTTCTATTTTGATTATATGGGATCCAGCAATATCAAAAAATTTGTGACAATGTATTTGTTTAAATAATATTTTATGACTATTTTGAGATGTAACTCTTTGTTCTTCTTTATCTAAAAAAACATATGTTGAAATTAAGTGGATATCAGCATTCCAATCGGTTATTGTTGTATCGTAGCCCGCTTCCTTACACGCCAGGGTGGTTGATTTGCAACCAGATGGATCAGGAGGCGGTTGTAAAAATCTCCATATTTGATGTTCGGGTTCATTTGGATTGGGCGAAATCCTCGGACCCAGACCGTGTGAATATATTGCTTTTGTTGTATCATTAATTACATATAAATTTTTAATAGGTTCAAAGGTTATTTTAATAAATATTTCCTGATATTGAAGCGCGACCAATGGTAAAGCCAATTTACTAGAATCACAGAAAAACGCATCCAATGGTATATAAATTTTTCTACCTTTAATACTGGGTTCTACTGTAGAATTGGGATTTGTATCAGCTTGTGCGTGTGGATAAATATTTTCTCTACCAATATCGTCTTCGGGTGAATGTAAGTCAATTGTATTACCAACCATTTTATTCCATAAATCTTTTTTTACTTTATTAAAATCTCTTTCTTTTAAACAAGATAAATATTCACCGGAATATTTAGATAAACATACACCTCCGCTATGGATTTCAACTTCTCTAACCATAAAAGCTCCCAATTCTTTTATCCATTTAAAATCATATGGTATAACTGCATTGTTATCTCCCCCCCTGTCATCACCGCGATTGTATACACCGTTATCATTATACACCGTATCTAAGTATAATAACGGACTCCAAATATCAGGTATTGTAACACAAATAAATGTTTCGTATAATAGATCAGCATATCTCGGTATTTTAAAATCTAAAACAGTCGGATTTGTCTCGCTTAACCGTCGTTGACCCTCGTAATCTATCCTAAATTTTTGCATCCCGAAATTAGTAAATTTATTAAAAGTTGCTTTGAAAAATGTTTTTTTAGGATTACCATTTAATATTATATTTTCATTGCCAGTTGCATTTAGGTTCATTAATCCGCCTGTCATACTTTGAATAATATAATATATAATATTATTTTAAATATTAATTAAATAATATAGATATATATTATTATGGATAAAGTTTCAACTGGGACAAATAAGGCAATGAATGCAATGAAAGATGCGATGGATTCAGCTATGTCTGGGAATTGTTATTTAATTGTCGTTTATCTTGTTTGTATAATATTTTTGATTATATTTTCATATTCTGTATATTTACGAAAAGAATTTTCTAAATCAAAAGATAATGTGAATGAAATGAACCGAACCGTTAAAGAGGACGATGGTTTATATAACCCAATAGGTGCATTCAAAGATTATGACAAAGAAGGTGATTATGGTAAAGGAACAAAGTTTGCATTAATTGATTATCATATTATGGGTAGTTATAATAGTTGTGGTACGGGGCCAGCTGTAAATGGTTGGGTTGACGAGAAAGCTTTAGAAAATGTTATTAAAAGAGGTGTTAGATTTTTAGATTTTGAAATTTATTTAAAAAAGGGTAAAGCGGTAATTGCATTGCAGGGTAGACCATATCCAGAGGTGGCGAGTAAAAATGTAACTAAATGCAATACTTGTAAATTTAAAGATACATTAAATGAACTTAATATAACAACAGTGTTGACAAGGGTTAAAGGATGGGCTATTGACGCCAGTGATCTTGTTAATCGCAAAGATCCACTAATACTTAATTTTAGGATTATGAGTGACAATGATACTGTTTATTCTATATTAGCAAATTCAATAAAAAAAATATTTATCGATCAATTATTGCCAGCAAAATATGGATATTGTGGTATTGTGAAGAGAGCCGCCTCTGGCGACACTAATAAATATAGTGGAAATGGTAAAGAACTTGTTGAAAATAATGTTTTTTTTGCAGATATTGGTGTATTAAAGAGTAAAGTTATTATTTTTGCAAAAGGTCCTCCAAATAACCCAACATCATATAAAAATAATAGTGAATTCTTTGAATTAATGAATGGTGGGGATGAAGATGGTAAATTAAATTATAAAAGTGATTATAAAATTAAAAATGATTCTGAAACATTTAACGTGAAAGAACATAAAAATAATTACTGCGTGACTTATCCGGATATTACAACAAAAAAAAATTCGGCAGCAAATATCCATATGAATTATGGGTGTCAAGCCATTTTAATGAATTTTGGAGCTGGATTTAATGATACACAAATGCAATTTTATAAAGGAGAATTTTCTAAAAAAAAATCAGCATTTATTTTGAAAGCAAAAAAATTGAGAAGATTGAGAGTGTTTGCTGGTGCAGCAAAACCCGTGGACCCAAGTCTGGATCCAATAAGACGTGATATTTGGTGTAATATTCCTGGAACAGTCCATATGAAATTATATAAACAACTACCCGGTGGAAAATGTCCAACTTGATAACAATTATTATAAAATAAATATTATTATATTTATTTTATCTTGGTTATATAACAGTTATATGATAAAATGTGGGAAAAAAATGACATTTGAAGAATGTGAAATGGCAGTTTTGCGTTCGTCAATTGATAGATTGGAAAAAAAAAGGGGGGAAGAAATGATTAGTAATCCTGAAATAATAAAAATAATTAATATTGTTGAAAATTTTATAAAAAAACATAAATTAATATGTTATGGTGGGACAGCCATTAATAATATATTACCAAAAGAAGATCAGTTTTATAATAACAGTATAGAACTCCCAGATTACGATTTTTTTTCACCAACGCCGCTAAAACACGCGAAAGAATTGGCTGATATATATTATGATAAAGGGTTTATTGAGGTGGAAGCTAAATCGGGTGTTCATTCGGGAACATTTAAAGTTTATGTTAATTATATTCCCGTTGCCGATATTACATATTTAAATAATACATTATTCAAAGCAATAAAAAAGAAATCAATAAAACGGGATAAAATATTTTATGCGCCTCCAAATTTTTTAAGAATGTCTATGTATCTTGAATTAAGTCGCCCCGATGGTAATGTTACCCGTTGGGAAAAAGTATTAAAAAGATTAAGTTTATTAAATAAAAATTATCCTTTAACTAAAAATATTTGCAAAAATACTTCATTTGAAAAACTAATTCAATATGGTACAAAATCAAATCACAAAACGCATATAAAAAAAGATATTTATAAAATATTATTAAACTTTTTTATAACGCATAAATGTGTATTATTTGGTATGTATGCAGGTGGTATGTACTATAATACTTATAAAAGAAAAACAAAAACAATAAAAAAAATACCAGATTTTGATATTTTATATGAGGATCCTGATGAATTGAGTATTATGTTAAAAAAAAAATTAAAACAGAATGGATATGAAAATATTGAGATTATTAAACACGAAGAAATTGATGATGTTATTCCGGAATATATTGATTTTAAATTAAATAATAAAACGCTAGTTTATATTTTTAAACCAATTGCTTGTCATAGTTATAATGTAATAAATATAAAAGATAAAAAGGTAAGAATTGCTTCATTGGAAACAATTTTAAGTTTCTATTTAGCTTTTTTATTTTTAAAAGATTCAAATTATAAAATAAATCGTTTATTATGCGCCAGTTCTTATTTATTTAGAATGATGCGTCATCGGAAACCTGATTTAACTGGTATTTTTAAAAGATTTAATATTAATTGTATTGGAAAGCAATTGACGTTTGAAATGATGAGAGCAGAAAAAGCTGCAAAGTACAGTGAATTGCGAAAAAGAAGAAATACTCTTGAATTTGAATGGTGGTTTTTACGTTATATTCCACATTTAAAAAATGAACGAACACAAAAAAGGAAATGTAAAAAAGCTAGAACAATGCGAAAAGCTAGAACAATGCGAAAAGCTAGAACAATGCGAAAAGCTAGAACAATGCGAAACAAACCGCAGAAAAGAAAGAAGTAAATTAATAATAAAAATTATAAAGTTTTATTATTAATGTATCTGAGAGAATAATTATAATTCACTTAAATATTTGATAGATTTCATTATTAAATAATAGAAACCACCAAATAAAATGGTATTAAAAATCATACCCTTGAAATTATATTCTTTATTTTTAAAGAAAAATAGCGGAAAATTCTTTATCATTGAATGTTTAAATGTTGGTAATTGAAATATAAAATACATAATCATAATAAGTAGCGGTGTTTGTATCTCATCATAAAAGTTATCCATATTGTTTTTGTGTTGATTTTTCTTTTGGTTAATTAAGGTTTCCATCGTTTCTTCATCTTGAATATAATTTGCCTTTTCCGCGGGTGGACTTGGTACAAAATTTGGTCTAGCAGTGTCATCGTGCATAATTTGGTCAGTCATCATTGGGATATCTCTACTCTGTAATGTCGTGGATCCACTTTGTGAAGCGTCTTGCAAACCTTGTATTATTTTGTTAATTGAATCTTTTGATAATTCAGCTAAATTTTTTTTTTTATTTTGCTCCTGTTGCTGTTGTTGCTGTTGTTGCTGTTGTTGCTGTTGTTGTTGTTGCGGTGGCGAAAAGGAGTCGGAATTATAATTTTGCTGAACAATGTTATTTTTCTCACTAACCTCTAAAGTTACATCATTGGATTTTGTATTCAATTCATTAGGTAACGAATTAATACTTGTTGCCATATATAAAATCTAAAAGATTGGTTTAATAGATATATTACGCAAAATCAACAATTCTTTTTTTGGTATTTTTACAACTTGTTGAATTTTCTTCATACTTATAACATTTACCATCAAATTTAAAAGTTTTCTCTTTAATTTCTTTTAATTCGGGTGCCTTAAATACCATACAATTTCTCTCATTGCAAACTTTTCTAAATAATGTAGCTAATCCTAAACCTAAAAGAATAGATATAACATTTTTGCCAAATTTACTATATAGCAATCGTCTTACAAACATAATATAATATAAACATATAAAATACTTTACTAATAATTTATTGTACATCGTATTTTTTTATATCATCTGGGTTATCGGGACAATCAACTTCGTTTGCCTCGAATGAAAAGCAATTATCACTTTTATCTTTAAAAATAAGTTCATCTACATTTTCTGGAGTGGGAAAAACAAAAATAGTTCTGGTGGGTGGATTTGTTATATATGTTAAAAATAACCCAATTGATAAACTTACTACAAATATTGGAATACTAATAAATTTCATATATATATATAAACTTTATTTATTTTGCAATTTTATTTGGCGAAATACGCTTTGAATAATGGTATAAATTTAAATAATGATTTACTACAGTTTTTCTTAATATTTTCTTTAATTACATCAGGCAATTCATAGAAATCCAACATTGCTTTATTCTTATATTTAATTAATTTGTAATGATTTCCAGTATGGTTAAGCATAATATAAAATTTTGGATTAAATTCTCCTCTTTTTTCTATTGGCATTAATATTGTTGTACCGCAACTTAAAATATTTGATTCACCATCATCAAATCTATCTTCCGAAACAATAACAACCTTAACATTAAATAAAAATTCTAAAAGACTAATTGCCAATTCGTCTGCCCAATAATCAGTACTGTTGATAACTTTTAAATAACCCTCAAATGATTTAACTTTTTTCATAAATTGTTTACCTTTATATATATCATTTGAAAGGCCAAATGCTTTACTAAGACGATTTTTTTCAGTTTCCAAAACAATAAGTTCTTTATTAATTTTATCCATTCTCGTACCATTTCTTTTGGTTTCACTTCTATCATCTTTCTTTGCTAAAGCTATTTTCAATAATGTTTTTTTTTCATTTGTTTTTTTTAATATATTTTCTTTAACAACTTTATATTTTTTTTGATAGTCTTTTAATGTCTTTACAGTATCGGCAAAAATAGTTTTATTAAATGTATAATCTTCTTGAGAAACCTTTCTGGAAAGAATATTTCTCAATGTACTAACATTGATAGTAACATTTAATGTTTTGAAAGCTTCCCTCAATGTTGCAAAAAAACAATCACCATTATTTTCAACGTCCTGGATACTAAAATGTTTGTTATTATAAAACCCTTGTATCCAAAACTCATCGTTTCCACCTTTATATGATTTAATATCTTCTAAATATGTTTTTTTTGATGATAGTAACAATTCTTCGTTTATTTTTTTTTCACCATTTAATTTAATTTTGTTGATATCTGGAATACTATTAACATCGTCATATATTTGCTCAGTTTTATCTGATCTCCCAACCGTTTTAATAACGGCTGCACTGGCGGCTGCACTTGCCGCTGCACTTGCCGCTCCACTGGCGGCTGCACTGGCGGCTGCACTGGCGGCTGCACTTTCTGCGCCACTTGCCGCGCCACTTGCCGCTCCACTTGCCGCTCCACTTGCCGCTCCACTTGCCGCATCACCTAGTTCTTTTTTTTTAGTTTTTACCAACTGTAATTTAGTAAATTCTTCATCTTCTAAAATAAATTTATTTATAAATTGACTCTTTGAAACTTTGTTTACTAGATAATCAGAATCAACGTAGTCAAATAACAAAGGTCCTTCTAATAATGAAATATCTATATCACCGCCTTTATCTGTTATTGTTTTCAATTCTTGTTTATAAAATTCAAAATAACCAATTCTTTCAACAATTAGTTTTTTAATAATTAAATAAACAGGACAATAATATATTAATTTATCAATGAATGTATCAATGATTTCTCCAATACAAATAGCAACATTTACATCAAATAATTCAACATCATATACCGATACTTCATTTCCAATATCATTTTTTGCTACCTTTTTGTTTAATAAATATTCCACGTCATCGTTTAAAATAGACTGAAGCATTTTGTATATATATTATAATAATTTAATTAAATATTATATATTTACTCATTATTTCATCAGCTTCTAATTCTGAAATGTAAAACCACATAGTTTTCCTTCTATTTGTAATATATTCATTTTCCACATCACATTCAAATGCAACAATATTTTTAATAAGTTTATTTTTTTTCTTTTTACGTTTTGAAATATTGTAATAATCGGCAATCTTTTCTAATTCCGATTTAATATAATTTTCATTATAAAATATTTCCAACGCTAATAATAAATCTTTATGTTCATTATTATTTTTTTCATCTATTGAAATATCAACTAAATTCATTATTTCATTATATTCAAAAATTTTTTGCGTGTTATCTTCATCAATGTCTAAAATTCTACAATTAACATTATTCATAATAAATAAATATATCTGTTGTATTTATATTTATTTTAAAAATATTTAATCTAAATCGTCAATGTCCAATTCTTCAAAAATATCTAATAATTTAAAATTTATTTTTCTACTGATTTTGTTTTTTTTCAAAATATTATAAATGTCAATAAGATTTTCTTGTATAAATTTACCAATTGGTTCACCCATTAAAGTTTTTCCAATTTCTTTTAAAATTATATCTATATTTTCATATATTTCTTCTACCAATTGTTTATCGTCTGAATTAGTTTTAAATAAATCAAATAATGTTTTAATTAATATTTTAAGATCATCGTTTCCTAAAATATCATATTTATATAATTCCATATAAAATGATAAGAGAGATCGTCTTTTTGCATTATTTTTATTAATACGACAGAATTCATCATAGTTAGTTTCATCTCCAAATTCAATAACTTTGAAAATGTTCAATAATTTTGTATATTCTTTAATACAAATGTTTTGCATTTTTGGAAAAGTTAATATTAATGTATTAAATAATTTTGCGTACAATTTCACCCAAAATTTATTAACACTGCTTATTTCAAATATTGATTTCCCAAAATCCATTAATACCATATCGTTTTGCGTGTATATAAAATGTTGTAAATTAGTAATGATTTCTTCTGACAATTCGTCGTAATTATTATTTGTAATTTTATTCAATAATTCTCTAATTTTATCTTGGTTTATTTGATTTTCATCATTTTTTATAGCGAAAGTAGTTGTTGTAAAGTTTGAATTAAACTCTTGGTCATTTCTCTTTTTTCTGAAAACTGGTGTTTTTCTATATGATGGTGCCCCAACCTTTTTAGATATTTTATTAATTATTTTGATACTTGTAACATTTAATTCGGGTATATAACTATTATCTTTTATATTTTCAAATTGGACTAAATTATATTTTTTTTTACTCATATTGGATGCGATCATAATTAATATTATTATGTTGAATGGTTTAAATCATTTTTTTTTAAATTTATTTTTAAGTAAAGGTTTAAATTAAACTTACTTAAAAATAAATAATATTTTATATTAAGATGAATCCGATAAACGAAAAAATGAGTGAAAATAAATCAAATGATAGATATGAAATAACATCGTGGGAAGATACTAAATTAAATCTGAAAGATGAATTATTGAGAGGTATTTATGCATATGGTTTTGAACAACCTAGTTCAATTCAAAAGAAGGCGATATATTCTTTTATCTATGGTAGAGGTGGTAAAAAAATGGATATTATAGCACAAGCTCAATCAGGTACTGGTAAAACCGGTACGTTTGTTGTTGGTGCATTACAATTAATGGATGAAAAAATTAAAGCATCTCAAGTATTAATATTGGCCCCTACTCACGAATTGGCTAGACAAATTAAACACGTGGTTGATCAACTTGGTAATTATTTAAAAATTACATCTCAATTATTGGTTGGCGGTGTATCTATTGATGAAAATAAGAGGGAATTGAATGAAAATGTACCGCAAATTATTGTTGGTACACCCGGTAGGGTTCAAGATATGATAAGAAGAGGGTATCTTAACACCAAGAACTTAAAATTATTAGTATTGGATGAGGCCGATGAGATGTTATCCAGTGGTTTCAAAGAGCAAATGGGTAAAATTTTGCAACATATCCCCGAATCAATTCAAATTGGATTATTTAGCGCCACTTTAAATGATGAGCTTATGGATGTTACAAAAACATTTATGCAAAATCCGATTAAAATTCTTGTTAAAAATAAAGAATTAACACTACAAGGTATTGCGCAATACTATATTAATTTAAATGACGATTCTGGAAAATATGATACGATTAAAGATATTTTTTCATCCCTAACTATTTCCCAATCTATTATTTATTGTAATAGTACCAGACGAGTTGATGATTTAGAAGAAGCAATGTTGGAAGATAATTTTCCAGTGAAGAAAATACACGGGAAGATGTCAAGTGAAGAGAGAAAGAGAACGAATGCAGAATTTAAATCGGGCAGTTGCCGAGTATTGATTACTTCTGATTTATTTGCCAGAGGCATTGATGTTCAACAGGTCGGTATGGTTATTAATTTTGATATACCAAAAAGCGAACATACTTATTTACATAGAATTGGACGCAGTGGTAGATGGGGGAGAAAGGGAGTTGCTATTAATTTTCAAACCAAATACGACGTTGATAAATTAAAACAGTTTCAAGAATATTATAACACTGTTATTGAAGAGATGCCTGCAAATTACGCTGATCACTTTAATGAATAATTGCGTATTTAAGAATTTAAAAATTTATATTTAAAATTCAATATAATGAATTTTAAATTACCAATTGAATATATTGAACAAAAAAATAGAATACCAGAAAGTTTAAAAATTGATTTGGAATTACTAGAACCAAATAGTCCGGGAAATAAACCTATGTATGAATTATTGTTAAATCCGCAAACCGAGATTGGGAAAAATCATCTTAAAAAATGGTCAGAATTTTACACAACTGATGTTGAATTTCTTAAAAATACACAAGAAATTTTTAAGAAAATTTCAAAACTAAAATTAAATAAAGATCTAATCAATGAAACATTTACATCTTACAATGATATAAAAAATGATAACAACTTTATAGGTAAATATCATTATATTGGTTGGGATAAAATTAAATGGTTAAATTATTCACTCATTTTTATGCAAATATTAAGTGTTTATAATTTATCATCACCCGTTGTAAATTTAATGTCACCATTTGCTCTTTTTTTGGTGCCATATTTTTTATTAAAAGGTATGAAAATTCCAATTACTTGGAAAATGTATAGAGTTATCTTAATAAAACAGTTGAAAAATCACGCAATTGGACAATTATTCACATCATTTCATAAAGTTAAACCGAACCAAAAAATGTATATATTATTTTGCGCAGGAATGTATGTATATAATTTTTATCAAAATATTTTATCGTGTTATAATTTTTATAAAAATACTTATTTTATAACACAAAAATTTGAATTATTAAGACAATATTTAAATTATACAATTGGCAACATGAAACAATATGAAAAAATAATAGAAAATTATGATAAATATGGTGAATTCTATAAAGATATAAAGGATAATAGAGAAAAGTTAGAAGATTTTTTAAATGTTATTAAAAATATTCCAAAAAAATGTTTGACAGTAAAAAATATATTTAAAATAGGAAAAATAATGAAAAACTTTTATAAGATTTATGATTCAGAAGAATTGGATGGTATATTAAATTTTTCATTTGGATTTAATGGATATCTTGATAATTTAAAAGGTTTAGAAAAAAATAAAAATAAATTAAATTTTACTAAATTTGTAAAAGATCAGAAAAAAACTAAATTAAGAATGAAGAATGTTTTTCACCCATCTATAAAAAATCCTATCAAAAATTCTATTAATTTAAATAAAAATAGAATAATAACAGGTCCAAATGCAGCAGGTAAAACAACTATTTTGAAAGCAACAATTTTAAATACAATATTCTCTCAACAAATTGGAATGGGATATTATAAAAAATGCGAATTATCACCATTCAATTATATACATTGTTATATAAACATACCAGATACAAGCGGTAGAGATAGTTTATTCCAGGCAGAAGCTAGAAGATGCAAAGATATTTTAGACATAATTCGCGATAACCCAGGAAAAAAGCATTTCTGTGTATTTGATGAATTATATTCGGGTACAAACCCATATGAAGCAATAAGTTCAGCATACGGTTATTTAAAATATATTATAAAAAATGAGAATGTTAAATTTTTATTAACTACGCATTTTATTAATTTATGTAAACTTTTAGAGAAAGAGAAATATATAGAAAATAATCACATGCATACTGATATTAAGGAAGATGTTCCAACGTATCATTATAAAATTATGAAAGGTATTTCAAATGTAAAAGGTGGCATTACGGTATTAAAAGAACTTGATTATCCTAGCGAAATTATTACATCTTCGCGAAATATAATTGATACATTAAATTAATTTGGTTCGTTTAAATATTAAAAGAATTATCTTAAAAATAAATAATATAATGCAAGAATTGAGATTATTGTTAATTTCTTTAGCAACTGTTTTATTAAGTAGTATTTTATTGTTTGTATACTTTAGAACCAGAGTATCAAAAGTAGAAGAAAAATTAGAAATTATGTTTAATTTGATACAAAGTCACAGCCAAGAAAGGGCACGCGACCAGTTTTTACCGAATGATACACCTGTTCAAATTAATAAAGACAACCAGGAAAGAATTAATTTGATTGATGTATCAGATACTGAAAATGGTGATAGTGATGAGGATTATAGTGACACTGATGATAGCGATTATGATAGTGAAAGCGAGAGAAACGATTTAGTTATTGGAAATGAAATGTTGTCTGAAGAAAATGTTAAAAAAATAGCTTTGAATTTAGAAAATACAGATGTATTATTTAATACAAAAAATTTTGGCAACAATTTAGAAAGTGAGGAAATTATTGTTAAAAAGGAGGCTGCTGAAGATGTTGAGGAAGATGTTGTGGAAGATGTTGTAGATGTGGAAGATCTGGAAGATGTTGTAGATGTTGAAGATGTTGTAGATGTTGAAGATGTGGAAGATGTTGAAGATGTTGTAGATGTTGGAGAAACAATTGATTTAAGCAAATTAAAAGTTGTTGAATTAAGAAAGATGTGTTCTGAACAGGGAAAGGGTGGTTATAAATCTTTAAAAAAAAGTGAATTGGTTGAATTATTACAAAAATAATTCAAAAAAATAATTCAAAAAATAATTCAAAAAAATAATTCAAAAAAATAATATAAAATTTATAAATAATAATTTTATATTATATTTATATAAATATGAGTTGGGGCACTTGTTATTCTGGTTCAAATAATATCCATCATTCAAATCCTCCGTTAATGAGTGATAGACGACTATTCACCAATGTAAATCCAGCGTGTGATTTAAATGAAAAATTAAAAAAGAGAAATGGTATCAAAAGCAATTATGAATATAGACAATACTTAATGAAAAATGGTAGAACTATAATGGAAAATAACACAATTAAATCTTGCGATGAGTCATCGGAATGTGTAAAAAGATCAGATGAAATAAATAAAACAAATAAATATTTATATAAAAGTATTAGCGATGCACACACGCCATACGGATATCAACAATCAGATTTAAAAAATTTATATATATCCAGAGCTAGTTTACAGAGTAAATATGTTAGCCCAATTGTAACGCAAGAAGATTTATTAAGATTAGAAAGTTTAAGAAAATAACATATTTAAATATTTCTCAAATATAAATATAATGAAAATATTAAGTTTTGATGTAGGAATTAAAAATTTAGCTTATTGTTATTTGGAATATAATGACTCAAAAATATCAATCAATGATTGGGGTGTTATAAATATCTGTCGTGAAAAACATTGGATATGTAAATGTAAAAAGAAAAATAAAGAAATATGCAATAAACAAGCAAAATATTTCAAAAATGATATTTACTATTGCAAAATTCACGCGAAAAATAACAAATTTTTGATTCCAACAGAAGAAATAAATAAAATTAATAGAAAAATTAAAAAGAAAATAAGCTTGAAAGCTTTAATAGAATTTACTCATAAAAATGAAATATTTGGAAATTTGCCACTTAAAGGAATTAGGAAAAAATATACAAAAGAGGAGTTAATATCAAATGTTGAACATTTTATTGATAACAAATATTTAAATTATATAGAAAAAATTAATACAAATTCTTTAAATATGATAGAATGTGGTAAATTATTAAAAAAACATTTGGATAAAAATTTTGGAGAAAGGGAAATAGATAAAATCATAATTGAAAATCAAATTGGCCCTTTAGCTCTTAGAATGAAGATGTTACAGGGTATGATAACACAACATTTTATTGAAAATGGTAATGATGATATAGAATTTATTAACGCATCTAATAAATTAAAAGAATTTTTAAATAAGAAGAAAACAACTTACAATGAAAGAAAAAAATTGGGTATAGAAATTACTAGAAATTACATTAATGAAAATGAATTATTATATAAATGGGTAGATGTTTTTAATAAACATTCAAAAAAAGATGATTTAGCGGATTCTTTTTTACAAGCATTATGGTATATTAAAAATGTTATATAAAAATGTTATATAAAAATGTTATATTAAAAATGTTATATAAAAATGTTATATAAAAATGGTTATTTGATATATTAATAATAAAAAATAAATATTTTAGAAGAAATAAAATATTTATTATGCGTCTTACTTAAAATTAAATGTTCTATATTAAACATAAGATGGACATTAACATTGAGGAAATTGATATTGAATCTAGTATGCCGAAACTTAATATTGTTGAAAACAGTAATTCAGGATTTTCAAATAAAAAAAGTGTAAATTTTGGCCCTGGTGCAGATTTATTAATGAACCCAAATAAAGTAAATCAGTCGCCCAAAAATTCTTTGAAAAACATTTCATTGGATAATTTATCTGACATCAATGATATAGATTTAGGAGGTAAATCATCATTGAAAGAAGTGAGAAATAATATTTTTTCGGGAATAAATTTACCAAAGGATTCGTCTAATGAAAAAATAGATATTTCTATAAAATTAGATACGGATAAAAAAGTATCTTTTGGAGATGCTAATAAAGATGTTAAAACCAAATCAAATGATGGTAATTTCAAAAAATTTAATGATATACCTGTAAATCCAAATGTTTCTGCACCCTCCGTGCAAAAATTAACAGCAAAAGAATTATTAAGGGAAAAATTTAAATATTTGAGATTACTTGAAAATATTGAAAAAAAAGGAGCATCTTTAAGTAAGAAATATTCAATGGATTCGCCATTAGAAGAAATGAAAGGTGAATATGAAACATTGATGGGTGAGCGAGATAAGGGAAATAGTGTAAAATTTCAAGGAAAAATGTTGATGGCTTGTGTATCTGGGTTAGAATTTCTGAATAGTCGTTTTGATCCATTTGATGTAAAATTGGATGGTTGGGCAGAATCAGTGAATGAAAATATGGATGATTATGATGATGTATTTGGAGAATTACACGAAAAATATGGTTCCAAGGCAAAAATGGCACCAGAGCTTAAATTATTGTTTATGTTGGGAGGTAGTGCGGTAATGCTTCATATGACAAATACAATGTTTAAATCTGCTATGCCGGGTATGGATGATATTATGAGACAAAATCCCGATTTGATGAATCAATTTACACAGGCTGCGGCAAATTCAATGGGTGAAAATAATCCCGGATTGGGAAGCTTTATGAGTGGTATGATGGGAGGAGACTCGGGTCCAGCTCAGGGTGGACCAACGTTTTCTATGGAAACTCCGATGGGAGGCCCGCCGGGACCCCCACAAATGAAACAATCTCCACCTAGAATGAATAAGCGACCTGACATTTCAATGGCCAGGGGCGATAAACGTGCCGAATTTAAAGATGCTGAAAATATGGAATCTAATTTTGCATCTGTGAACGAGAAACGTAAAGAAATGCGCGGTCCAAGTTCGCAAGGTCAGGATCTCCGCGATATCTTATCGGGTTTAAAAACAAAAAAGATCAATATTAGAGAAAAATCTCCGGGATCAACAATCAGCGTTAACGAATTAGATGAGATGAATAACACTGATATGAATAGACCAAAGAAAAGCAGGAGAAAACCAAAAAGTGAAAGAAATACTGTTTCATTAAATCTTTAAAGAAATATACTTATTAAATATACTTATTAAATATATTTTTATTTAAAAAATTTTTATATATTTTATTTAATGGGAGACAAATGTCCAATTTGTTTTGAAAATGTTGAAGATGATAAATATATATTACCCGAATGTCACCATAAATATCATACAAATTGTATAATGACGTGGTTTAGAACCGGTAATAAATCTTGCCCGATGTGTAGAAATAATGGTATAAATAGTGGAAATAATTCTTCCAATATATCTTTAACTCATATAAATAGCGAATTAACACAATATTCGTGGCAATATAGAAAAAAATTATTAAATGATGATTATTTAAAAATGCGTCGTTTATCCAGAAAAACAGATGCACCAAAAGATTTAAAAAGAAAGGTTAACAAATTAGCAAAAATGGAAAAAAAATGGAAAAAACTTTCAAAAGAAATACAAGATTTTAGAAAATCCAAACAACCCGAATTAACAATAAGTCAAATCATTACAAAATGCAGAAAATTCCGAGGAAGAAAATGGAAATTACGACGAAATATAATTAATTTAAAGGAATTTATAGGGTTAACAAATCCCGAAATACAAATAATCATACCCATAAAGGTTGAAATATAACTTTGTATAAAAAATATAAATATAATATAAAATGGTATTAGGATTTATATTATATGAAACAGTTGATCTTGTTTATAATGTAGGCGCGATGACGTATAATGGTTCGGCGTATTTATATAGATGGTACTATGGGATGGGTGATGAAAATGCGAATAGAGAAAAGGAAATTGAAATGTTAATATTACGGTTAGCTAATTTGGAACAAAAATTACTTGCAAATGGGGCCGGCGAAAATCATAAAACAACAGAAAAAGGGGAAAAAAAAGATAAAAATAACTAATATTTTATACGGTATAAAGACCAGACAACTAAAACAATTAAAACAACCATCTTTTTCTTTCCTTTTCTCAACAATAGCTTTATTTTCTTTATAGGTTACAAAAATATTATCATAAATATCTTCCGCTGATCCTGGGACATATCTAAAATACAACTCTTCAAATTCATTATCGAGTATCATTAAAAATTCCATAGCCATTGAATTTAAAATCATATTACGTATATCAGTTTCTATAAAAACAACCCAAATATTGGCACCATATACAAATAAATTAAATGCAAATTCTTGAAATGTATCAATAATGGATGTGAAACTATTTGCCCGATTCATTTTTACCAATCCAATACTATTGGTTAAACTATCCCAAATAAAAAAACTTCGCGCAAAATATATAATACTTATTCCACAAATCATTAATTTATTTTCAAAAGTAGCAGTATTAGAGCAATATTCACCATCAAATGAATTTATTTCGTGTAAAATTAATCCCAAAAATAGTAACCACTGACCAATAAATATCAGTATCGGTAAAGCAAAAAATAGAGAAAAAATATGTGAACAAAATACTTTATTTGTTTTTTTTAATTCATTATTTAAGTAACCTCTTTTTAAATGATACTTGAATAAACTAAACATCCCAAATTTTGGATCGTTTAAAACAATTTCTTTTTTATCTTCCGGAGACATTTCTTTTAATTCTCTGGGTGATAAAGATTTTCTTCTTCTTGGGGATAAAGAAGATGGCCAAATCTTTTGCGCGTGTTCACCACCCAACAATAAATGATCTTGCATTTTTAATACAAAATTTTTAAATATTAAATATAGTGCATAACAAAAGCCTTTGCAAGAAATTTGTTCTTTTTTTTGTTTATCCATCAAATGTTTTTCAATAAGTATTTGTAATTTTGGACTATTTTTTAGTAAAAATGAATATTTTGTTTTTTCAATAACGTTCTTTTTTGTATCATCGTTAATTTTTTTTTGTATTTCAAATTTTTTTTGAATATCATTATTTTGTAAATCTGTTTTTATTTTCGGTACATTTATTTGATTCATTAATACTATTTAAAAAACATATTTAAGTAATTTAAATATATTTATTTACCTGATAATTCGCCCGCATTATCCACCGCATTATCCACCGCATTATCCACCGCATTATCAACAGTCTTATCAACAGTGTTATTATCAATATCTTCTTCTTTGTCCGTCATTCCTAATTTTTTTTTAATTTCTTTTATATCTATGAGTATATTTTCCTTTGATTTTTGACATTCCATATTATCTTGAATACTATTCACAAATTTTTTAACTGTATTTATGATATTACCATCTTTTGATTTATCTTTAAAATTATCTTCAAATAACACATCTTTTGACTTTTTATCTTTAATTGTCAATCCAATATTTATTTTCACTTCAATTTGATTAATATCTGTGTCTATTTTAACATTTTCATTAAAATAATAATCAATATCGTTTATTTTTTTTTCATCAGTAATATTAAAAATTGTATCCATATTTGTTAATATAAACATTTTATCAGATGTTGGATTTACAAGTTTATTATTTGAATTTAACTTTATAAATTGAGCATCTCTCTCTTTTTTATCTTTTATTTGATTTTCCAACTCCAATTTTACTAATTCCGGATTTGCATATTTAAAAAATACCTTTGCTGGTTTAAATTCACTATTAATTTTAAAATATTTACGTACATAATTTTTTAAATTATCCATTATAAAATGTTTATAGGTATATGGTTTTATTACAAGATTTGCATTCGCTATGTTTTTTAGAACTATTTTCATTATTATTTTGTCTAAATTTTCATCCACATTATTATTGAATAATTTTTTATATTTTTCTAAAAAAAATTGTTTAACATTTTCCATACCATCTTTAAGTTTTTTAATTATTTTTATAAATTGTGTAATTATTTTATTTTTATCTTTAATGTCATCTTGAATGTCATCTTTAAAATTGGTTATATATTTCAATTTTTTTTTTGAACGGATTAATAAGGTATAAATATAAATATAAATAATTAAACCCGAATCCAAATAACTAGTGTCTGCATTTAAAAGAGATTTATTATATTTAAAATCAAGTATTGTATTAAAATAAACAATGGTCTTTTCAAAAGATTTTGTTTCTTTCTTTGTTTCTTTCTTTTTTGTCGGATTAAAAGTTCTTACATAACCAGTAAGTACTTTTATTTGATTTATAAATTTTTTTTTGATTGTTAAAGTTTTAATAACTTTTTTTAATTCTTTTTCATTTAGTTTAATAATTTCTTCCGTATGTTTTTTTGTTTTTTTAACAAATTCTTTGAAATTCAATTCAGAATTATTATTATTTTTATCGTATTTTTTTTCAAATTCTTTTTTTTCTTCATTATATTTTTTTGAAATAAGGTTTTTTTTTTCGGTACCTTCGGAACTTGGAACGTGGAGACATATTGTCCCACTTTTCATAGTTGAATAAACTAATTTCAAATTATCATATGGTACATTATCCATAAAAATAATTTTTTTATTTGTTTTAACTTTTAAACCGTTAACATCCAAAAAATAAAAAGGTAATTTGTCTAAAGGTTCTATAAATTTTATTAAAAAATATGGTACTTTTTTATTTTTATTAAAATCTTTAGAACCTGTTCCCTGCATTCCATAACTGATGACGATTGCTTCTCTATTATGATTTGAATGTTTTGGATTATCATATAAAACAATATCATTTTCATCAATAAATGGATAAGTTTCACTAACATTATTAAAAATATAGTATTTTTTCCCACAAACAGATTCGCATTTATATTTTATTTTAACTTTGAAATCAACTTCTCCAACTCTTTTACATTTTGTACTGGTCTTTTTTATTCTTTTTAATCTATCTTCATTTTCTTTTTTCTTTCGGTTTTCTTCTTTAATTTTTGCCTCTTGAATGCGCGCTTCTGCCTCAATCTTTCCTTTCATTTTTATTTCTTCATTTACCAATCTTTCTTTTTTTTCTTCTTCTTTTGTTTTTTTGTCCATTAATATATTTATTAGAGAATTAAAAACTAAGTTTTTAGTTTTTAATTATAATGAAAAATGTTTTATATTTTTTAACATTCCTTTATGTTTTTCCGTTTTTTTGGCTTTTTGTAAAATTTCCATAGCTTTATTGATTTCATCTTCTGTTACTTCTCCGTCACCATTCAAATCCAATATATCTTCAAATTCGCGAAGTTTATGCGGTATTATACAAAAACGACTATTTTCATTTAATAAATAACCTATTAAAACATTAAAAATTGCAGTAATTGTTAACGCAATTAATACATCCCGCGTACCCAACCAACTAACCGCGAATATCATTAAATGTCTACCCAAAGATTTTTTTAAATATTTTTCTTGTGATTTTGAAACTTCAATTTTTACAAACCGTGATCCTATATTCAATAAGATCATAACAAACCCGGCAAATAATTTGCTATTATTTATTTTACCTAAAAATAAATGAACGTGGTTTGGTAACATATTAATATATATTGATATAATTTATTTAAAGATCTTTTGTTGATGCTATTGTATTTTTTTCACCAGATGTTTTCATAAAACGATCCAAATCCGTAATGCTAAATCCTAAATAATTCTGTAATTTGTTCGTTACATTTTTCATATCATCTAAACCAACAAATCCTTCCTTTTCGTCTTCTCCTTTCTTCTTTTTTTCTTCTTTCTTCTTTTTTTCTTCTACCTCATCTTCTTCTTCTTCAACTTCTTCATTGTGTGTGTGATCATCTTCCCCGTGTTTTTCACCTTCTTTCATACCCTCCTTCCCTTTAAACCCCTGTGCTCTATCAGCATTTTCTGTTGATTTTTCTACCAATGTGGCGAGAGTACCACCTAACAGATTTCCTTCTGCAAACCCTTCTCTATTATCGTGAAGCAATACGACTATTATACTCGCGAATATAATAGCACAAGCTAAATCACAATCTAATGCAAAATATAATAATATACAAACTAAGACAACTCTACCAAGTGTTTGTTTTGAAAAATTTTTAAGAGTTTGAGGTGTATTATACATTAGAATAATTAATAAAAACCCCAAAATAAAACTTAAGTTTTGTTTTTTGAAATACATCATATATATAAATTACTATATATATTTTTCAAGTTATTATAAATAATTTTTTATCTCTTTTTTTTATAAGAATGCAATCACTTGGATATAGCGAAATTGAAACAATGGAAAATTTAGATAATAAATATGATAGCAAAAAACAAAAGAAAAATAAAACATTTAAAAAAAGGATGCAACCCAGTAAAGAAAAAATGACAGGTAAAAATGTTGAAAATTTCCTAAATTTAATGAAAGATGTCGGAAATAATGATTCCACAGATGGCTCAGGTTTAGCAGATTTTAATCCTCCTCCTAAACCATTAATAACAAAACAACCAGATGATATAATTGAAAATGATAATATCGCCAATAATTCTGTCGCCGATAATTCTATCTCCGATAATGATTTTAATAATTTAGATGATTATGCAGCTAATGAAAAATATTACAACCAATACATACCATATTATACCGAATCACAAAATCAGCCAAAAATATTAGATAATAAAGATAAACTATTTGAAAAATTAAATTATATGATTCATCTTTTAGAAGAAGAAAAGGATTCAAAAACAAATAATATTACAGAAGAATTGGTATTATATATGTTTTTAGGCGTTTTTGTTATTTTCATCGTTGATTCATTTGCAAGAGTTAGCAAATACAAACGTTAATTTTAAACGTTAAAGTAAACAAAAAATATCTTTGCTTTCTTTCGGCAAATAAGCAAAATTATAAAAATAATACGAATTTATAAATGTTTTTATGGGTTTATACTTTTCCAATAATAGTTTAAGAATTTTATTATTATTTGAAATATTTTCAATAAAAACGATTTGACTTTCAATATCTTTAGAAATAAGATTTAATGATATCATAAACCCTAAAGTAAAAATATTATTCTCAATATTTTTATTTACATAACTGGACATAAATTCCAAACTATTTTTATTATTATACGTAGTATATGGGTTTTTAAAAACATAATATCCCTGAAATACTTCATTTATCATTAACCCGGTAATAAATATGTGATTTTTTTCAATTAAATAAAAAATGTGCCCCAAATTAACAGCAATAAAGCAGTTAAAATGTTTTTTACTTTCCATAAAAATTTGATAAAATTTATTCATATTTGTTTTATTAATGAATACAATATTTATATTTGGCATATTAAAATTTAGACACATTTCCCAATTATTATGATCAAACATATAATTTTTATAAGAAGTCAATGGCACGACCATAGATGTATTGACATTTTCTCTTTTAAAAAATGATACAATATTATTGGATTTATTTCTAGTGTGACAATAGTGAGTATATATCTGTTTACCAGCATAATTTTTTTTTCTGTGTTTTGAATTAACACATAAATAATCAACATAATTAATCGTCATTTTATTACCATCCAAATAACAATCCAATGGTTTAGAAGTCATACAAGATAATATTTCGTTGTTGTATATTTTCATTGAAACAAAAGATTTATCATTATGATTTTTAAAATTATCCATTATGGCATTTTCGGATGGATTATAAAATTCAGAAGAATTTGGTAAGAAATTTGATTTTATAAAATCTATAAAAAGGTCTTTTTTTTCAGTAGGTATATTATTTGCATTATAAAAATTAATATCAAAATCGTAAAATTTATTTTTTATTGGTAATTTATCTTGAATAATACCGGGTGGAAACATCCAATAATTTAATTTATGATAATGAAAAACAGGTTGTCTTGACCAAAAAGGATATTTTAATTTAAAATATGCTATACATAAACATATTATAATTGAAACGATTACAATAATATTTAAAAATGATTCAAACATAGTGTATGATTTGATTATAAATATTTAATTTATACTTATAATCTAAGCCTTTTTTAAAATATATAAATATTGATATTGATAATTACATTTTATCATATCTATTTTGCCTTGTAAAATAAATCCAGCTGATTTAGCTAATCCTAATATATTTTTTTGCGTATCCATAAATAATGTATGCTTATTTTGTCTAACATTCCCACTTGAATCATCTTTAAATGTTTCATCAAATATGGCGAGATTTTTATGTTTTTGCAATTTAAAATCCGCTTTGTATTGGAAATCTTTAAATTTAACCAATGAATTGGTAATTCTTTTTTTTGCATATTTTTGCGGTGATACGGCTATTAATACATCTGCGGCATTAACAATTGGGTTAAATTTATCACGATTTACCAAATGCAATGTTAATGTTCCATCTTTTTTTAACCACTCATAAGCATTTTTGAAAAAAGGTAATTTATTTTCCATATAATAAATAGTAAAATAAGTACATAAAATATGAGTGAATGAATTTGGAGGATGTGACATAGAATCTAATGCATTTGAATTGACAAAATCACACCCGGGGAATTTTTTTGATGCTTTTTCAACCATAGCTTTAGATTTATCAACACCTTTTATTGTATAACCTTTTTTTACAAATTTGTCTACTAAATTCCCAGTACCACATCCGATATCTAATATTTTACTGTTTTTTTTGGTGGGTTCCGTTGCATGACATATTTCAGTTAATTCAAATTTTAATTTAGATATATCCTCTGATAAGTCATCGTAATAATCAACGTAAAAATCATCATATAAATCATCATTTTCTTTAATAATATATTTATCCATTTGTGCAAATCCCTCACGTTTCGGATTATTTAAATTATATTTTCTTATTAATAAAAGTAATAATGCCGATATTACAAACACTTTTAGCCAAATGGAAGATTTATTATATAATTTAGACATATTTGTTAAATTTTTTTGTAATATTTTTGGAAAATTATTAATAATTTTACTAATTTTTTTGGGAGAAAAAATCATTATTATGTATTATTATATTATTTTTTTTTTTAGATTTTTTATATAAATATGTCAAAAATAAAAATTGATGATAAAAGGACAATTAAAGAATTTAAATCTGTGACATTTTCAAAATTTAAAAAGAGCGAAGTCAAAAAAGAGCTTTTAAAATGTTTGTTGTCTAGCAATATTGAACAATCCTGTTATTGGTCGGCCGAATTTATTTGTTCAGGTGATTTTTTATATTTATGGAATACTTTATTTTTTTTTACAAGTAAATATATTCATATTGGGAATCCTAAATTGCCACTGTATATTGATTCTAGATTAAATATATTTAAAAATATTGTTAATCAAGGTTATTCAACCGATATATTAAAATTAAGAAATAATTCAAATATAAGAAAACTATTTATAGAAGTTATTGCTGTTATTTGTTATTCAAAAAAAAAAAGTTCGTATGATATACCAAAAATAAATGAATCGGCTTTCAATATGATAGAAATTACCCATAAACTTATAGCAAAACATAAAAAAGCTGGTTATAAAATATTTAAAAATGAAGATCCTCGTGAAATATTTATAGCAATAAATGAGTTGGCTTGGAATATACATTATAAATACAAAGATACACAGCGTGCAATATATTGGTTAGAATGGATTATGGAATATGAAAAATTATGTAAAAGGAAAAAAATTATTAAAAAATGTGCAACAAGGAATATGCCTGTAGAAAGTAAATATCAAAAAGATATGATATGGATTGTATGGGATATTATATTAGCCGAAGCGAAACAAAACCCAGGGTTATCTAAAATAATCAATGCATTGCTAAATTTATTTTGCCTCAAGTATAAGGATAGTTCAAAGAATAAAAGAAAACTATTAATATATTATGCAATTTCTTTACTAACAGAATCATATGATACGACATTACCAATTGTAAATAATACAAATTTAGTAGAAAATATGAAAAAAAATTCGGATGAAATTTATAAACAAATTAAAAAAAATGAAATAACTCCCAAAACAAATTACCTGTTTAATAATGTACACGAAAAAAATTTAGAAAACACAATAAATAAATTAGATAAAATAAATTCGCTTACATTTATTCCAAGAAATTAATAATTTTTTTACTTTAGGAAAAAATTATATTTATATAATGTATAATGCCAATAGGAGGAATAAGACGACAATTAGCGAAGTCAGCAGACAGTGGTAAATGTGGAAATAAAGCGGGATTACCATCAACCGTTGGTGTATCACTTTCTCAGAGGCGCATATTTAAAATAACTGCCGGGAACTGTTGCAAAAACAAAAAAATTGACGGGTGTCGCGGTCCAAAAGATAGACAAATTAAGTAATATTTTTTTTTTCATCAAATTCTTTCAATTGAATAATTTGATGTACTTGTTCTTTTTGTTGTTGTTTTACTTCATTACTTTCTTTTATAATAAAATTACGAACTATTTTTAACATTATCCTACTAATTGTATTATTCACAATTTGAAATATTTTTATAATTCCACCAGTTACGCCAATTATTCCAAACATATCCAATGAAACATTTGACCGTAATAACCAAATATCAGATAATATACCCATCAATATTGAATTAGTAATGATTAACACAGTCTCCAATATGAACTTAAATCTGTCTTTCACTTTATTATTCACTTCATAATTTGGTAGTTTTTTTATATCTATAAATAAATCTTCATAATATAATGGTTTAGATGCTGTATAGTATACTATTTTTGGGAAATTCCAAAATAAAATCGCCGACACAAAGCCAACAATTAAGGGGAAATAAATAAAATTATGAAATTCTTCAAAAGGTAATAACGCAACAACACCTATAAATGGTAAAAAATACCTTTTAATTTTTATTTTTTTACAATCATTTTTACATTTTATACAATCATTTTATACATTTATCATTGGAACACATTTAATTAAATATTTAATAAAATATTTAAATATATTTATTAAATGGATTAGCAATTAAATTTATATTAATTAATTTAAATATAACTATTTTTTATATGAGTCTAGGACAATTTAGCGAATTTATGGATAATATAAAAGTTAATATGGCACAATCTGGTGGAGATTTTAACAGTTTCAAAGAAAACTTTTCCAATTCCATTAAGACAATGAATTCCCAAAATTCACAATATTCAAGTGATCCAAATGTTTCTTTTTCACCTATGGAAACGACTAGCTTAGGGGCACAACCAGAAAAATTTACAATGTGGTTTTTATTTAAAATAGTTTTAGGATTAACGTTATTTTTAATTTTAGGATTTAATATTTATACTTATTTAAACACAGGTTCCGATGCATTTACATTTTATATTGGTAATTTTCTTTCAAAAGGAAAAAATAAAATAAAAAATATTTTCAATAAAGGCGATTTAAAGAAATCAACCGACGTTGATGATATTTATGGTTCTTTAGATTTATCAGCAAAAAATTTGGCAAATAAAGAAAAGGGTGAAGATTCAAAATTAAAAAAAATGGTTGAGAAAGGTGGTTCTTTAGAAAGTAGCGTTAAAGGTGATAAAAGAGACAAAAATTTTTTTGAAAACGACGCAGACGACGCAAGCGATGAAAGCGATGAAAACGATGATGACAGCGACGATGGTGAAGATAAAAAAAAATTAATAAATGAAAAAGCCGAGAAAGAAACTGATCCCGAAAAAAAATACGGAAAAAATTATGCAGCCAGTAGCGTATTAGATTTAAAACTAACAAAAACACCGGGATACTGTTATGTAGGAACGGATAGAAATGTTAGAACGTGTGTGAATGTTACAACTGGCGACAAATGTGCATCAGGTAAGGTCTTTCCAACGATGGACTTATGTGTAAATCCAAACCTTAAAGAATAAAATATATAATTATATTTAAATATTTTATTTAAAAAACCAGCGGGTTGATAAATATGGTGGAAATGGCGATGATACGCCGCCCGAAGACATATTTGGCCCCTTTTGCACCAATCTCTGAATCTCCATACTGGTTAATGCTCTGTTAAAATATCGCAACGTTGATTGTTCACCACTAAATCCGTCGGCTTGTGTAATATAAATATTACCGTAGTTTTGTTTTGCAACGTGTTGTAACTCGTGTCTAACTACAATTGTGCCATTGACATATACATCTAAATTTCTATTTTCAAGACGAATTATCACATTTATCCATTTTTTTAAAGGTATATCTGGGATCCTTATACTTTCATTGCCTTCAAATGTTTGCATTACAACGTGTAATATATTTGATGTTCCGTCTAAATATAAGCCGGGTCCATTAATAGTCATCATACCATCAATTAATCCAGAATTTGTACTGCTTGTTGGTGCAGCATTACCTTTATTAAAAATATGTTTAATTGTACCACCTCTATATGTTGTAAAGTTATCATCATTAAAATATAACCAAGTTGAATATGTGAATTCCATACCCATATCTTGATTATTTGATCTTAAAATCGGTTTTGAATTTTTTTCGCCGGGTCTTGTTGATATTTTCTCTGATATATTTCCTTGAAATCTACCCGCTTTTATTATTGGGTTTTCTTTTGGTCCTAAAAGACTATGTAAAATTCCCACTGCCAAGCGCATTAAAAATATAAATATTATTAAAACTAATAATATGAAAACAACTTTTGCCACTAAAGTATTTGAATTTAAAAATTCTTGTGGTCCCCCAACTAAGTTATTATTTCCAAATTGTTTGAATACACCGTCATCATTAGGTTTCATTAAACTTTTAGCTGCATCGGTTACATCTGTTATTGGATTATTCTCCATTAGCTATATCTATATATTATATATAAAAATATTTAGATATTAAATTGTTAAAACACCTTCTTCTTTATTATCAACATAATATGCAAATTTCATCTTATATCTACCTAATAAATTATCCCATATTCCTTTGGACGGACCCTCCTTATATAATTCATAAACTTCTCTAGGATTCAATGTTCTTGCATAATATCTAACTTTTGCAATAAAACCATCATACCCACCATTTGGACAGATATGTATATCGGCATCTTCTGCAATTCTTGGTGCAGCACCCAATAATGTTGTTTTTACCAATTTACCATCAATATATGAATCAATTGATTGGTTATTTGTCGTTATTACAACGTGTGTCCATTTTTGCAAAGGTATATTTTTTATTCCTGATGATTTTTTTGATTCCGATGATTCTATTGTTGCTAAAGTAATCAGTAAATTATTAACATTGCTCTCTAGTGAAATTTCGGGACTGGCTGTATTACCAGTACCTTTCTTAATTATAACTTTTGGTTTACCTGTTTCCCAACTGCTTATATACATCCAAAATGAGTATGCAAAAAAATTTGAATCTTTATTACCGTTAATGTCTTCGGATTTAATTATTGTTTCAGTTTTTGCATCACCCATATCTAATAAATTTGAAGTTGAAGCGTCTCTAAAAAGCCATTTATATAAAGAATGGATAATTAGAACAATTACAACATAAAACAAAATTTTTTTAATGTCCATAATATAATATTAACTTAGAAATTATCTATTCGTAATATTTCTAAATCGTTGGCGGATTTTTATCCTTAAAATAATTGTAATTTGTTTTTATTCTGGATTTTGAAATATAGGTTGGGTAATATACAACATTGCAAATGCCGCCGCCTATCCCACTTGTACCCACCGCGTCTTCATCTCCGACAACCAAACTATTGAATGCTTTATACGATACCATATTATCAACACTCGCGACTAATTCACCGTTTAAAAATATATCGATTACACCGCCAACATAATTAATAACTAAATTGTGCCATTTTTGAAGTTTAAATTTTGGTTTTTTATATATAAGTACCATATCGTTATTCGCGTCGTCCATTTCTGATTTTTTTGATCGTATTTCTTTTTCAATATCATACTTTTTTTTTTCTAAACTTAAAATTTTATATGTATCAATTTTTATTTTAACACCCGGGACTTTGTTTAATTCGGATTCCTTTTTCTCCTTTTCAATATCCTCCATAATTTTTTCTAATTCCAATTCTTTTACTTTAATAAATGCTAAAGTCTTTTTTAAACCTGAATCATTTGATGCATTTATCTTTACCTTTTTTGATTCTATAATTAATTCATTGTTTTTACCATTATAATAAATAGTTGGTTCCCCATTATAACTAATAATTTTGGTTTTTTTAGTATAATTGTGACTATAATTAGGAGATTGTGAATGTACAAAAAACCAACACGATACTGCATAATTGTATTTTAATTGCTCAACTTGCGATTCATTGAATTTTTTTATTGGTATGAACTTTTGCATTCTAAAATACATAGGTTTATTCAATGCAATTGTGCCTTTTTGTAAAGGACCTCCAGATTTTGATTTTATTTTTTCCAAATTTTCTATTTGATCCTCAATTTCTCCTATTACTGTATTAAATAATAGTATATTACTAGCATTCATTTGTATATGTTTTACCATTGTGGATAATGTTTTTTTACAAAAGTCTGATTTTTTTTTGTTCAATATTTTATCACATTCGTTTGCATTTTTATAACCATAACTAAATAATAATGCTTTTAATTGATTTTCTTTGATATCTTTATCTAAATTTTCTATCTTTATTTTTTCCCAAGCGGATTCATTTAAACCTGCTGAAATAATTGGTGTGTCGGCGAATGGATTGACATTCTTTGCTAGATTTTTTATAGTGTCTTTCTTATCTGTAAGAAATTTTGTTACAATACCAATAACATCGGTATTTTGGGGTGTAATTTCTTCTTCAAATATACCCGATTTTTCATTTTGTGTTATTTTTTTTGTTGTTATCCCATTAACGGTGTTTAAATCAATTTTTACTAAAGGATCTCTCATCGGTTTAAATTTTTTAATATTTTCAATGGCTCTTTCTAATTTAATTTTTTTATTTTTCAAATTATCAATTTGCATTGTTATTTTTTCTTTCTTTCCACTTTCATTTGAAATGTAAATATACATTCTATTTCTCAATGCTGGTAATAATATTAAACTCAGAATTATAGAAATTTCAATCGCAAAAATAATAAATACAATTCTTGGGCTAGATTTAAATTCAAAATATAAATAATTAACTAAATCAATAAATAAACACGGGATAACAAATAATGCGTGATAAATAAATTTAATGTATGGGTTTTTACTTATGAATTCATTTATTTTTTTTTGGAAAATAACTGTTATGCTCGCTAATATTATAACAGCACTTAGTGCTATCAATATCATAGATAAAAATTTAGAACCCGCCTCGCTAGTTGCTGCATAAAATAACAACAATGCGAATAAAAACAGAGCAACGCCAATAAATATAATGGAATATGTGTAATAACTTGTCTTATTTATAAATATATTTTTTAAATCTTCTGGTTTGGATTCCATAACTTCTTTATTAAATTGATTAACCAATAATGATGTAAAAATTACAAATCCAAATAATAAAGCTATGCCGCCGATTAATGTTGAATTTCTTTTTGCCATTCCGCGACCGCTCATATCTGGCATTTTATCACTGACGTTTCGTTTGACGGTAAACCAAGCAAACGGTGCAAATGAATTAAAAAATTTGTTGTGGATACCGGTTTCTTCTTTTTGCATTGGGCGCGCATATCCATTTTTTTTTCTCGTATCTATTATTTCTGTTTGATATACTGTCAATGTAGGCATAAATGATGGTTTTGCTATAAATTTATTACCACCAACAGGATACCCACCCTGTTCAATTAATTTATTTTTTATATCTTCCATTCCATCTAACATTTCCGCAAATCCAGCATTAAAATCAAGTGTGTCCGAATTGTTTTTAATTTCAAATAATTTTGTACCCAACCCCTTTATCACGCCGCCATCCGGATCCTTTCCATCTGGATATATATTTTGATAATGCCTTACCATTGCTTTTTCATCCATATACTGTATGTTTGTGGTGAGTTTTTTTTTGGTCGCACCGACATTATAAGAAATGTCATATACTTTGTCGTCTTCCTTTAACCAATCAGCATTAGCAGCCGCATCAGCATCATCAGTAGCCTTCGGTATATTTATTGATATTATTCCTTTATAATTTGTTATATCGTTTTTCTTCAATACTTGTATAAACGCGTCCTTATGTGAAATTTGATTAACAAAATCGTTATGTGAAAGATCTATTTTTATAATATCGCCAGTCATTGTTATACCAGATGTTATTGTATAAACAATATCAAACATTTTTAATTTTACCATTTTTTTGGCTGTGGTGGTTGTAACACATTTATCTAAAACGGAATCATAATATTCATTCTCTTCGGTGCACATTGGTAAACAATCATCTTTTATTGGGAAACTTGTTTTTTCTTCTCCATTGTTTTTTATTTCGGTCCCGGGTGGACATTTTTCACATTGTCTTGAAAATAAGTTATAATAATCCATACCGTTATCGCACGCTCTTGGGAGACAATATGTTTCATTATTTTCCGTCCATTTTTTCAAATCTGGATTTTTTTCATCACATTTAACATCCGTTCTTACATAATAATTTCCAACATTGGAATTATCATCTTTTACAGAATCAGTAACAGGTGCAACAGTACGATTCTCGCGTTCTCCGCACCATTTAATATCATTCAGTCGCACACCCCCATTTTCAATTTTCATAACAAATTTATTATCAATAAAAATTTCAACATCGTGTTTATGGTTTTTATTGATTCTTATTAAATATCTTATTGTGAATCCCGGAATATAATTGTCTGGTCCAAATTTTTTAACACCGTAATCGGACAAGTTAGCTTGATAAGTTTGTCCATTTTTGTCTTTAAAAATATAGTTGTTTAATGGGTCATTTTTATCAGAACCATTTCCTTGGATACCCAATGTAAACCCCGAATGTTTCCCATTTGTAGCCAAACTATACACGCCCTTTTTATATCCTTTTTTGCCCCATTTTCTCAATAATACACCGGATTTTTTAGGTATTGTTAACTGAGCTTCCCAGTTATCAATATCAAATGTATCATCGCCTGTTTTTTGATTAACAAATTTATAATGTTTCGTTATAAAATCAACACTGGTATTTGTATCGTATACATCAAAAATATTGTGATCATAAACATTTGCTTTACTTTTAATTCTAATTTTCGTCGCGGTGTCGCCATCTGCTGTAATCTTTTTGTCTGACCACGAATGGGTGTCTTCTTGACTTGTTTGGAAACTCGCTGGATCATCATTATCCCCCCCTTTTAAAAAATCAATGAAATGGTCTTGTTTTTTGGGTTCTCCATTGGTGTCAAATTCCCTCGCTTTAACCTCAGTAAAAGCATTTAGGGTTTCGTGTAGTTGTCCCGTGTCTCCATCTAAAATTTTTCCTATTGATATATAACCAGCTGCGTCGCGAAATCCTTGGAGTTGTTGGTGATTAAATTTTTTTATTATTTTTCCATTTATTTCCACATCATACAAATAATAATATTGTCTATCCTTTTGAATTTTGTCTTCATTTTTAACTTTTCTATAATCATTATTTATACTAGTGCTAACGATGGGTTGGTTTAAATACCATAATTGTTCAGTATCAGTGTCTTCCTTATTATTGTTATATTTATAATATACTTTGTTAATTTTACCAATATTATTGTTAGAATCTCCGATGGATATTAAAGCCCCATTATTGATTGTTTTATATTTACCTTTGTTTATTTTGTTTTTTGCTGCTCTAATACCATCGTTAACTTTTGAAAACATTAACGATTTGATATAGTCATAATTATATATTATGATCATTGTTAAAATAAATAAACTGCCTGTCAAGACCAATGCACTATCTAAACGTACGTGTTTCCAAGATTTAGCACCTTCCACTATGGTATCTTTATCGGGCCAAAATGTGTTCACCGTTTTAACAATAAATTTATTTATACCGTCTTTTATACCAAATATTTTTTTTATATTACTTTCCATAAATTTTGATATACCCCCACTACCACCTTTATCTTCTGGTAATGAAATATATTTATAAATTTTAACACCAAAAAAACTACCCATCAATGTTAAAAATATAATAATTGGTATATAAACCAACACTGGTAATACAAATTTAGCTATTTCAAGTGATTTATCAGTTTCTTTTTCCTGTTGTTTTTCCTTTTCATTTTCTTCTTTTGAATTAAAAAGAAAATCCATAAGTTAATATATATATATTTAAAATATATATTAAATTTCATTATAATCTATTTAATAAGGTTTTTTGCCCATGACAATTTCTACATAAAGCTTCTAAATTATTAACGTGGTTTGTTCCACCGTGTTGCAATTCAATTTTGTGGTCAATTTCAAAAGAAGCGTCTAAAATTTTCTGACATTTACCACATTTCCAATTTTGATTTGACGCCACATATTTTTTTTTACTTTCACTAACACTTCTTTTATTGGTATTTCCCGAATTTAACATTCTTTTCATTTGCGGCGTTTGATGGGTGATGACATTTGAATTTTGATAACCTTTGTTTAAACTGTTAAATCCCTCGCTAATATTTGTAAAATCTAAAATAGGAGATAATAGGTCTTTCGTATTTTTATCAATCGGCATATGACGTATTAAACTATTTGCGTGTAAAAACATATTTTTTGATTCTAATGGATGTTTTTTCAAAAACATATAAATAGACAATCCAATAAAACCGTACATTATCATTCTATAATATTTTTTACCATTCAATAAATACGCCGTGTATTTCCCATCGTGATAAGTATTCATTATAAAAAATATAGTAATCATTATTACCCATAATCCTATTCTCATATAAATTAACGTTATATTATTCTATTAAATGTAATGTAAAATATTTTCTATTTAATTTCAATTTTTTGGTTTTTTTTATAGTGCTTTTTTTTAAGCGTTTCTGTCTTGTTTTTACATCACACCTTTTATTTAAAAACTTTTTTATTTTCTTATCTCTTTTTTCTCTTGGCCATTTTTCTATTCGTTGTATCTTTTCATAAGAAAGTTTGTCTAATTCTGATACTATTTTGTTATGATCGCATAATTCTCTCATAGTCATTTTATGAAAAGCTTTTTCACTTTTATATAAAAATGAAGTGTATTTTTTATTTGCCATTTTTATTAGTTCATAAAATATTTAAAAAAATATTACTTCATTGTATATAAATGGAAAATGATTATGGTGATAAAAATATACAAAATTTTCATTGCATAAAGCATAAAAGATTACGAAAAGAAATTTGCCTTTTACATAGATGTATAAATGGAAACGATGATTTTTTAAATTATTATAATAAAATTAAAATAAAGTTGGCCGATAATAATATTATTGAAAATATTATTTCCATTGATATTATTGAAGAAAACCACATTGCTTTGGTAATAATTTTACAAGAAAAATATACATCAATGGTGTCAATGATATTTCCTAAAGAATATCCATTTAGACCACCGAAAGTAAAAATATCTGAATTGGATTATACAGATTTTTTAGGAGAATATCAAAAATCTGAATTGGATAAAAGAAAAAAATGTTTATGTTGCAATACAATAATTTGTAGACATAATTGGGCACCCAATAAAGATTTATTTGACGTTGTTATTGAAATATATGATTTATTGAATGTGCTTTATTTGCCAATAAATGAAAATTTATATAAATCAATAATGAATAAACATCTTGGTTATCTCATTGATTAAGAATTTTTATAATAATACAATGATAATGATAACAAAAAGAATATAGTACCGGAATACATTAATTTTTTTTTATTTTTGATACTTTCTTTATTGATTATTTCCTTGGGTTTGTAATGTTGGTAATATTCTTCTAAACTTCCATAGAATGAAACCGTTTTTAAATTTAATTTTTTATTTATTTTATTAAATAAAAAGTGTATCCACTTCATAAAAGATGTTCGTGAATTTAAATAAGGTGCTACTGGAAAATCATCTAATAATTTTTCTAAAAATTTCCCCATTGGATCATCGGGGAAAAAAACGGGTAAATTTTGAATGAAACTATAGTATTTTCTAATAGTCACTTCATTTGGATATAATGGGTAATTTAAAGACATTGTTTGCAAAGTAAATTTTAAATGTGGTAACCAAACCTCGTATCTTAATTTCATTATATAGGTAAAAATATTAAAAGATTAAACATTAAACATATATTATGAATAAAAAATATTATAATAGTTTTTGTAATAATTGCGGGAAAAATGGACACCAATTTCAAAATTGTAAAAAACCAATTATAAGTACGGGAATCATTAACTTTAAAAAAGAAAATGATACAATCAAATATTTATTAATTTGTAGAAAAGATTCTTTGGGATATGTTGATTTTTTAAGAGGTAAATATAATTTAAGTAATAAAATTCAATTATTAAATTTATTCAATGAGATGACAACTGTGGAAAAAGATAAAATTTTAAATAATGATTTTAATTTTTTATGGTCTGAATTATGGGGTAATTTTGTTGGTAATCAATATAAAAATGAAGAAAAAAATTCTAAAGACAAATTTAATAAATTAAAAAATAAAGAAATATATGATTTAAATTTAGAAATATTATTAAATAGCAGCAACACTAAATGGGATGCGCCGGAATGGGGGTTTCCAAAAGGAAGGAGAAATAGTGGAGAAAATGATATTAATTGTGCAGTAAGAGAATATATGGAAGAAACTGGTCATCCGAGAATGTCATTTGAAATTATACAGAATATTTTACCATTTGAAGAAATATTTACTGGTTCAAATTACAAATCTTATAAACATAAATATTACTTGGCTGTAAATAAATTAAAAGTTGGCAATTCAAATTTTCAAAAAAGCGAGGTTAGCGATATGAAGTGGATGACTTTAGAGGAAACATTGAAAGCTATAAGACCATATGGTTTTGAAAAAATTGAAATTATTAAAAAAATAGATAAAATATTAAATAAATATAGTTTATTAGTATAATATATCAATATAATTATGTATAATATGAAAGGTGGATATAAATCATTGGTTAATTTTTCAAATATGTTGAATGCTGGCATCATTGATGTTGGTGAAACAATTTATTTTAAGATTAAAAATACGGAAGGTAAAAAAATAAAAATACCATTAAAAATACATTCAGATGGTATTTTAGAATATAATAATGAATTTTATTCAGATAACGAAGGTTTATTTATATTACCAATTAATAATGATGAAATAAAATTACCTGAATATTTAAAATATGATGATGATAATCATCCAGTTATTAAAAAATCTAATAATTTATTTTCAGCAATGAAAATAAAAGAAAACATTGTTTATAAATCAAGTGACCGAAAAGCTGCGCATAAATTTATGTATACTAAAAAAACAAATAAAAATTTATATTTATTAGTTAAAAAAAATATTTCAAAAATAAAAGCAGTTCAGGAAATTGACGATTCTGTCAGTTCAACAAAAAAATGGTTAAACAATGGTATTGAAATGAAAGGATTGGGTACAAATTCCAAAGGCAGGACAAGTTCATTGCGTTATTATTTGTCTGAAAAAAATATATATTTTAAAGCATTTGAAAAATGGAGTTATAAAAATATTTTATTGTTTATTGATGATTTCAATAGTCAAAAACTTAAAAGACATAAAGTATTAAAAATTAATAAAAAATTTGCAAAAGAGAAAGAAAAGGAAGAAAAGGAAGAAAAGGACCAACCGGACAAGAAGAAAGAGGAAGAAAAGGAAGAAAAGGACCAACCGGACAAGAAGAAAGAGGAAGAAAAGGAAGAAAAGGACCAACAGGACAAGAAGAAAGAGGAAGAAAAGGAAGAAAAGGAAGAAAAGGACCAACAGGACAAGAAGAAAGAGGAAGAAAAAGAATTAAAAGAAGCCAAAGAAATTACATTGAAAGAATACATAAAAATATCAAACTTTGTAAAAGAACAAAATGTAGAAGACTTTAAAAAAACAAGAAAAAATGTTAATAGACTTGCAAAATCGGATAAAGATGATAGATATACATATTTAAATGGTAAGGGAAAAAGGAACCATTTAAGATATAAAATTTATAAAAAAAAGACATATTTATCTTTACCTGAAAAATGGAAAGGTAAAACTGAAGCATTTGAATTGTTTAAAAAAAAATTCTCAAAAAAAATGGATACAGACACTAAAATTATACCCGACGCAAAGGAAGAATCAGAAGAAGAAAAAGAAGATGAAGACGCTGAAGAAGAAAAAGATGAAGAGGAAAAAGAAGATGAAGACGCTGATGAGGAAGAAGAAGAGGAAAAAGATGAGGAAGAAGAAGAGGAAAAAGAAGATGAAGACGCTGATGAGGAAAAAGATGAGACAGAAGAAAAAGATAAGGCAGAAGAAGATGAGGCAGAAAAAGATGAGGCAGAAGAAGAGGAAAATGAAGACGCTGATGAGGAAAAAGAAGATGAAAAAGATGAAGAAGACGCAGAAGATGAGGAAAAAGAAGATGCAGAAGATGAGGAAAAAGAAGACGCAGAAGATGAGGAAAATGAAGACGCAGAAGATGAGGAAAAAGATGAAGAAGACGCGGAAGATGAGGAAAATGAAGACGCAGAAGAAGACGCAGAAGAAGACGCAGAAGAAGACGCAGATGAAAAAGAAGAAGACGCGGAAGATGAGGAAAATGAAGACGCAGAAGATGAGGAAAAAGATGAAGAAGACGCAGATGAAAAAGAAGAAGACGCGGAAGATGAGGAAAATGAAGACGCAGAAGAAGACGCAGAAAAAGACACAGAAAAAGACGCAGAAGACGCAGAAAAAGACGCAGAAGAAGACGCAGAAGAAGACGCAGAAGAAGACGCAGAAGAAGACGCAGAAGAAGACGCAGAAAAAGACGCAGAAGACGCAGAAGAAGACGCAGAAGAAGACGCAGAAGACGCAGAAAAAGACGCAGAAAAAGACGCAGACAAGGAAGAAGAGAAAGACGACGATATTGTTGCCGGTGAATGTAAAAATATCATAGATTCCATTGATAAAGATGATATGAACGTTGATAATCCAGAATATAAAAAATATTTAAAATGTGTTGAAAATGAAAATGCTGATTTATTTAAAAATTTAGATAGTTATAATTATTTGTATCCGCATTTAGACGATGTTGATTTTAATAAAAAAATATTTTTAAAAAAAGAATTTAATAATACAAAATACGACGAAGTAAGCAAAAGCGATTTTGACGAAATAGAAAATATAAGTCAAAAAAAATGCAATAGAAAAATATTTCAATTATCACCCCATCAATTATTTGTTAAGAATTTCTTGTCTTTTGATACACCATATAATAGTTTATTATTATATCACGGATTGGGCACTGGCAAAACTTGTTCTAGTATTTCTGTCGCGGAGGAGATGCGATATTATTTAAAACAAATGAATATCAATAAAAAAATAATTATTGTTGCCAGTCCAGTTGTTCAAGAAAATTATAGACTGCAATTATTTGATGAGAGAAAATTAAAAAAAAAGGGAAATCAATGGGATATTCAATCTTGCACTGGGAATTCATTTATTAAAGAGATAAATCCAATTAATTCAAAAATTTCAAAAAACAAATTAATTACTCTAATAAAAAAAATAATAAAACGATCCTATGAATTTATGGGTTATCTTGAATTTTCAAACAGAATTACATCATTGTATAATAAATTTAAAGTAAATGATGATAAAAATACAAACAATAGAAAAAAAGCTTTAATTAATAAAGAATTTTCTAGAAAATTAATTATAATAGATGAAGTACAAAATATAAGAAACTTAAAAAAATTAAAAGCATCATCCGAAAATTTTCTGGATCTTGTAAAATATGCAAAAAATCTTAAATTAATGTTATTAACGGCAACACCTATATATAATAATCCTCAAGAAATAATATGGTTATTAAATCTAATGAATTTAAATGATAATCGGGCGCCATTAGAAATAAAGGATATATTCAATGATACTGGCGATTTGTTAATTGGAAATGATGGTGAAGAAATAGGAAAAGAAATATTGGAAAGGAAAATGAGAGGTTATGTATCATATGTTCGCGGAGAAGATCCTTTCTCATTCCCAAATGCAATTTATCCAGCTGATTATGAATCTGAAAATTCAATAAAAATAAAATTAGCAAATCAACAATGGGCATATCCAACAATACAATTAAACGAAGCCGTTATCAAAGAAGATATGCAAATAAAATTTTTAGATTTATTTATCACCAATGTTGGGTTTGAACAAAATAAAATGTATAATTATTTAATGAAAATGTTAAAAATTAAACATCCAATTTTAAAAAATAAAAAGAAAGGGATACAATACACAATTTTAGATGGTCCATTACAAATATTAAATATGTCATATCCACACACAGGAATACCAGCAGAAAAGACAATTGACAATGATATGTCAACTGAGTTATATGGAAAACAGGGGTTGTTGAGAGTGATGGATGAAGATGATCCAAAAAAAAATGGTTTTGCTTATATTAACGATGAGAGAATTTTCTCCAAAGAAAATCTTGTAAAATATAGTGGAAAATTATCAGTTATTATGGATAAAGTTGAAAAATCAGAAGGTATAATATTAATTTACTCACAATATATCGACGGCGGTTGCATACCAATAGCATTAGCTTTGGAAGAAATGGGTTTCACAAGATATGGTGATAAATCATCACTTTTCAAGACTCCACCGAAAGACCAATTAATGATTGTTGGTGATGAAGCAGAAAAAACGCAATTTCCTGCAAAATATATAATGATAACTGGCGATTCAGTTATTTCGGGTAGAAATAAAAAAGAATTAAAAGCTTGTACAGATCCTAAAAACATTAACGGAGAAATTGTGAAAGTTGTTATAATATCAAAAGCTGGGAGCGAAGGGTTAGATTTTAAGAATATTAGACAAGTTCATATATTGGAACCGTGGTATAATTTCAATAGAACAAGTCAAACAATCGGCAGAGCTATAAGAAATTTAAGCCATTGCAATTTAAAATATCCAAAAAGAAATACACAAATATTTTTATATGCCTCTGAATTATTCAATGATGGTGATATCCAAAACCACGAGGAATTGGAATCCGCCGATTTATATATTTATCGTTTGGCCGAAAGAAAAGGTGTGAAAATAGGAAAAATTAGTAAAATATTAAAAAAAAACGCTGTTGACTGTCTATTAAATAGACCACAAACACAAATGAGTATTCAAAATACATATAATAAACAAGTTAAGCAAATTTTATCAAACGGCGAAGAAATAGAAATAGTATTGGGAGATAAAGATTACAGCGTGCAGTGTGATTTTGAAAATTGCCCTTTTCAATGTTCTTCAAATGGCGATGGTGACATTGATAAACACACCTTCAATGAAACATTTTTAAATATTAATTATGATGTTATATCAACCAAGATAAAAGATTTATTTAAAGATCAATACCTATATAAAAAATCTGATTTAATAAAAAAAATCAATATATCTAAGAAATATAATTTAGATGAAATTAACTCTGCTTTAAATTATATGATTGAAAATAATGAATATTTAGTTGACAAATTGAGTCGCATAGGAAAATTAAAAAATATAGATCAGTATTATTTATTTCACCCAATAAATATAAATGAAACAATGGCCCTGACAAATTATAAAATGAGACAACCGATACCCAATAAAATAGAAAAAAATGAAATATTAATTGCGAAGGATGATAAATTACAACAATTGGGTACATCTGAAAATTTTATAAATGATTTAAAACTTCAAATCTTATTTGTATTAAATTTGAGTAGTGTTATGAAACCAACATTCAGTTGGGTAAAAGCTGCAAAAAGAGTTATTGTTAGTTTAACAAAAATTAAATATTTTGATGAAAATATTTTAAACGAATTTGTAATATATCACATTATTGATATTTTAACATATAATGAAAAGAAACATTTATTAAAAGTATTTTCACTTTATAAAAATGAAGAAACCAAAACGTCAAGAGAGGACAAATTATTTTACGACCACCTTGAATTATATTTTCAAACCAACCGAATAGAAAACGGGGGTTTATTTTATTTTATATTAAGAAATGACGATGATATTATTTATAAATTTAAATTATTAACATTTAATAATGATACTAAAAAAATAGATGAAATTAAGATGGTCGCAAGTATTTTAAAAAAAATTAAAGATAACTTTAAATTAAATATTATGGATATTAATGAATTATTTGGATTTCTAAGTAAATTTAAAAATAGTAATAGATATGTTTTCAAAATAAAAAAAATAAAAGGTGTAAAAAATAACACAGGGAGAAAATGTGGGGGAAATAAATCAGAATTAATAAAAATTGTAAATAATTTATATTCAACATATTTCACCATTATAGAACAACCGAAAGACAAAGAAAGATATTTTAAATCAGAAAATTCTTTAAAATATAATAAAATTAATAATTTTGATGATATTGATACTATATTGAAATTGGATCCAATAAAATTATGCATTGAGATTGAATTATTATTTAGATATCTAGATTATGATAAACGATCTGATAAAAAACGTTTCTTTTTTTCAACAATAGAGGAAAATATCTATAATTTAAAAAAAATTCCTTTAAATGACGAAACAACAAATATATTTTTTAATTAAATTGAAAATATTATTTAAATATTATTTAAATATATTTATATTATAAGTTATTATGTCTAAGAAATCATCTATTTATTCAAAAAATGTATTGCATCGGAAAATTTCCATACCTATTCATTTAATAGGATCAAATTTAATTAATATTATTAATATGAAATTGATAAAATTATTTGAGGGTAAATGTTCAAAAGAAGGATATATTAAAAACGGCAGTATTCAAATATTAACATATTCTTCTGGTGTTTTGGAAGATAATTTTATATTATTTGATGTTTCTTTTGAATGTTTAATTTGTAGACCTGTTGAAGGTATGCGAATTTTATGCAAAATAGATAATATTACTAAGGCAGGTATACGTGCATCATATCATAATCAAATAGAATCGCCCGTAACTATATTTTTAGCGCGAGATCATTATGCAAATAATCCATTATTTTTGAAATTAGAGGAAGGTGATTTAATAAATGTTAAAGTAATTGGCACACGTTTTGAATTAAATGACAAAAATGTGTATATTATAGCCGAATTATTAAAAAAAGTAAAAAACAAAAAAGTAAAAAACAAAAAAAATAAAACACAAAAAAAATAAATAAAAATATTAGAAATTTATTTTAACTTAAACTCTAATAATGGTATATTATTTATATGGAAAATAAAAAAAATATCAACGAATTAAAAAAATTAAATAATATCGTGAATAAATTAAATGAAATTCATCACAGAAAAATTTTTGATATAATTAATGAAAATAATATTAAATATTCTGAAAACAGAAATGGTGTATTTGTTAATTTAAATAATTTATCTTCAAATATTTTAGATAAAATTAAACAATATATTGAATATATAAAAATTCAAGAAAAAAATATTTCTAATTTTGAAAATATAAAGAAAGAATTTAAGAAAGATTTTTTTACAGATGTTAAAAAAGAAGATAAAGATAAAAATGCTGTAAATAATAATAATGAAAACGTTAAATTGTATTGATGAATTTTTTTTAAATAAAACAAATATTAATAAAACTATTAAAAATATTTGTTTTATAGATGAAATAAATAAAGAAAAGCAAGAAAAGCAAGAAAAGCAAGAAAAGCAAGAAAAGCAAGAAAAGCAAGAAAAGCAAGAAAAGCAACTCGATATTGTTGAAAAAGATAAATTATTTTGGTTTTGGTATATTTTTGAACACGGTTACGATAATTATGAAATGTTGGGAAAAAATACATATAAAACAGAAATGGAAATTAAAACCAATTTAGTAGAATTAATTCATAAAAGAAAAAAAGAATTTAAAAATTTTAAATTTAAAATGAATGACATTGAACAAGATATATTATATTCAAAAAATATTTCAATTAAGTCGTTTATTATAATTCTTTTTATGCATAAAATAAATTTAATATATTATACGGATGTAGTTTATTATGAAAATATAATTTTTGATAAATCTATCGTTATTTATTATGATAAAATTAATAATATTTACGAATTGAAAGAAAATGATATAGAATCAATAAAGGATGAAAAATATATAATAACTTCTTTAGATAAACAACTCAAAGCAATATCAAATTATAAAGCGAGCGATATTAAGAGTATTGCAGAAAAATTAGATATAAATATTATGAAAGATGATAAAAAAACATTTACAAAAAAGGAATTATATGAAAAAATTCTACAAAAAATTTCTTAAATTGAAATAATTAAATATATATAAAATAATATCATTTTGTATATATAAATGTCTAGAAAATCTAAAGTAGAAGGACCAAAATTAGAAGAATATATTGGTTTGTTTCGTAAAACAAAAAATAAAAGAGATGAATTGGAGGTAAGGTTTGGTACTAAATATTATAATCCAATAACTAAAATAAAATTTAATAACACATTAAAAAAACTGAAATCAATAGGATTTATTCAAATGGAATCCGAAAGTTACCATTTGAATATTCAAAATGAATATATTGACCCAAATACGGGAAAACAAAAATTATCTAATATAAGGACAACGATAAAGGGGTTATATAATATACAAAAATATTGTAAAACAAATATATTCGATACCAGCAATATTCCCGATTATATTAGTTTTATGCAGAAATTCCGCAAATCAATACGTGGTCAAGAAAGTAGGTTAGAATGGATTGATTATCACGATCACGAGTTCCGTGTAAATTATAAAGAAGAAAAGGTATTAGACAAATCAAATCGTTTATTGGATAACATATTAAATAGTTGGATAGATTCAAGAAAAACGTTTCGTTTAATTAAAAGAGTAACATTGGTTCACCCAGAATCTCCATATAAATTTGATTTTAGTATTATAAAAACATCAAGCAATGTAAGAGGTAAATCTTGGTTAAAACCAACGCATTCTATTCAAGAATCAAATGTTTTTGAAAATTCGGAACATTATGAAATAGAGTTGGAACTGTTGAATAAAAAATGCTATTCTTTACAAGAAGATGAAATTATAATGAAAGTAAAAAGAGGAATTCAGCATTTATTGAGTGGGTTACAAAATACAAATTATCCAGTATCATACACGGAGTTAAATAATGTTTTAAAAGAATATTTACAAATCACAAAAACCCCTGAAGAATTTAAACAATTAGCAGAAGACAATGGTTATAATAGAAAAAATAGAAAAAAAAGATGGAATTTTATTGGACCATCCACCGTTAGTTTGGAAATGAATAATATCGTACCATTAACCAGCGAATATGTTTCAATGGAAAATGTAAATCACCCATATACTGTTACTGAAAAGGCAGATGGTACCAGAAAGCTATTATTTATTGCTTCTAATAAAAAAGTATATTTGATAGATATAAATTTAAATTTTGAATTCACTGGATTGATTTGTAAAAATAGTGATTATGAAAATACAATTATTGATGGCGAACACGTATTATATGATAAACACGGTAAATATATTAATTATTATATGTGTTTTGATATTTATTGGTTAAATGGTGAGGATTGTCGCATCTATGCATTTTCAGATATCGAAGGTATGAAATATGATAAGAAAATAGATGAACCAAAATTTAGATTTATTGAGTTAAATAGGGTTATAAAAAATGCTAATTTAACTTCTATTAGTAAAAATGATATTATAATGAATATTCAAATAAAAACATTTTATTCAAATGGGGATATATCTATATTTGATCAATGTAAAAAAATATTAGATGCTGAAAAAATGGGAGGATTTGTATATGAAACTGATGGTTTAATTTTTACACCAATTAATAAATCCGTTGGTTCAACAAAATTAGGAATACTTGAAAAAAATAAAACTTGGCCATTGAGTTTTAAATGGAAACCGCCAAAATATAATACTATTGATTTCCTAGTTTCAACAAAAAAAAATAATAATGAGACCGATGTTATTCATAATATTTACAATGAAGGGAAAGATATGTTACAAAATGAACAAATACAATATTATAAAACACTACAATTAAGGGTTGGGTTTGATGAAAATAAACACGGGTTTTTAAATCCCTGCGAAGATGTGATGGAAAACAAAATATACACAAACAGAGAAGATAAAAATAATTATAAACCAGTACCATTTTATCCAACAAATCCAACGCCAAATTTTCCAATCCATATTTGTAATTTATTATTAAAAAATAAGGACGGGAGACAACAACTGTTGACCGAAAATGGCGAAGAAGAAATTACAGATAATACGATTGTGGAATTTCGTTTTAAAAAAGATGCAAAAGAATATTGGCAATGGGTCCCCATTCGCGTAAGGTATGATAAAACGAGTGATTATAAAAAGGGTGGTAGAAATTATGGCAATGCGTATCACGTTGCGCAAAGTGTCTGGCGATCTATAAATCTACCCATTACCGATGAAATTATAACAACTGGTATTGGCATTATTGAAAATAATTTAGACGACGATGTTTATTATAATAGAAAATCAAAAGAAACATTTACAAAATCATTGCGTGATTTTCACAATCGTTATGTTAAGAGTAAATTAATAACATCTGTTGCAAATAGAGGTAATACATTAATGGATATGTCAGTTGGTAAGGCTGGTGACATTCAAAAATGGTTGAATGCAAATTTATCATTCGTATTTGGCATTGACTATTCAAAGGATAATATTGAAAATAAAATGGATGGCGCTTGTGCAAGATATATTAAAACCAAAAGAAAAAGAAGAAATATGTTTGATGCTTTATTTATACACGGTGATAGTGCTGAAAATATTAAACGCACTGATGCAGCTAAAAGTGATAAAGGAAAAATGGTAATAAATGCGTTATCGGGTGTTGGTTCAAAAGATAAAAAAATGTTAGGCGAAGGTGTATATAAAAAATGGGGAATTGCGAAAAATGGATTTAATATTATTTCCAATCAATTTTCAATTCATTATTTCTTTAAAGACAATAAGACATTAAATGGTTTTATTAGAAATTGTTCAGAATATTGCGCAGTTGGAGGTTATATGATTGGAACTTGTTACAATGGAAAAAAAATATTCAATAGTTTAAAGGAAAAGGCAATTAACGAAAGTATATTTCTAATGGAACAAGAAAAAAAAATATGGTCTATTACAAAATTATATAAAAATGAAGAAATGCCTGATACAACTGATTGTTTAGGATATACGATAGATGTTTATCAAGAGTCTATTAATAAAAGTTTTAAAGAATATTTGGTTAATTTTGATTATTTTAAAATAATTATGGAAAATTATGGGTTTGCAGTGTTAACAATTGAAGAGGCAAATGAAATAGGATTGCCTAATTCATTGGGAAGTTTTGAAGATTTATTTATAAATATGAGTGAAGAACATAAATCAAAAAGATTGGATAAAAAACAAATAGGCGATGCTCTAAGTATGACCCAGAATGAAAAGGAAATTAGTTTCTATAATAATTACTTTGTATTTAAAAAAATAAGGAATGTAAATACGAAAAATGTATATAATATTGAAATTGCAAAAACGGATACTGGTCAATTAGACGAAATGAAAAAAAGTCGCGAAACAATAAAAAAAATAATGGCTGAAAGAATTTCTAAGAAAGTTAATAAAAAATTTAATAAAAAGTTAAAACTTCCAAATATGGGAGAAGAAACAAAAGAATAAAAACATTTATTTAAAAATATTTTCAAAGTTATTTAAAAATATTTTCAAAGTTATTTAAAAATATTTTCACAAGTTTTATTTAATAATGATTATAAATGATCTAACTATTTTTTCAAATCATTTTAAAATACATAATAAAATATATGGTTCAATTAAATTTACAACATTAATGGGTTTGTCACTCCAATTGCCGATTATTCAGCGTTTAAAAGACACAAATAAAATTAATGAAATTGTTAAATATCAGGAAGATATATTTAAAAAAACAACAAAATTTAATTTTTTAGGCATCATTAATATTCATTGTTGTAAAGAAGATAATAAAAATTATTTAACAGACGGTCAACATCGTTATGAATCAATAAAAGAATTATTAAATAAAGGATATTGTGGTGAAAATGAAATTATTTTAGAAATTGTATCTGTTGAAACAAAGAAAGAATATGAGTCAAATTATAAAATAATTAATAAGAATACACCTTTACCTGAATTTTCAGAAACTATTGATAAAAATATACCCGAAAGCGTATTTTTATATTTTGAAAAAAAATTCCCGAATATTTGGAAACTAAGCAACAGACCTTCGCGACCATTTATGAACAAAAATCATTTTCAAGAAGCTGTCGGTTTTTTGGTTGAAAGTTTAAATAATTATTTAAATTGTGATGCAAATGCCGAAGACATTATTGAATGTATTGATTGTGTTAATACTTCTATGAAAAATTGGGCGATGGATAAATTTACTTCATATAGAAAAATAAATAAACCAGAAGCTATGAGAGAAAAATGCATAAAAAATGGTGACTGTTGGTTGGGTATGGTACCGCACGTTACAGATAGATATGGGTATGAATGGATAAAAAATATTATTACAAATAAAACAGGTGTTGAAATAAAAAAAGAAAGAAAGAAATCATTAAAAAAACGAATCGGGATAAGAACCAAACGAGACGTTTGGGATAAATATGTCGGTAAACAATATGGTGAAGCCAATTGCTATAGTTGTAGAAAAAATATTGTCCATCAATCTGAATTTGAGGCTGGACACGTTATGTCAACGGCATCATTATTAGAACAAAATAAAGAAGATAATATATCTGTAGTTAATTTAAGACCCATTTGCTCATCTTGTAATAAAAGTATGGGCAAAATTCATATGAGAGAATTTATTAGCGAATTTTATCCGCAAAATTTAAATTATTTTGATAATAATACTCATCCAATTATTTTAAAAAATAAAAAGGTAGATAATAAAGTGCTATCTAATGCGGTTCTAGATAATAAATCCAATAAAGAAAGTAACCGGGGATTTTTTAAAAATATTTTTTCATTTTCAAATTAAATAACCATTTAAAATAGTTTAAAAATTTATCATTATTATATTTAGTTTAATGTCATATTATAAAATACCTTCAAATCTAAATATAAATATTGATGAAAATACATATAAATTAATATTAAAACCAATGGATGAAGATATAAATCAAATTTGTAGTTTTAATTTATCAAATTATTTAAAATCATCAAAAGAAAAAATTGATGCTGTATATAATTATTGGGATCAAGTTAAAATTTACACAAATCCTTTTGAATTTATACACACCAACATTCCAAATAATAATATATCAATAAGCAAATATAAACCAATATCAAGAGCTTTTTATAAATTATTGGAAATTTACAATATGTTTAATTTATTAGATTACGCGCAACCAATCAAGACCTTTCATTTAGCTGAAGGTCCAGGTGGATTTATAGAAGCAACAATGTATTTACGAAAAAATACAAAAGATGCTTATTATGGAATGACGTTATTGGAGGATGATAAAAATACACCAGGTTGGAAGAAAAGCATAGATTTTTTAGAAAAATATCCAAATATTAATATTGAAAAGGGTGTTGATAACACTGGTAATCTGTATAATGAAGAAAATTATAAACATTGTTGTAAAACATATAAAGATTCTTTTGAAATTATAACAGGGGACGGTGGTATTGATTTTTCACAAGATTTTAATAATCAAGAAGTATTGGCAAGTCGTTTAATATTAACTCAAGTATTTTATGCGCTATCAATGCAAAAAAAAAATGGAACTTTTATTTTAAAGATTTTTGATATATTCAATAAAACTTCGGTTGACATTGTTTATTTATTATCCTATTATTATAAAACTGTTTATATTGTAAAACCAAATTCAAGTCGTTATGCTAATTCTGAAAAATATATTGTATGTAGATATTTTAAGAATACTTTGAATATTAATATTAAAAAGAAATTTTTTGGAATTTTAAAGCTTTTAAATAATATAAAATTTGAAAATTACAATATTACGTCAATTCTCAATCTTGATCAAAATTTATACTTTTTAAATATTATACAAGAAATTAATCATATTTTGGGTCAAAGACAAATGGAAAATATTTTATACACAATTAAATTAATTGGGAATAAAGATAAATATAAGGAAAAAATTGAAAAAATGAAAAATACAAATATTCAAAGATCTATAAAATGGTGCGAGGACAATGGTGTGGAGATTAACAGAATTAAAGATATTGTTAATACTAGAAACATATTTTTGAATTATTAATTTTATAACTATAGTATAATATGAAAACTATAAAAGTTATAAAATTAAACTATAAAAAAACAAAAAATAAAACAAAAAAGAAAACAAAAAATAAAACAAACGCGAAACGGATAAAACAATGCGATGATTATATTAAACCAGTCAATTTTATATTTGGTTACGGTAGTTTGATTAATTCTTATTCTAGAAAATACACTGGGAAAGGGTTTATAGGAAGTGCAATACCGGTTGAATTATCAAAAAAAGCGGGTTATAAACGCATATGGACCTGTAAAAAAAGTAAGTATGGCAATTACAGTTTTCTCGGATTAACAAAAGATAAAAACCCACATAATATAAATGGTATATTAACACCTATTTATAAATGTATTCGTAATTTTGATAAAAGGGAAAAAGGTTATAAAAGAATAAAAATAAAATATGACCCGAAAAGACAAAATGTTATAAAAGCTTTATCTTGGCAAAAAATGCCAAATTATCCTTGTAATATTTATATTTATACGGTAAAAAAAGAATTAAATAATATGCCAAATAAAGACTGTCCCATATCGCAAAATTACGTGGATGTTGTAATAAGTGGTTGCTTGGAATATGGTAATGAATTTTGTAAAAAGTTTTTAAAAAACACGTTTAACTGGCGAGATAAAGACAATAAAATTAATTGGAAAAATGATCGTAAAATAAATACTAGACGTTGGGTAAAAAATAATAATAAGAAAAATAGAATAAAAATAGATAAATTATTGAAAAAATATATTCCAAAAATTTATAAAGATCGTCATTAATTTTTAGGTGGGCAACGCAACAACGACGTACCCATTTGTCCACCATAATGATATGGTTTGCATTGTTTCTTTACAACCACGTTTGTTTTATTCCAAGCTTTTATTGTATCACAACGTTTGTTGTATATATTATTGTGTTTATTGCCATTTTTTAATGCAGCTATTCTATTTCTACTTGAGACCGCGCCAGTTTGAAGAAATTTAGGATTGTTGTGTTTTATAACCGTTTTATTTATTTTTGTTGGATTCATTATATTAGGCGTTTCAGTGCTACGATTTGGGAATTTAAAATTTTGCTCATATTTTCTGTTTCTATTTTCAAGAAGAGTTGATGATGACATAAAATTTTTCCTATTTTTTTCTCTTTGTATTCGTTGACTTTCGGTATACCTTATCCTCCATTTATTATCGCGTATCTCGCAAATTTTTGGATTATCAACACTTAAAGCTAAAGGATCTTTAAAAATAACTTGATTCGTAATGGGATTACCACATATATCAAGACATCTATTTCCACATATCCTTTGTTTTCTCCAATGATTATAAGGCATTCTGTTTTTTTGCTTAAATGTGCCTTTATTACACTCATTATTGCTGCTGTGAATTTTTTCAAATCTATCATTAACATACTCAGTATAAAATTCATTATTCATAATATGGTTATATCCGCGACTCATTTATAATTATAATAAATATTTTAAATCTAATAACAATTATCTGCAGACATTTGATTTGTTGAACCTCGCGCACGACCCCTTGCTTTATCTTGGATATTACATCGTTCTTTATTTGTTGCATTAAATATAAAGCTTTTTCCAACGCCATTATATCTTGGTTTTCCGGCAAAATATTCACCATTGCATTTTGATGTATTGGTGGTATCACATCTTTTAGAACCCCTAATTGTTTCTAATTTAAGTCTATCAAGTCTTGAGCTACTAGATACGGCGCCTTGGACATTGTAATTTTTGTTGTTCGGTTTCCAAATAACTTTATGATCTTTGGTAGTACAATCTTTATTTTCACAATTTTTCCCACCGTATCCGCCAACTTCATAAGTAGTTGTATTATCCGCTGCTTTATTTGTTGGTAATCTGTGTTTATAAGACATTTTCTTTATTTTTAAATAATCATTATAGGAATAATTATATTTGTTTGATTGACCAAGTTCTGCACTTGTTGTAGGTTGGTTTCTCCTATATGAGTGTAATCTACTGCGACCACACTCAATTCCAGCTGCGTTATCCACCGAAAATCTATTTTTATATGTATCATTGAAATTACCACGTTTTCTCAATGCTTCCATTTCTTCTTTATTGTTTCTCACTCGCCGATTATTTCTAATATTACCACAACCATCGCTACAAGTTGATAAATCGTATTTAATGGCGAATCTTGGATTATTTTTCGGTATCCCTATATAATTACAAGGTTTAGTTGTTTTACAACCAGATATTTTAAATTTTCGCGACCAATACATTTTATATAATAAATAGATAATATATTATTGAAAAAAATAACTATTATATATAATGGAAATAATTTGTATAATTGTAATTTTTTTCTTTTTAGGACTGTTTATAAATAATATGTTACCAATATTAGAAGGGTTGGATTGTAGTGGTGGCTTTGTTTACAACAAAGATGGGGAAGTCGGTGAGTTGGGCGATGAAGACCAGGCAACATATAATGAAAATAAAGCGAAACGTGAAGAAAATTTAAAAACTGAATCTTGTATCCGCGAATTAAATAATGAAAATGTTGCTTTAGTAAAATCATATAATGATGATCAACTAATTCCTTTTGATTCCAGTTATAAAAAAAATATAGTACCAACGTCTATATCATTTAAAGATACACAGGAAAAATTTTTAAAATCACTATCAGCATTAGATGAACTTGTTAAAGATGACGCCGGAAATGATAAAAAAAAAGAAGAAGAAGAAACCGAGTGTGGTGAAATTGGCGATCCTTTGGGTGCATCGCCACACGAAGATATTGGAAAACCTATAGATTCAAAGGGTGCTAGTTGTAGTTAAATGTATTTTTATTAAAATATATTTAATATTTATAATATGATAGAAATATGTTATAAAACACTTTGTGTCATTTTAGGTTTATTTATATTAAGTTTATTTTTATATGAAATTATAAAAAATAATAATATATATAAACCTAAAATAATTGAAGGGGTTGATGTATCCGATGCAGAGATAAAAAAAATGAGTAATGTATCAAGTGAACTACAAAGAATGAAGCTTGCCCAATCAAATATAATAAAGGAAATAAATAGTGTAAAAACCAATACAAATAGAATGAAAAAAAAATTGAGCGATAAAAACGATGAGATCCAAAATAATTTAAAAGCTGCAGAAAAACAAGCCGAAGATGCTAAAAGCGGGAAAAATGTTTGTCCCGTCTGTTAATCTATCTGGAACAAACAAAATGACCATTATTTGATGAAAAAATCAATGTTTTTCTTGATTTATTTTTATTGACATACATAATACAATATTTATTATATTGATGTTTAATATTTACACAAAACAATTCACAAATTAATAATAAAAATGGATCACAAATGGATGTTAAATGACCATTTGATATATCATTTATATTATATTCATTTATCCAGCTTATATGTTCTTCCATTTCTTGTTCTCTCAATATGTTATTTTGCCATAATACATTGATCATTTTTATATTATTTTTTTTTAAAAAATTTATTAAATTTACAGGACTTTTAGATTTATCAAACTTAACATAGTCAAAATCCTCTTTTTTCAGCGATTTTATTATTCCGTCCCAAAAACAAGTCATATATATTATGATCAATATATTAATATTTACTAAATTTTTTATTATCATATATGCATTTAATTAATTATATCAATTCTTTTTTGTTCGTTTTCATTTGATCTATCTGATGAATCTTCATCAAATTCGGCAGTTTCATCAAATTGATCTTTTTCTCCACGCAAAAAACCCAATAAAGGATTTTCTTCAAATGATAATATTTCTTCGGTGCTTCCAATATTAAGAATGACTGTTTTTAAGGTTTTATTATGTTTTGTATAAAAGTGTAATCTATATATATTATTTATTACCGTTATTAATATAGAAGAATATACATAAAATAGCGAAAGGTTTAAAATGAGACAAAAATAATAATAATATAAAAATAAAAAACTCTGAATATTATATCTATACATATAACATCTCATTGATTTATAATGTTCGTTTGGAAATAATATATTGCATTTAAAATAAAATTTCATAGCATAATACATCTCAAAAAAGAAAGATGATAATGAATAATAAAATAAAGCATATGTTATATAAAATAAATCTTCATTTTTTATTTGATTTTCAAATAAAATTAATAAACTTGAATTATTATAAAAATTCAATGTGCGAATCATAAAAAAGTTAGTAGCTATTTCTATACAACCAATAATCAATGTAATAATCCAAATCATTATCACGTGAATAATATAAAAACCATTAATATCTATTAAAAATTTATTAAAATATTCTACATCGCCTCTTTTAAATTTATAACTATATTTGCAAATTTCACAAGAATTTCTTTTTTCTGGATTAGAAAGATTTACTTCTCTCCATTGATTTAAACAATCATTATGGATATATTTTAAACCACCTTTACATAAACACGGCGATATATAGTCTTTATCATCTTTTTCTAAACAATATCTGCAGGTTTTAGAATTTATAGGAATATTTTGATACTCTGAATTATATAATTCATTTATTTTGAATTCATTTATTTTGAATTCATTTATTTTGAATTCTTTAGTTGAAATATGATTTACATAATTATTAAGTTTTATAATTCTATTCATTTAATAATTATTGAAATATTATTTTATTATATTTTATTAAATTATATTATAATGAGGGAAGGATTAAAAAATGATGATGCAAAAGATGATCCAGATCACGCCAAACACGAATATTTAGGACAAACATATCTTTATCATAAAAATATTATGGCTCCCGATGAAATTGGTATGACACCAGAAGGTTCGTTGGATGCATTGGTTAAAAATGTCGCTGGATTGGTAAGTTACGGGCAAGTACTCATAACGGGTGACGGACACGCGAATGCAAAAGTTAAACGCGAAGAACGCGATGAAGTTCTGGGTGATAAATTTTTTATGAAAACAATGGGTACTTGTTATCCAATTAAAGTAGACTCTAGTGGAAAGCCAGAAGGACCATATTTATATAACGATAATGGTTCCACAGGTAAAGATTGTAAGGATGGAGACGATAAATGTGATTTTATTTATTATAAGAAGAAAGAAGATGGCGACACTGCTGATGTGGAATGGACCGGCGAAGGCGCCCGAGAAACAGAACGTAGATATATATATATAGATAATTTACCAACCGGTAAAATACCGGGACTAGGTACTTTAAAGGGTATGCGGGGTTTAATACCGGGTATGATAGAAAATTTGGGAGCATTTAACCCAATGGGGTTGCTAAATTCATTAACAGCGCCGAGTGTCCCACCGTGTGTGAAATTAAATATGGAAACTATAGAATTTATGGATGATGGCGCTAACTCATCTGATTGGCATCACAAATATGGAACCGACGCACATCACGTTGCTCTTTCTGACGTCTATGATTTAAATCCGTGTAGTTTTGATTTGGGGGGTGGAACAGTTGGGACAAATCCTATTTCAGAGAAGGTGGGTAGCGACTGTCCAAAACACGCGTCGGAAACTTTTAAAAATTTATTTAATGGGGAAAAAGATGATAATACAATATTGAAATTAAAAGACAAACCAATTGCAAAACTATTTAATATGAGTTTCGGGTTATTAATGGCTTATTTATTATGGAAAGTTTTACAAAAAGAAAGTAGAATCTAATTGTTAAAAGTATTTAAATAATTATTATTTATTATTATTTAAATGGGATCTTCAGCATCAATAAAATTAAAATGTCCAAAAGACTACGATAAAGACAATTTTGCAATGATTTTAAAATTATATGATCATTTGGATAGCAATGGTGATCAAGTAATTGAAACTATGGAATTAAAAGATATTGCAAATCTTCATATTAATAATAATATTACCGAAATATCAAATTTAAAAATAAAGGAAAACGATGATTATAAATATAAATTGGATAAAGCTAAATTAAAATATGAAAAAAATAAAGCGGATTTGAAATTATTACACGAAGAAACTATTGAAAAAATTACTAATTCGCATAAAATTAACGATGAAGGAATTGTTGCTAAAATTAAACATTTAAATAATCTCACGAAAGAACAAAAATGTTTAACATTTTTAAAAGTTGTTAGTTGCGATGGAATACATATTGAATTTTGGAAATTCTTTGAATATATGAAAAACAGAACTGGGGATATTAAAAATATTACATTTGAATAATGTTTTTATGATATATATGAATGTGATATGAATAATGCTAATAAATAGAATATTGTACCCAATAAAATATGAAATAAAGAAGTTATTTTAAATTTAATATTTAATTTATTTAAAATTCTTTGGTGTGGTGAAAAATCATTAACAGGTGATACACCCCAAAAAATAGAATTGATTAATAATATTGCAATTACCACAAATTTAAACATAATAATTATTATTATTATTATATTTATTATAATTAAACTTGTTTAAGTTTTTATAACTTATTTGGTCCTGGTGCTAGTCCTGGTGCTAGTCCTGGTGCTAGTCCTGGTGCTAGTCTAGCTGTTGGTGCGGGTGGCGCAGTCTGGGTACCGGGCGTTTGTGGTGCCATTGCTACCCCTTTACCCTGAACATTATCTTGAATGGGTTGTTTACAACAGGGGCATTTTGCTGGATCTTTTGTACGTTTATTAATCCATTCACCAATAACACCGAACTGATCTTTTAATTTTTTAAAATCAACCTCTAATTTTTTAAAATCACTCATAGCAATACGTGATAAATCATCACCTTTTAATTCTGGTTTTTTAATCATATCTGTGGCGGCGGTGGCGGCTGTGGCGACTGTATTTCTAACTTCCGCAAAACGATCATTAACATTATTTAATTGTTTTCCAATTCCATTTAAAAAGGCATTTGTTTGTTTTGCTGCAGGAGTGTTTTCGGGAACAGTTGCAATTTGAGTATTCGGTTTTTCTTCTTTTCCAAAAAAATTTGGAACCCAATCAGTCCAAGCTCCACCAGATTGTCTTCTTCTACGGCGTCTACGGGATTTTTTTTTATTAAATTTCCTGTTTAATTTAATACTTCTTTTACGGTTTCGTCTTAATCTTCCCATACTTTTTGATTTCCTTTTTTTTTTATTTGATTTTGTCATATATATATATATATTTTATATTAAAAAATATATATAATTAAACTCTTTTAAATAATTCCAAAGCAACTAAACCTCCAGCAATTTGTGCTAAAATATATGGAGCAGCATCATTCATACTTATTTTCTTTGCAGCAACCATCATAATACTAACAGCTGGGTTAAAGTGTCCTCCCGATATTTTCCCACCCACCATAATCGCAATTGCCAACGCCAAACCTATCGCCAAAGGATGCCCAACAGCTATTATAACATAAAGAAAAAATGCAGTTCCTAAAAATTCAACTAATAATTTTTGAAACATTATAATATTATATTAGATATTAAAATGTTTTAAAAATTCATTCTTGGGAAAATGCCGACAAATTTAGTTCTAATCCCGGAATCACCACTGGACCCTGTTTTATTCCCCTTTGCACTTAAATTATTTAATCCCCACAGTTGTGCATATTTTTCTTTACTATTTTTCACATCATAATAATTTGTTCTAACTTGAACCTTTTTAATCAATGCAATTCTACTACTATTATCTGCTGTTGGACCTACATTTTTTGAATCGCCAGATTGGTCATAAGTCTTGCGCACAGTCACTAAAAGATTCTTAATATTTGTATTTGACATATATAAGTATTGTACATATTTTTTTTTTATAATAATGAATTATCCAAACGTTGATTCCGCACACACATAAATGTATAAAAACCCATCTTCATCCTTATTTTTATTGTAAATTTCTGACATATAATTATTTGTTTGTAATAGTTTATCACCAACAAAAAAATACATCGCCTGAGAGGAGTTTAATTTTATACGCTTTCTTATTATTTGCATAAAATATGCTGATTTTAAATCATCGGGTAATAAATATTTATGTTTATATAATTCGGGTAATTTTTTAGAAACATCGCAAATTACGGGGATTCTATTTGGATATTTTTCCATAATTAGCTTGGATTGTTCCTTTCTTTTTTCTAAAGTTATTTGTTTTTTAAAATGACTATATCCTAAATAATCAACATAATCGTCAACTTTATTATTAATTATTTGTTTGATTTGATTTGTAATATTCATATAAATAATTCAATAAAATTTATTTTGCTCTTGCCCTCATTTTTCTTCTTTTTCTTTGTAATCTCCGGATGCGTTTCTTTTTCCATTTCCAACGCATCATAGCTTTTGCTTTTTTATATTTACAACCTTTACTCATTCTTATTTAAATTGATACTATTTTTTTAACTATGTTTAACTTTAAAAATATAGTTAACAATATAAGTTAACAATATAAGTTAACAATTATGACAAAAAACATTATTTTAATTGATGGTAGTTATTTTGTGTTTTATAGATATTATGCTAGTATGGCTTGGTGGAAAATTGCAAAAGATACACCATTATGCGAAAAACCCATTGAAAATGAAGAGTTTGTGTCAAGTTTTAAACGGACATTCATAAACAAAATAAAAGAAATCCCCAAAAAATTAAAAATTCAAGATGCTGAAACATTTGTAGCAAAAGATTGTCATCGCGGTGATATTTGGCGCAATGAATTTATTAATGATTATAAAGGTAATCGCGATTATTCAAATTTTCACGGTCAACCATTCTTTAAGATGGCGTATGATGAATTATTCGCAGAAGCGGGAATTCAACGCGTTTTATACCATCCACGGTTAGAAGCAGATGATTGCATTGCCATTGCCACAAAACATTTAATAAATACTGTCCCTGATGTAAAGGTAACAATAATAACTGCCGACCATGATTATTTACAACTGATTAATGACCAAACTGATATATTTACATTAAAATTAAAACCTCTCAGGACAGAAAAAAATTCATCAGGTGATGCAGAATGCGACTTATTTTGCAAAATCATCCTTGGTGACAAAAGTGATAATATTCCAAGAGTTTTCAATAGATGCGGTAAAAAAACAGCTTTAAAATTATGGAATGATAAAAATTCTCTCAGAGATAAATTAGAAAAAGAAGAAGCTGGAGAGAAATTTAAAAGAAACAAAAAATTGATTGACTTTAAAGAGATACCCGAAGATCTTTCCAATGAATTTCTCTTTCTTTCAAAATTTTAATCATCATCGCTATCTGAATCAAAAAAAAAGTCAAACATTTTTTCAAAAACAGATTTTTTTTCTCTTTCACCGTCTTTTAACTTTAAAATGTCATCTTGTTTAAATTCTTTATTAGATATTTTACGCCTTATATACTCCATAGGCAATGTTTCAAAACCAAGAGACATTAAAGTTTTTTCATCATTATTAATATTTAATTTATATTGTGCAATTTGTTGATAAGCTTCAGTTATTTTTTTACATTGATCATCTTGTCCCGATCTATCTGGATGATTTTTTTTCATTAGTTTAATATATTCTTTCTTAATGTCTTTAATAGACATTGATGAATTTGCACCCAATAATTCATAATAAGATTCCATTATAAAATAATATATTAAGTGAAATATATTATTTTAACGAATTTATGTAATAAGTCTTGGCGCAATATTCATTGTAATTAATTCTTGCATTAATAATTTAAAAGCATATGGTATATTTACTCTGCTAAAATCGGTATAATTATCGCATTGTTTGCATAGATATATACTTTTACCCTTATTATAAATGGCCGGCAACCCACATTTATTACAAATGTGTATATGATATTTATCGCTACATTTATAAGTTCTGTCGTGAATGAAATTGGCTGTGCCGTGTGCTAACATACAATCTCTTTCCATTTCTCCAAATCTTAAACCACCATCTCTAGCTCTGCCCTCGGCGGGTTGTCTTGTTAGTACTACCATTGGTCCAATATTTCTACTATGAGCTTTATCTGCAACCATATGTTTCAATCTTTGATAAAATACTGGTCCAATAAATACATCTGTTTCTAATTGTTCACCTGTCATACCGTTGTATAAAATTTCATTTCCGTGTTTTTCATAATTTAACATTTGTAGATTTTTACAAAGGTCTTTAATTGGGTATTCACCAAAACTAGTTCCATCGCCAAATAATCCCAATTCTAATAAAACTTTACCCAAAAGGGTTTCTTTAAGTTGCGCAATTGTCATACGACTTGGGATAGCGTGAGGATTAATAATAATATCCGGTCTAATACCTGAACTAGTCGTCGGCATATCTTCTTCCGATAAAATAATACCAATCGTACCTTTTTGTCCGTGTCTTGAACTAAATTTATCACCTATATCGGGTATTCTATATGCCCTCGTGCGAATTTTTGCAAAAGCATAACCATCGCCATTTCTATTAATATAATTTTTATCAACAAAACAATCTTCGTTTGTTCTAAAAATTTTACTATAATCTTTATATTTTATTGTTTTTGTATGATCGTTTCTATTTTCTTTTATGGGAACAACTTTACCAATAATAACATCTCTGTTTTCTATTTTCATATTTTCTGGAATAATGCCAAACTCATTCAATTTATCATAATTTCCAAATTTAATCCCCTTTGTTTTCGTTTTATCTGCTTTACATCTAATTTCTTCATCGCCGTGAATATTTTTATCCTCATCCTTTTCTGTATGATAAACTGTTGCAGAAAACATACCCCTTTTAACCGAACCTTCGTTGAAAATAATAGAATCTTCCTGATTATATCCAGAATATGTCATAATAGCAACAATTACCATATTACCGCTTGGAATTTTATTTAAATTAATAATATTCATTAATCTTGTATCAACTAATGGTCGCATTGTATATGTTTGAACATACGCCGTTTTATCCATTCTATCTCTGAAATTGGTAGTATATGTTCCCATAGCTTGTTTACCCATAGCACATTGATATGTATTTCTAGGTGATTGATTATGTTCAGGAAAAGGAATACAATTTGCTAAAATTCCAAAAATTGTACTTGGATGTATTTCACAATGTGTATAATTGTAATAAATATTATTTTTTTGAAGTTTATTTAACTCGCGTGGTTTCATTGCTATTAAAGAATTATTTTGTTCATCAGCATCTATATATTCAATTATGGATTCATCAAAATTATGATTTATAAAGAACTCTTCCCACTGACATTCACTACTAAAAATATATTCTGAATACTTTTTATTTAATAATAATTTATTATTTTTTACTTTTAACACAGGACGCGTTAATCTACCAGCGTCGTTGCAAATGAAAATTTCTTTTGTTTGAATATTAAATATAATTCCCGTATAAATGTTAATAATACCCTTATATTTGTATTCTTTCATTTTTTTATAAAATTCGTATGGTTTATCGCTTACACCCAACCAACACCCATTTAAGAAAACTTTAACTTTATCCCAATACTCTCCTTGTTTATCTTCTTCAATTGGTATTATTTCGGGAGAAATTAAATTAAACAATGGCGTATCTGATGTAGTTATTGTAATGTGTGCCAAATAACTAATATTTTTAACGACTCCAACGCTTTGGCCTTCTGGAGATTCGGCTGGACAAATAAAGCCCCATTGTGTATTATGTAATTTTCTTGGAGGAATTAATTTACCACTTTTATCAATTGGTGTATTAATGCGGCGTAAATGACTTAAACTAGACACATACGTTAACCTATTTAGAACTTGTGCAACACCAACCTTTGATGAATTTGTATTTTTTAAACCAAAATCACCGGTTGCCAATGCTCTTTTTATGCCATTTTCAATTGTTGTTGATTTTACAATTTTATAAATATTCGTATCATTGATAATATTTTTTATGTTATTTGTTGATTTCCAAGATCCATTGTTAATTTCTCTTACAATTTGCTTTTGCATATCTTTTACTAGTTTATTGAAATAATTTCTGAATAAATTATTAATTAGTGGTCCAGCCAAATCAATGCGTTTGTTTTTATATGAATCTCTATCATCCGTTTTTCTCCACCCATAACTAGTAAGCAATAACTGATTAATCATATAACCCAGGAAATAAATTTTTTGGGTTTTTGTATCGCAATGTGGGAATAAATCATTATTTAATACATTTTGTGTAAATTCACTTTTTTTAATTATACCTTCTTCTTTTGTCATTTTAATAGGTGTGTACATAACGTAACTCATAATATAATTAAAGGCCGATTCCTGTGTAGTATATTCATTTGCTTTAATAATAGACGCCTTTAATCCAAAAATTAATTTTGACTGATATTTTTCTTCAATATTTAATAATATATAATCAACAATTTTTTTATCAGAAATTATTCCCAATGCGCGAAATAGAATGAATATCGGAATTGGTTGTTTTATCCTGGGAATATTAATATCTATTGTGTGTCCGTAACTATTGTTTTTTGTTGCGATTGTAATACTTATTTGTTTTGGTGAAATGCATTTATTTAACGGCACAGATTTAATTTCTGCTAACCAAGACCATTTATTATTATTTTTTTTAATATTGAAACACATTATATTATTTTCAGCAGCTCTTTCTTGAGCTAAAATGGTTTTTTCAGATCCACTAATAATAAAATAACCACCGGGGTCGTGTTTACATTCTTTAGTTATATTTGCATCAATATAAGAGAATTGTTTTAAAACGCAAATATTTGATTTTAACATAATTGGTAATTTACCAATATGAATTCCTGGATACTTTTTAAAAACGGTTTCAATCTCTTTAAGATTTTTACCATTAAATTTTTTAATTTTAATATTAATATCCAATGTTAATTGTGATGAATATGTAAAATTTCGCAATCGCGCCTCGTGTGGGTACATAATTTTAGTTGCCCCATTGTTTTCGTGTATTTGGGGGCGAAAAATTTGTAAGTTATCAAAAGTTATTTGTATTTCTATCGAATATTGTCCGTGTTCAATTTTATCATTTTCCGATACAATACGTACCGGATTAAACATATTTATTGTTTCTTGTATTTGATGTTCAATAAAATAATTGTATGATTCAATCTGGTGCCTTACCAATCTTGTTAAATATTTATTTTTAAAATATGTCTCAATTATTTTCCAAGAAACCTTTTGGTATTCTTTCTCATCTTCTTCAATTGATAAATTTTTTAAATTATCGGTCATAATTTTATATAATTTAATTTAATAAAATGTTATTTTTATATCAATTTAAATTATTATAAACGTTTAAAAAGTAATTGTATTTTCTTTTAAAATATTAATTATGTCAACTAAAACAATATCTGTTAATGCAGATTTTTTTAATTTAGGAGGTAAAAAAAAAACAAAAAAAAACAAATTAAGCCATAGTTTAAGAACAAATTTTAATTCTTTACAAAAGAATGTTTTAAAAAATAAGATGATCGGTAAAATTAAAGAGTTTAAAAATAAAAATAAACATAATAAAAATCCAGAAGAAGAAACTAAAGATGATTATGATAACGCGGTTAATTTTATGGAAGAAATTATACAAAAACGTAAAACAAAAAAAAATCGCAAAAAGAAAAAAAAACTACAACAGCAATTGTTGCAACAACAGCAGCAGGCGCAACAGCAGCAGGCGCAACAAACTATAAAACCCAGTATAAAAATAAATACAATGGAACCATTAAATGGGAAAATAAAGAATGACCCACCATATGGGATATTAAAAAATGGTAAAAAACAATTATACTCAAGATATAAACAAAATTTACAGCCAATGCAACCAATTCAACATATACAGCCTCTGCAACATATAAAGCCTCTGCAACATATACAGCCAATGCAACATATACAGCCAATGCAACATATACAGCCTCTGCAAAATAATGATATTTTAGTTTTTACAGATGAATCTAATTTTGGGAGACAACAGCCAATAGAAAGAAAAAATAAATTGGAACAATTAAAAGATAATTATTTATCAAATAAAATCAAAACAGATGGTAAAAAAAAGAAAAAAGAAAAATTCAAAGTTAAAAATAAAAAATTAATAAAAAGATTCATTTTAGGAAAAAATTCAAAAACTAGAAAAGTTGCAATATTAATAAAAAATAAAAAAACCAGACGTTTAATAAATAAAGATTGTAATTTTCTTAAGAAAAAAAAATTAGCCCAAGTTAAAAATGTTTTAGTAAAGAATGCATTAATTAAGGTTGGTACTCAAGCTCCTGAAAAATTATTGCGCGAAATGTATATGAATCGTTATTTAGCTGGAGATATTCGCAATAGTGGTGGAAAAAATGCCGAAGAAATTTTAATGCATAATTGGAATAAATAATCAAGTTAATGAATATAAAGATTAAAATTTATTATATAAGAATACATTTAAACTATGCCAAAGAAATTAATGATACAAGAGTATTTTGATAATGTTAAACATTATGAAAATAAATATGGAAAAAAAACAATTTTATTATGGCAATGCGGATCCTTTTTTGAAGTATATGGTATGAAAGATAATGAAGGGAATATCACTGGTAGCAATATTATTGAATTTTCAAAAATATTAGAGATTGTAATTGCAGAAAAGAAAAGTTATATCAAATGCAATGGTGAGAGAAAAAAGGTCGTTATGGCCGGAAATGGTACAATAGTTCCTCTAGAAAAATATATCCCAAAGCTAAATAATGCGGGATATACTGTTGTTGTTTGGAATGAAGTCGGCGACGATCATATAAATGGTGGAAAGGAAAGAAAAGAATTTGGCGTATTTTCAGTCGGTACAAATTTTGATATACAAACAAAAGAAATAACCAATAATATTGCGTGTATATGGATTGAATCTTTTAAAAAAAGTATTATACAAAATTTACCAAGAATTTTTTTTGGTTGTTCAACAATTGATATTTATACAGGGAAAGTAACACTATTTCAATACAAATATGAAGCAAATAAATTACACGAACCCTGTGTATTTGATGAATTAGAACGATTTATGTCAATATATAATCCCCGCGAACTTATACTTATTCATAATTATGAAGATGATAAAAAGGTAAAAGAACTTTTACAATTTATTGAATATCCAGATATTAAATTACATAATATTAATCTTAATGAAAAAAGCGATAAAACAATAAAGGCATTAAAATGCGAGAAACAAATGTGGCAGCAAGAAATATTGAAAAAATTTTATAAGATGAATGATTTTAATGTTTTTTTTGATAGTTGTAGATTAAAGGAATATTCTTGGGCAACGCAAAGTTTTATCTATTTATTAAATTTTGTTGAAAAACATAACAATAATTTAGTAGAAAATTTAAATTACCCAGAATATGATAAAACGGATGATAAAGTATTCTTGGCAACACATTCATTAAAACAATTAAATATTATTTCGCAAAATCAAAAATCAAAATTATCTAGTTTGGTAAAATTTTTAAACAATTGTTATACAAATATGGGAAAGAGATTATTTCGTTATCATATATTGCATCCAAATTTTGATGAAACATATTTAATGAAAGAATATGAAATAATTGATTATATATTAAATAATTATGAATCATTGGAAATTATTAGAAAACAATTACATTCAATTAAAGATATTGAAAAATTGGAAAGAAAAATTATATTAAATAAAATTAATCCCTGTGAAATTGTTGAAATTTATTCAAATACAAAAACATTAATAAAAATAATGAATATTATTGAAAACAATGATATATTAAATAATTATGTTACTGAAAAAATTTGCAATGATTTCATTGAAACTTGTAATAAAGTTACACATTTTTTAGAAAAATATATAAATTTTGAAGAAGCTATTAATATAATAAAAATAAAAGAACCTATTAATTTTTTTAAAAAAAATATTTTTAAACATTTGGATACAATTCATAGAGAACATATTGAAAATGAGCAAAAATTATCAGCGATTCAAATATATTTATCAAGTATATTGGAAAAAAATGAAAAGAAAAAGGGAAAAAGTTTCATTAAAAAACATCAAACGCCAAAAAGTGGATTATGGCTTCAAGCAACATCAAAACGCAGTGAAATATTAAAAATTACCGTAAATCAATTACAAAAAAAAAACATAAAATTATCATATAAATCAAATTATGATCAATCAGTAAAAGAATTTGATGTATCATTGGAAAATTTTAAATGCGTCACAACATCGCAAAACAATAAAAAACTTCAATCAATAACGTTGAATGAATTGTACGATTCTATATTACAAAGCAGTCATATATTATTTGAAATCATAGAACAATCATATAACCAATTTATTAAAGAATTTAAAAATTATTCAAAAGAATTAAATACAATTATCAAATTTACCGGTTTGGTTGATTTTATTATGACAAAATCATATAATGCAAGAGAATATAATTATTGTAAACCGGTTATAGACGGAAATGCAGAAAAATCATATTTTGATGCAAAAGCTATAAGACACCCATTAATTGAACATATTAATTGCGACGAATTGTATAAACCAAATGATATTTCATTAGGTAATAATATTGATGGTACATTATTATATGGCACGAATGCGGTTGGAAAATCAAGTTTAATTAAATCAATGGGGATGGCGGTTATAATGGCGCAGGCAGGTATGTATGTTCCGTGTAATTCATTTACATATAAACCATATAAGATTATATCAACCAGAATATTGGGAAATGATAATTTTTTTAAGGGGTTGAGTTCATTTGCAGTTGAAATGAGCGAATTGAAAACAATATTAAATATAGCTGATGAAAACACTTTAATTTTGGGCGATGAATTATGTTCTGGGACAGAAATAAAAAGTGCATTGAGTATTTTTGCGGCTAGTTTAATTACACTATCTGAGAGAAAAAGTAGTTTTATATTTGCAACCCATTTACACGAATTACAACGCTTAGATAAAATTAAAAGTATCGGTACAATGAATATGAAACATATGAGAGTGGAATATAATGCTGAAAAAGACAAATTGATATATATGCGAGATTTGCGCGATGGTCCAGGTAATAATATGTATGGATTGGAAGTTTGTAAAAGTTTGGGATTGGATGACGTTTTTATTGAGTTGGCCAATGATATAAGATATAATTTATTCCCCAGCGAGCGAACATTATTGGAGAATAATCAATCAAAGTATAATGCAAAAAAAATAAAAAATAATTGCGAATTTTGTGATAATCCGGGAGAAGAAGTTCATCATTTAAATCCTCAAGAATTGGCCGACAATTTAGGAAATATTTTTCATTTTAAAAAAAACCATAAGGCGAATTTGGTAAATATTTGCAAAGAGTGTCACACAAAAATAACAAAAAAAAAAATAGTACATTGTATTACAAAAACATCTTGTGGGTATGAATTAATAGAACAATAATTCATTGAAAATCCTTATACAAGTAGTTAATATAAATTATATAATAATATAATTATTATATATTATTATGTCGTTGACAAAATCTTTATCTGAAATAAAGAATTCATTACCATCGGTAAAAAGCTTTTCTCAAAAAATGCCATCGGTAAAAAGCTTTTCTCAAAAAATGCCATCGGTAAAAAGCTTTTCTCAAAAAATGCCATCGGTTCCCAGAACGGTTGGTGTAAAATCAGACAATATGCTTGTTTATTTTTATCAGAATATAATTAAAAATATTGTAATTATTTTGATTTTTATGTTAATAATATTTTTTATTTATGTTGCATTTCAAGCATTTAATCTCAATTTTAATGAACGTAGTGAAATAAATGAAGAAAAAACATATATTTTCAAAAAAAATATAATAGAAGGACACGGTGAGCACACTCCAATGAAACGTCATACCGGAAATGTTAACCAATATTGTTTCGGAACGTGTTTTGCGTATGACCGCGACCCTTCTGGAATTAGGACTTGTAAAAAATTGAAAAGTGGAGATAAGTATTTCAATAATGTTTCATCGGCCTGTTGTATGGATATAACAAAAAAAATGGGAAAAGAAATTTTCCAACCTTTTGATTGGAAAATTAATGCCTCTTGGCAAAAAGATAATAGTGACTGGTTTTGTAATTGTCATTTGGGGGTTAATACGGAAAAGGGTAAATGCTGTAATTCTTGGAGAACTGGTACAATAGTAAAATCAGATCACCCAGATTCGGATTGTCTCCCGGAAAATCAGGGTAAGTCGTATGGCGGCAATGGCGGGAGGGATCATAAACGTGCGATGTGCGATTTTGGATGCGGTATGGCAGGTATGTGTTGCAAAAGTAGTGGAGTTGGGTGTAAAAGATGTGGCGAAGACACCGATGACGAGTCAGATTCAGACAACGAAACGGATTGTACAAAATATGCTAATGGTGACAAAGCGTGTCGGGAAAATAAAAACTTCAGCCAGAATAAACTCCACGTATGTGATATTTTAGACGGGAAATGCAAATGTCCGTGGGGCAAGTGTGGTGTCAACTGCGATGAAGAATGTGGTGGTGCCGGTGAGTGTGGTGGATGGCCGTGGTGTCCTGACAAGACGGAAGATTATTTAATACACGAGGTACACGAGCCAAACCTTGGTAAACATAGGAAAATGAGTAAATATAGCAATGAACGAATAGGCGCGGTTGGTCGTTCAAAACTAGATAAAGTTAATTATTATACATCCGGTGGTAACAGAAATGAAGGTTTTAAATCATTTTCAGAAGGATATGGTGGAATTAGTAAAGAAAATTGCGATGTTTCATTGAATGAAGTTGTTAAAATTAAAGAATGTAAAGATTGGTGGAGATTAGCAAATAATTGCCAAAGTCACGGAGAAGAATTCTGTAGAAAGATGACGGCTTTAGGTGAAAATAATTGTCTACAATATCCTTGTTGTTTATGGGAAACAAAATGGAACAAAATTGCAAAAAACCCAAAATGGAAAGACAGGGTAACAAAAATTGGCGATTTTTCAACGACTGAAATAGAAAAAGAAAGAAGTAGTTTGTTTAAAAGTGTTGATGTCCTTGACGATGATGAAATGGTAAATGACCATATAAAATGGAATGATGATGATCCTAAAAATATTGGTAGATGTATAAAAGGAAAAGCCAGTGGTCCACACGATAAAGATAAATGGATGAAACTTATATCAGATTATAATAAAACTAAAAATAAAAAAATTAAAGATCAATTTGATGCATCAATGAATAAATTAAATAGTTTATTGTCATATAATGGTAATGATGTAATGGATAAACTTACCAAGATTGGTTGTTCTGATTGTGTAACGGTTAATGCTATAGGAACTAATGATATTTCAAAAAATAAAATTGACGAATATATGATAAAAATTTTTAATGACTCAAAAACACAAAAGGGTGTAGATGGGTATTATTATTCAGAATATAAAAATAGACCAAAGGGTGGGGTAACCGATACATATTTTTATCGTAAATTGAATAATAAAAAAAAAGTAATAGCGCCGAATTCCACAGGCTTTAAAAATGATAATCCCTCAAATTTATATGGTGATGCGGAAGCAGAATTGAATACGGCAGCAAACAGGACATCTGTAATTAACGGAGGAAACAACGATGATGAGGAATATTATTTATTTAAAAAGGAAATTAATGATTAAATAAATTGATTTATAATTATAGTTTATATAATATATATAAAATATGATTATTCCAGTAAAATGTTTTACGTGTGGGAAAGTTTTGGCTGATAAATATTTATATTATCTTAAGAATGTTCGCAAAATTAAATTGGAAGAAAAATTAGGAGATACAGATATTGTTTATCTTACAGAAATAACAACCAAAAAAACACCGGAAGGTAGAGTTTTAGACGACCTTGGTCTAAAAAAAATGTGTTGTCGTCGGCATATGTTAACACACGTTGATATATGTTAACATACATTGATATATATGTTGAGACTGGAATCTTTAATTAATATTTAGAATATTTTTTTATTCTCAATCTATTTTATATAATGCCGTTAAAACGAAAAAGAAGTTTTAATAAAAAAAACAGAAGTAATAAATACAATAAAAAAAATCAAAGAAAAAAATCAAAAAAGAAATCAAAAAGATTAAGAAGAAAATCAAGATGCAATAGAAGTAGAAAAGTTTATCGTAAAAGGAAAAAATCTAAAAGAGGTTATCGTCGCGTTCAAATGGGATGTGCAAAACGACTAGGTTCAAAACGACGAGGTTCAAAACGACGAGGTTCAAAACGACGAGGTTCAAAACAAATGGGTGGTGCAGCAAATTATAATTGTGAATACCCTAATAATATGAGTGAGATTGTTACGGGTACTAAAAATAATCTACAAGGGGCAGATTTAACACCACAAACAACGCAAAATCGCTTACCATCATTGGCTCTTGAACAAAAAGGCGGTGGTTTAATAGGGTTTGATGGTTTAGGAACTAGTAAATTAATAGATTTTGGATTAAGCCATTCATTAACAACTGCTAGGAATGGTATGAATTATTTAAGCGATATTAAAAATACTTGGGATGCTGATAGACAAGTAGCCTCAGCTGATCCAGTTATAGCACATAAAATGGACAATAGTTAAAATATTATATATATATTATTTATATGGATTTGTGGAATAAATTTACCAGTTTATGCCCCCCTGCGCAATTGTATTTTTTAATTTCAATAATTAGCGTATTAACAATTTTTAAACAAAACTACAAAAATCCTTATCAATATTGTATAGGCATTTTTAAAACAGATACTTCTTGTAACAACTTGGTATTTTTTTTAATTAAGTTTATATATATATTTATTTGGACATATATTTTACAATTATTATGTAGAAGTGGTTATAAAACAGTTTCTTGGTTATTGGTTTTATTACCATTTATCGGTATGTTTATTTTGATGGGTTTATTATTATTTAGCCTAATTAAAATGAACAATAAAAAACTTGAAGAATAATATAATTATAAAATAAATAATTATATTATGAAAAAATATATTTTATTTGATACAGAATTTACAGCTTGGAAAAATAGTAAAAAAAATAATTGGTCAAAATCAGGAGAATATAGAGAATTAATACAAATAGCTGCTTTTAAAATCAATAATGGTAAATTGGTAGAAACATTAAATATATATATAAAACCAAATATTAATAAAAAACTTTCAAATTTTATTACAAAATTAACGGGTATTACGAATAACAAACTGAATAAGGATGGTGTAACCTTTAAAACCGCTATTAAAAAATTCTATGATTTTTCAAAATATTACACATTATATTCTTATGGTAATGATTATGACGTTATTAAAGAAAATTTATTATTAAATAATTATGATAAAAAATCAAAATATATGAAAAGAGCATGGATGAATAAATTTAATGATTTTAAAGATATATTAAAAAAGAACTCAACCATTGATCCTGCAAAATATACCAGTGGTACTATATTTAAAGCTTTTAATATAAAAATGCCAAAAGATCATAAAATACATAATTCTTTTAATGATGTAAATTCAATGTATAATGTTTGTAAATATTTTTATAATTAATTTGGGATTAAAAATAAATTAATAAAGAAATATATATATAAATGAACACAACTGATAGTTTTAAATTTATTGATATATTATTTCGCGATAATCCAACATTAGCAGTTAAACATCATTTAGAATCATATAATATTTTTTTTCAAAAGGAATTAAGAAATATAATGATGTACAATAACCCAAAGAAATTTTTTGCAGAATTGGATTCGGAAACAAATTTATATAAATATTCTGCAGATTTATATTTTGGAGGAAAGAATGGTGATAAAATATACTATGGTAAACCAGTTATTTTTGATAAATACGATGAAGAATACGTAACTCATTTTATGTTTCCAAATGAAGCGAGACTTAGAAATATGACTTACGCATTTCCAATACATTATGATGTTGAAGTTGAATTTAGGATATTAAAAGATACAGGTGATGGTGAAGGAGTTAATAAATTTGATGTATTCGAAGAAACATTTATAATTCCAAAAGTGTTACTCGGTCGCTTCCCAATTATGTTAAATTCTTATTTATGTATTCTTAATGGATTAAATTCTGAAATAAAATTTAATATGGGAGAATGTCGCAATGATTTGGGTGGTTATTTTATCGTAGACGGTAAAGAAAAGGTTATAATGTCTCAAGAAGGTAGAGCTAATAATATTTTATATATCAAAGACAATGTTAATGACATTTATAGTCACTCGGGTGAAATTCGTTCGGTATCCGAAGATTTATCAAAACCGGTTAGGACATTATCAGTAAGAATTGTTGCACCAAATTCAACATTAGACAATAATCAAATAGTTGTAAATGTTCCCAATATAAGGAAACCCGTTCCATTATTCATTTTAATGCGAGCATTGGGTGTATTATCAGATAAAGAAATAATTGAAACGTGTCTTTTAAATATTGAAGATAATGAAGAATTGGTTGATCTTTTTATACCGTCGGTTTATGATGCTGGGAATGTTTTTACACAACAAGCCGCAATAAAATATTTAGCATTGTTCACAAAAGGAAAAACCAATTACCACGTTCAAGATATATTATCAAATTATTTTCTACCGCATATTGGTGAGAGAAACTTTAAACATAAATCTATTTATTTGGGATACATAGTTAAAAGATTGTTATTGGTTTTTATTAAAGCCGAATTACCGACAAATAGAGATAAATATAACGCGAAAAGAATAGAACACACTGGAATTTTAATAAATCAACTTTTCCGCGAATATTATAAAAAACAGATAAATAATATTGGATTAATAATTGATAAAGAATATTTTTTTAAATCCAACGCAATATCTTATCAAGATGAAGATTTTACGGGTATAATTAAAAATAATATTTCTATGATTTTTGAAGAAAGGATCGTTGAAGAAGGTTTTAGGAAAGCTTTTAAAGGTGATTGGGGTGGAGATAGTCATACCAAACGACCAGGTATTGTTCAATCATTGAATAGATTATCTTATTTTTCATTTATGTGTCAATTAAGAAAAACAAATTTACATATTGGGACTGATGGTGCAAAAGTAGTCGCGCCACGACTTTTAAATGGTACCCAATATGGATTACTTTGTCCGATACATTCGCCAGATGGTGGGAATGTTGGATTGCATAAACATATATCAACATCCACTCATATAACGAGCGGCGTTCCTGCTAAACCATATATTAGTTATTTAAGAAATCTGGAAATGTTATTGTTAGAGGAATGCTCAATGGATCTAATTTCAAAAACAACAAAAGTATTTTTAAATGGTGCTTGGGTTGGTATATGTATGAACCCAATTGAATTTGTTAATACAATTAAATTACACAGAAGGAATAATATTATTTATATTTATACCAGTGTATTATTTGATATAAAAAGAAATGAAATACAAATATGGGTTGATGCCGGTAGACCCACTAGACCATTATTTTATATCCAAGATAAGATTGCTAGTTTTGATTCCGAATTAATTAGAAATAAATTAAACAACGAATCTTTAACTTGGGATGAAATGTTCTGTGGATTTGATAAAGATTATTTGGTATTTGATAAATTAATGATCAATGATAAAATTAAAAACAATGAATCGTTAATTCAAACACAAGGAATTATTGAATATATTGATGCATCGGAAGGAGAAGGTAATAAAATTGCCCATTCTAGTTTAAAAGAGATTGGTAATAATAATAATACACACGTTGAAATACACCCTTCTTTAATACTTGGTTTTATGGCAAATCAAATTATTTTTCCAGAAAATAATCCATATCCAAGAAATGCTTTTGCCTGTGGACAGGCAAAACAAGGTGTATCAATGTACCATTCAAACTTTAAAAACAGAATTGACAAGAGTGCATTTATTTTAAATTATGGTCAATTACCTTTAACAAAAAGTCGCTATTTAAAATATTTTACAAACGAAGAACAACCTTACGGTGAAAATGCTATAGTTGCCATTATGTGTTACGGGGGTTATAATGTTGAAGATGCTATTATTATAAACAAGGGTTCGTTGGATCGCGGTTTGTTTAATACAACATATTTTAATATGTACGAAGATCGTGAAGAATCAACAAAAATCGGAGGCGGAAAAATAGATGCACAATTTATGAATATTGAAGATAATGAAGTATACGGTTTAAAAGAAGGTTATGATTATAGTAAATTAGATAGATTTTCCGGATTAATTAAAGAAAATACAATGGTAAACGAAAAAACAATTGTTATTGGCAAAGCAAACAATAGTTTATTAGAAACTGATAAATTTATTGACGCGTCGGTAAAATGTAAAAAAGGCCAGACAGGCATCGTTGATAAATCTTTTATTAGCGAAGGTGATATGGGACAACGTATTGCAAAAGTTAGAATTAGAGCAACGCGTATACCAGACATAGGTGATAAATTTTGTAGTCGCGCTGGACAAAAAGGTACAATAGGTATAATTTTATCTGAAGAAGATATGCCAACAACGGCGGATGGTTTAAAACCCGATATTATTGTTAATCCACACGCTATGCCAAGTAGAATGACAATAGGACATATAGTTGAAGCATTGATCAGTAAAGCCGCGGTATTAAATGGGAATTTTGGTGATTGTACCGCTTTTATAAATAAAGGTATGAAACAAAAAGAATTTGGTAAAGTTTTAACGGAAAACGGATACCATAGTTCGGGAAATGAAATATTATACAACGGTATGACAGGTGAACAACTGGAAACGGACATTTATATAGGACCCACTTATTATTTAAGATTAAAACATATGCCGAAAGATAAAATTAATTATAGGGCAAGAGGTCCTAGATCCGTATTAACAAGACAAACTGTTGGGGGTCGTGCAAATGATGGTGGTTTAAGAATCGGAGAAATGGATAGAGATTGTTTAATAGCGCACGGAGCGGCAAATTTTATTAAAGAAACAATGTTGGTTAGAGGTGATCAATATTATATGGCAATATGTAACCAATCGGGTACAATAGCGATTTACAATGAGAACAAGAACCTTTTTTTAAGTCCAATGGTTGACGGTCCGTTGAAATTTGTAGAAAACGTTGAAAATAATATGAATATTGTACAAAAAAGTCAATTTGGGAAAGATTTTAGTATAATAAGAATCCCATACGCATTTAAATTATTGATGCAAGAATTAAAAACAATGAATGTTCAAATGAGAATTATCACTGAAGATAATGTGGATCGTTTGACATCATTATTTTATGGTGAGGATAATATCCAGATAAAAGAAAAAACACCAGAAGCTATTACAAAGCAACAGTATGAAATGATTTCAGATAATAAATTAAAAATAGGTATAATGGATCAAGAAAAGAAAGAATGGGAGTCCGATAAACCGGATGTTTTACCAAGTGATCCCATATTATTAAAAGAAATGTTAGAAAAACTTGACCCAAATTTTAATGTTACCGAATTATATTTTGATGATGGTGAATGGGATATTGAAGGGATGAAAGCTGACATTGTCAAATTTAATGATGAGGCGTTTGAAAAAGAAGTCCAAGCTGAAGCAGATGAAATTGGACGATATGATAAAGAATATAGAGATTTAAAAGAAAGGCATTCAAAATTATCTGATAAAATTGAAATGGGTGGAATTGTAATGATATGGGATGATGGCAGAATAGATGAAGATAATTTTGAAATAATGGGACAATCTCCAGATGGAAGAAGAACTGTTAGAAATGTATCTATGGATGGGTTGGCAATAGGTACAAAAATATTACAAGTAGAAGAAAAATATATCATAACAAAAAATAGTTCTTTAAATAATCCCGATTCATTAAATATTAAAGGTGATATAGATCAAAATGAAATATTGGATCCACTTGAAGAATTGGATAGCGGATTTAGAAGTTTTACAGCGGCACCCGAGTTAATTGAAAAGCCTAATCAATTCGGATATTCAGATATAAATAAATTTCAAGAAGATGAAGGATATTTGGAAGTGGCTCCGGAATTATATAAAATTTCAGAGGATACATCTGAAAATCTTGAATATTTGCGACCAATAAATTTAAGTTATTCTAGTGAAGAATCTCCAGAATATATTCCAGTTTCGCCGGATTATGGACCGCAAGATACGCCACCAGCCCAATTATCTCAAAAATCAGATATACCAGATTTAATATTAATGGAAGATACTTTTACATCTGAAAACAAAGATCTGGAGAAAGAAGAAAATAAACAATTAAATATGTTAACAATAAAGGAAGAAAAAAAAAAGGACGATGAAAAAGATGATAGTGATGTTAAAAAAACTTTAAAATTAAATTGAAAAAATAATTATATAAAATTTTATTAAGATAAATATATAATTATGAATTCTCAAAAAAATTCTAGTTCGTCATTTATAGCAAAATTACATAAATCCCGTGGGATTTTATTGGATATATTGGAGAGGAGGGGATTTGTTACAGAAGATTATAAATATTTTGGTATTAGTGAAATTCAAATGATGTTCAATAATAAACAATTAGATATGTTATTGGAAAATCCAAAAAATAAAAAAAAAATTTATGTCAAATACCATATGGCAACATTAAATCAAACCAAAATTTATGAATATATAGATGACATTTATCATTTGGAAGATATGTTAAAACCAAATGATGAATTATTAATAATTTTAAAAGATCAAAATATTAATTTAACTTTAGAAGAAATAATGAATTTTGTTTATATTAAAGATAAAATATTTGTAAATGTGAGGAAAATTCAGCATTATTTATTTAATCATTTAGACCATATTTATGTTCCGCCGCATAGAATTATGACAGAACAAGAAAAAAAAATTCATTATGAAAAATATAAAATTACGGACGATAAACAACTTCCAGAAATTTCAAGATTTGATGCAACTGCGAGTATTATCGGATTAAGACCAGGCGAATTATGTGAAATTACTAGACCCAGTACAACATCAATACTTTCAAAATATTATCGTTTATGCAAATAATATAATGTAAAATATATATAATATGCCAATTAAAGAAATTAGAGATATAAAAAATCAAATAAATCTTATGACAAAACAATTAAACGATTGGGAAAAGTTTTTTACAGACAAAGAATGTCTAACATCATCGCCAATTGACACAAGATGCGCAGCATACCAAACGGGATATGATACTGTTACGGCAAAAAAACCCGCTACTGGAAAATATACATATAAATATGGCGGTACAGTTGAAGACATAATTCGTAAATTAAAATTTATGAGGGTTTCGGGTGATTTTTTTATTAACCAATTAGTATTTATTGAACATAAAATAAAAGAATCATTAAAAAACACAAATAATGATATTAAAGGTGATAAAGACTTTTATGAATTAGCCGACGATAATTATGAATTAAATAATAATATTAATGCGGCAACGGGAATTTTAAAGATAGATTCGTATGATAGAAATATTGAAGAAAATTTTTATATTATGTATTATTTATTATCATATGGTGTTTTAGGTTTTTTTATTTATAAATTATTGAAACTTTAATTTTTCTTTAATGTAAGTATATAATATATGTTTGCATCAAATAATAAAACATCGCTGAATCAGGGAAAACAATTCAGAACAATGCAAAAAATGTTTAATAAAGTCATTAAAAATATTGGGAAAAGTAATTATATTGGAATGGAAGGACTTGATTACGACGAAGAATCAAAAATGGATACTCTAACAAAGAGCTTTAGAAATACTCTTGTTGAATATGAAGAAGCATTTAGACTTCATTTATCGGGAGCACTGGTCGATGAAAACAACATATTCCAATATTATGGAAAAACAATTAAATCTGGTGATAAATTATATTGGATTACCAATAAAGGTGTTAAAAGAGAATTAATGGTCCCCGAAGACGATACTTATAGTATACATACTCCGGATGGTAGAAAAAAAATAGCCGTTGCTCACGGGTGTAAGTTGCCAACTGAAACTGTTATTGACTCCACTACATTAGATTTATTTGAATTGGGTCAACCTTTGAAATTTAAACAAAACACATCTCTAGAAAATGCAGCAACTGGGGAAAGATATATATGGCAGAAATGTAATAGTCCGTGGGAAATTGGCGGACATTTTATTAAAAGAGCAGGATCCGAAGAACTCGGTTGGTACGATTGGAAAGGAAAAAAACATTTATTTAAAACTGGGTTATTAAAAGAAAATATACATAATAGTTGCCCGAAAAGGGATCCAAACAAACCCACATATAATGTTAAAGAAAATGAATGGAATTTAATGACAAATGGTAGTACATTAAATGAAAATTCGCCTTGCCGTGGTCCTCTAAAAGATAATAAATCTACGATATTGGTATTAAATAACAAATTAATAGATTTGGCCAAAGAAATGAAATATGAAATTGATTCTATTAATAATAGGAACCAGGATACGAAAGAGTCATCAACCGATGCAAATATGGCAGTAACGATGTTGATAAGCGAATTAACACAACATAGAAACCAAGTGACAGAATTACAAAAAGAAATATTTTCATTGGATACATCTATAACTGATAACAAACATTTAGTAAAAGCTATAAATCTTCGTTATGTTACTTGGGGTATTAGTTTAATAACCATATCTTTATTAATAATGCACCAAATAAATAAATAATTTATATTTTTAATATCTATATATTTCATAATTATGAAATATATAGATAAAAACAATAAAGAAACCAATTCCAACTGTTTAAACCAAGGATTAGAAATATTAAGTGAAAGAAAAAATAATATATCATCGCTCAAACATAAGATAAATCATAGTAACGATAATTTAATAGAGGGTTTTTTTGGTAGACAAAATATTATAGAAGGATTTTGCGAGGACGAACCATTAAATGAAAAACAAAGTTGTTTGGAAAAAGAATATAAACAGAAAGGAGAAGATCTCCAAGCCAATATTGCCAATTATGGTGTGATTTATACAACATTTTTAGATAATGTTCAAAATGCATACAAGGATATTTCATCTTGTAGAATTAAGTGTGGTGTAGATCCCAGTTACAAAATTGATAAAGACGATAGAACCTCAATCGGTGTTGATCCCAGTCTACCTACAAAAGCATCATATAAAACTCTTGCAAAAAGAGCTTGTATTATTGGTTGTCATTTACAACACTCGCCCGAAATACTTGATTGTAGTGAAAACGGTATTGGTTTTAAAACAGCCAAAGCAATGGGTTCGAATAACGTGGATAGTTTAAACGTTAAAGTAGGAGACGATTGTAATACTATTTATGAAAATATTACAGATAAATCTAATATTACTGATGATGAAATGAATGAACTTAAGTTAATTTTGGATGAAAACAATTATAATGCTTGGGATCACTGTTGTGATGGAAAATTGGGAAATAAATTTAAACCTTATAAATGGAGTGGGGGTGAAAAAATCACAAGTTGTAGTGAATTTGTTAAACCAGAGACTGATGCGTGGGGGGACGTTGAGGCGAGACAAGACGCTTGCAATAAAGGCGAACGAATGCAATTGGATGCGCAAAAAGTTCAAAACGGATATAATTTTAAAGACAAATATAGCGAGATCATTCAAAAAAATAAAAAAATTTCAACAAATGCTCAAAATTTATTAGATTTAGTAAAAGATTTAAAGGATATGGGTAAAGAAATTATTATGGAAAGAGACGCCGAAGTTATGAAATTTATTAACACAAATGAATCTTACGAAGAAGTTCTTGGAGATATAAAAGATGAATCAAAACCAATAATAATAAATACATTAAATAAACACATTGAAGATAAAGTTCTATTAAAAAAATCAACGGATTTAAGATTGTATGTTTGGATTGTTTTAGCGTTGGGGTTTGGAATATCAGCATTGATGAAAATTAAAAGCCTATAAATTATTTTATATTATAATATAATATATAATAAATGGGTGATTATAAAGACGAGATAAATCGTAAACACGAATCTATTATTAAAAATTTACAAGAACTTCAAGCGGTTGAAAGTTATTTATTTTCTAAAATACAGGATGCCGCGTCTTCTTCTGGGGCCACTAAAGAAAAAGATAAGATAGGAACGCACGTTGAAAGTTTAACTAAAACAAGAACGGATTTATTAAAAGATTTGCAAAGTTTATATTCTTCCGCCAACGCTGATGTAAATATCGGATCTAAAGTTTTAGGGCAACAGTCTAATATGTCACAACATTTAAACGGAGAATTAGATAAACAAAAACAAAAATTAAAAGCATTAACGGCTGAGAAAAATAACAAACAGCGTATGGCGCAGATTGGTGAATATGAATATTCAAAAAACGTTGAACATAAATCTATTTTAAAAGTTATTGTATATGGTTCCTTTTTTGTATTATTGATTGTTTTTTTAAATGCAAAAAATATTTTACCTTTATTTTTAACTAGAATATTTATCGTAATTATATGTTTCTTTGTTTTTTTACGAGTTATTAAAAAATTATTTTGGAATTTTAAAAGAGATAATGTTGATTATTCTAAATTTAGATATCCCAAAAAAGTTGACGAGGTTTATGATAAAAAAACTGAAAACACCCTGGATTTTGGTGATTTGTTGGGTACAGAATGTAAAGATACATCGTTGGGGAGTGCCACCGAAGGATTTTCTTTATTAAATACAAGTAAATGCAAATCTTGTAAAAATATATACCCAGTAAATAATTTAAATAATAATACTTTTAAAATAACAAGTTTAAAATATTCAACCGTTAATTAATTTCTAATCTAATATTATTATAATGTCTTATAAACTTGATTTCGTAATGCCATCGCAAAACGAATTAGAAAAGATTGTGAAAGGATACAAAATTATGGATGATCCAAACAGACCAGACGAGATAGTCCTTGATTCAAGTACAAATTTAAAGGACGACATTGAAAAGTTTAAACTATGGATGGAAGATTGGTCTGGAAATATAATTCAAGAATTTGAAAATAAAATAGAAATACTTTTAAATACTGAAAATAATTTGAAAAATATAGGAGAAATATATGGAAAAAGTGCAAAAAAAATGAATAGTGAAGTCTATAAATTAAAAAAAAGTGAAAGTATTAATAGAAGATTGGTGGAATTTTATAGTAAAGATTATGATTTAAAAAGTGTCTTAAAAAAATATTTTAAATATATTTACTTTATATTGATTGGTGTTTTGGTATTATTATTAATCTATAAAAAACAGCATAAAAATAAAAAAATTTTAGCATTTTTACTAATTATAATTATTTTTCCACTATTTTTTTTAAAAAGAGTATTTGATTTAATTATCAAAAATATAGGTCATTTTAAATTAGATGTTTTATATGTATTATTAATATTTATAACAATTGGAGTAAGTTTTGGTGGTTTCAAAGTAGTTCAAAAACTATTAATAATGATAACAACGCCAGAAAACACATCCATATTGCCAATTCCTGAAATTATATTACCCACAAAAGTATAAATGTCAAATTTCTATAAAAAATTGTAAAAAAAATTGTAAAAAAATTGTAAAAAAATTGTAAAAATAAAATTATAAATGATTTTATTTTTATTCGCTATCATATTCGTCGTATACTATTTCATATCCCCACCACCCACGTTTTTTATATGTGCCCAATTTTATATTTAAATAATTAACAAGTTCTCCACCTTTCGGACAACGAGTATTATATTCTCTTTTCCACCACTCCTTAAATTCATTTTGGATATTTGTTTTTGATATTTTATTCTCAGTTTTTTCAGGATTATTATCATTATAAACCCACGGTTTAATTTTCTCACTCACAAATTTTGCCAAATAATCTTGATTTTCACGATATTGTTTACTAGCTTTCAATACTTCATCGCAATCTTCAACTTTACCATTTGTTTTTAATGCAATATCAACCAATTTACTTGCAAAAATGGGAGCCCATTGTGCAAATTTTTTATCCAATGATTTATCCTTTTTAAATTCTTTATCGTTTGGGTCAGAACTCGGGTTCTCTAAAAATCTAGATTCAAAATCAACAACCCGTATTCTTCTCCAAGTACCTTCATCATTGCTTTTAATATCAAATAATGTATTTGTGCAACAAGCCATTTTAAACATAGGGATAAAAGTAATGGAAGATTTATATAATTCTCTAGCTTGAATAGGATCGCCGCCAGTCAACTCTTTCATAATACCTTCGTTTATTTCATCTCCTTTAGACGGTTCATTCATAACGGCAAAACGCAATCCTTTTAATTGGGCAACTTCTGAAGATGTTCCACCCAAACCCAATCTTTTCTGTGTAATTAGACTAATTGGTACCGTACCCTTATAATCACCCAAAACGATAGATAGTAATTTTACCAATACCGATTTACCATTGCTACCAACTCCTGTGAAAATATTGAATGTTTGATTTTGATTTGAACCCACCAATAAACTTCCCATATATTCCCATACATATTGTTTTAATCTTTCATTGGGGAATAATTTAGACATAAAATCTTCAATCTCTAAAATAATTTTGGTATGGTTTTCATTATCATTATCAATTTTTATATAATCTATCCCTGTTGATTTTGAAACATAATCTTCGGGTATACCATCTCTGAAAACCTTTTGTTCAAAATCAAAGATTCCATTTTTAAAACAAATTAGGTACGAGTTTTCATCTAACCTACTTTCTAATTTGGGATCAAAATGCAATTCTTTAGATTCAGTTAATATATTGTTTTTTTGCGAAGTTTGTTTTAATCTCATAGAAATTTTATTATAAATCGCAGCCTCGTGTGTAAGTTTATCTTGAACTTCTTGTGTCATATTATCATCAGTTCTGATCTGTTCCATAATTTCAGCTTGCTTTAAAATATAGAGCGGAGATATCATTGAAGAAAATTTTCTTCGCAAACCAGTACCCGATTCAGATGTAATCCATCTGTGATTTCTGAATCTAAACCACGTATTTCCTTTAATAGAAGTACATCTATAACTATCAAACATTAGATGGTGGATCAATTTTGCAATATCGTGGTCGGTACCCTTCCCCAATAATGTGATTTCAATAAATGAATTTGTTGTATTATCGCGAATCATTTTATATTCATCGGGATTTGATATTGTTGCCCAATAACGTATGGAACCTTCTGTAAATGTATTTGGTTTTGTTTCAACCCATTGTTTATAAATATATTCAATATTGGCACTATCATTCCAATCAAATTTATCTGATTGCGATGACCATTTAAGTAGGAATGGATATAACAGTGGATTAATATTTTTCATAGCCCATAATACCCTAATCCATTCGTGGAATGGATTATAATATTTTTCATCTAAGCATCGCATAACATACATATTAATTTCAGAAATATTAGACAAACTATTTTGCTCATTTGATAAAATTATCTCAATGGCTCTATCGCAACTATCTTCGGTAAATATATTTTTGAAATTTTTAATAATCCATTCCTTTCCGATATGATTTTCTTTAATAATAACTGTGTTTTTATTGTTATTATTAACAGTTATTTCCGATTTATACTTTTCCTTTAATGTAATTTCTTTTAAATTGCGGTTATGCAAACTTAATTTTTTAACTAAATCCAGTGAGTCAATTTCAATTGTTTTGCGATCTATTTCGTAATCGTCATAGCCATCCAGTAAAATTTCATATTTATATTTTGCTTTATAAGGAGTTCCACCCGGTTTTGATGAACCATATAACAACCAACCTGTATTCCCCCTAGTTATACTATTATCAAACACATCTTCAATGTCGTTAATAAATCCTATTTCATCCAAGACCTGTTCACCCATTTTATTTAAAACGTATTTTCTTAAAATTTCTTGGCCATTGTGTTTTGTTTTTAAACAAATATGGATATGAATACCATCCTTTTTACAATCATTTTTATCATCATCAACGATGTCGTCTTTAAGTAAAACGTATATTTCAAATTTTTTAATGTTTGATAAATCAAATAGTTTAATAATTTCTTCAGTATAAATAGACACCATATCACTAATAATATCGTCATCAAAAATTCTCTCATTCAATGAATTATCAAACTTAAAATCCAAATCAATCAGAATGGGACCTCCGTTTTTTTTATCTTGAATTTCAGTGAGGTACTCAGTTAAATTTTTCGTCAACACCTTTCTATTATAAAATTTATAAAATTTATTCATTAAATTTTTGTTGGAAGTATCTAAATAATACGATCCACCGTAAATTTTTAATTGCGCATTTCCAATTCTTGTATGCGACGGTTTATGCATTGGGTCATCGTTTTTTTCAAATTTACATTCTTTTAATAATTTATTTAAGGAATTAATTGGCGTTTTAATCGAATTGGACATTCGATAATTATATATGTTAAATTATATAATTATTTTTATATTCAATTTAATTATTTTTAAAAAACTAATATTATAAAATCACTTAAATGTAATTTTAATATTATTTAAAAATATTTTTATAATTAATATAAATGCAAAAAACCAATCAAAAACGATTATTAAAAGATGTAATTGATATTATAAAAAATCCATTAGAAGACAATGGTATTTATTATAAACATGATGAAAATAATATGCTATGTGGTTACGCATTAATAATGGGCCCTGAAGAAACCTTGTATAATTATGGTTATTATTTATTTAAATTTTCATTCCCAACCGATTATCCATTTTCACCCCCAAAACTAACTTATTTAACGAATAATGGACGTACGAGATTTCACCCCAATTTATACATAACTGGAAAGGTTTGTTTATCTATTTTAAACACTTGGAGGGGGGAACAATGGACATCTTGTCAAACAATTAGGAGTGTTTTATTAACATTAGTAACATTATTCCATAATAAACCTCTATTAAATGAACCGGGGTTGACAGAAAAATATAAAGATTTTCATAAATATAATGAAATAATTCAATATGAAAATTATAATACTTCAATTATATCATTTTTAAATAAGAAAATATCAAGCGAATTATACGATTTATTTGAAGAAGATATAAAAAAAAATTATAAAAAAAACAAAGTTAATATTAAAAACAATTTAATTGAAAAATTGGATACAAAGAAAAAAAATATTACTATAAATATCTATAACAAAATGAGTTCAAATATCAACTATGAATTATTATATAAAAAATTTGAAGATTTAAATAAATTATATAAATAAATTATATAAATAAATTATATAAATAAATTATATAAATAAATTGAAAAATAAAATTAATTTAAAATATTTACTATAATTATATAAAATGCATTTTTGTAATGTATGTGGAAATATGTTTTATTTAAAAATTAAAGATGACGATAAAGATAATATAATGTATTATTGTAGAAAATGTGGTAATAAAGACGATAATATTATAAATAATTTACAAAACTTTTGTGTATCAAAAACACATATAAAAAAAACAACCGAAGTTTATAAAAATATTATCAATGAATACACTAAATTAGACCCAACCTTACCTAGAATAAGAAATATGTTATGCCCAAATGAAGCTTGTAATAGCAATGGTGAACAGAAAGATGGTGAACAAAAAGATGGCGAACAAAAATATCCGGAAATTATTTATTTAAGATATGATAATGATAATATGAAATATATTTATCTATGTGGCGTTTGCGATTATACATGGAAAAATAATTAAAATTGATTTAATTTAAATATTAAAATATAAATTAAATATAAATATGGAAAACACAGTAAGTGAAAATTTTCTATTGCAACAATTGCAAGATACAAGTGATGATGTTAATATTGAGTTAAGCGATGAAAGCGATGATGAGGAAACTGATATTATAGAAAACTATGTTGAAAGGGATATATTTCAAATCTATCATCCACAAATAAAACAGATTAATAATCAAGAACTCCAAAGTTTAATTAAAATTAAAAGAAATGAAGATGGGTTGATATATGATGAAAAACATAAAACAATCCCGATCTTAACACGATATGAAAAATCCAAAATTATAGGATTGCGCGCAAAACAAATTAATTCAGGAGGTGATTTATTTATCAAAGCACCCGCTAATATAATTGACGGTATAACATTGGCTAAAATGGAATTGAAAAAAAAAAAAATACCGTTTATAATTAGAAGACCATTGCCTAATGGGAAAAATGAATATTGGGATATTAACGATTTAGATATAATGGAATAAATTTTATAAAAATTAAATAAATGATTTTATAAACAATTTATAAAAAATATTAAATAAAAAATATTTTATATTTTTTAACGAAATGGTCTGGTTGCCCCTCTAGATAGCATTGAATATATTTCTTTTTTTGTCATTACATTTGTATTTTTAAATAATATACTTGTTTTTGGATTTGATGACATTTGATTTTTCCCGCAAGTACTACCCGTTTTAATTTTTTCATTTAAAACGAGGTTGTGTGATGAATTTCCATTTACAAAAGAGAATAATTTTGGATTATCACTTCGTACATTATATCTACCGTCAGGAAATCTATTACTTTGACAAATAAATTTTGTTACATTATCTCCTGCCAGCATTATTGTTTCGTTTTGCCAAGTAATAACCGGCTCTACATAATATGTTGCCATTAAATATGGTATGGGGCCATTGTCCCACAAATATTTATTTTTAGTTATACCAATTAATATTTTTTTTTTTGTTATTTCTGGGTCGGTGGAATTTTGCATTCTATAAATATTAAAATTTATATCAACATAAACATTACTACAATCAAACTCCCAGCTTATTAAAACTTTTCTTATACCATATATATTTGCTCGAACCGAGTGGCAATTATTTATGTCACACAAGTGTACGGTAATTTTATTTAATGAGATATCATCATACGGTCTATTTTTATTGATTATTTCATCGGTATTATTTAAAGTTATTTCTCTTATATTTGGCGTTATATCAAAGAACCCAGTTGGAACAATATTGGGTTTTTCAGAAATTGTAACATATGAAATATCCGTTATTTCAAGTTTACTCACGCGTCTATCTATTATATTATTGGATCTTTCTAATGATATATTATTAAAATATACATATTTAGCTCCAAAATTTTTTGTAATAACAATTCTATAATATTTAAAAGATTTATCAAAATTATTAACATTATTAACCCACCTTTTAACGATTCCATCTGTTGAATTTATAAATTCATTAATATTATATGATAAATCGCATATATAATCCCACCCCTCATCCTCATATTTTTCCTTGTAATTGGCGTCAGCATCAGTAGCAGAAGTAGCAGAAGCAACACCCCTAATATCAGTTATTGGGGGAGGCTTTTTCTTTCCAAACAAATATAGTTCTTTAATATTGGCAGATATGTCATTAACTATAATATTCGTTGTGCTATCGGCTATTGATTTTTTCAAACCATTTATTGATATTGACTGTAATATATCGCTAGCGTCTTTAACTTCAAATGTAATAGTAATACCACTAATATCGCCGGTAGTATCGCCGTAGGTTGTTTTATGAAAAAAATGGGGAATTCCACCAATTGTCACTTTATTATCAGTGTTTGTGAATATATCTTCGATTGCATTAACATTTCCATCATTTTTCAATCCAGTAAATTTACCGTCTTCATCAAAAAAACTAAAATCTTGTATTTTCTTGCCTTCGTTTGCAGAGAGATTTTTATCATATAATAAAGAATGATCTAAAATAAAAGAATCAGTCGTCTCGGTAAATAATTCACTTACAGATTTACTATTTCTGTATTGTTCTGTATTTAAAAAATGTCTACTAAAATTTATATTTTCTCTTGCATAATTTTTCATAATAACAGAATTTTTAAATAATTTAATATTTTTTATTTTAATATATTTAGAACCAAAATTTTTAAATATCAATAACCTATAAAATCTAAATTGTTTTTGGTTAATTTTTAAACCACGCGTTATTGTATAATTGTTTAATTTGTATTCTTTTTCTGTAATTTCATAATTATAAAAATTTTCAACATATGAAAACCTATTTAATAGTGTCCAACCTGTATTGGATGATGGGTCAGTTTTATTACCAACATCATATTCTTTTCCATAAACATAAAAACTTTTTGGATTTGCGCTCATATCCTCCTCCGTACCAGTTATTGAAATTTGATCAACATATTGATTTGTGGATAAATCAACCATAAACCAATATCCGTGCTTTCCGCCTGAGGGATCATACAGATCGTGTTTGTCTTTATCAACAGTATTGTTGATCGGTGAAAATGTTATGCCCGAAATGTCATACCACATTTCATTATTTGATAAATCATTGTATGATGGATCTTCACCGCTTAAACCCAAATAATCACCAGTTGTTTCATCAAAAAAATCCCCAGATTTAAATACATTTTCACCATTGGCCACTCCTGTAATATGATATGTTGTGTCAAATGAATCGGATATGTCGGTATATTGATATGTTTCCATTGGAATACTCGTGGTTATTTCACCACTTAATCCGCCAATTCTCCTTATTAAAATATGTTTTATATCATATTCATAATAATCAGCTAATGTTATTTTATAATCATTATGATCTGCATTATCATTTCCAGATATATCTTGCAAACTAAATACCAATTTGAAATTAGCGTTTTTTTGTGTATTCTTCGATGTTATTTTATTATCCAAACTTGTTAAATAAATGTATTTATCATCATCATCGCCAAAAAATATTTTTCCATCGCTATCAACAATTATAAATAATTTATGCGAATCGTTTGTATCACCTATTATTTTATAATCAGACTCGTCACCTTTTTCTTCATCACTTGTTTTATTATCCCTACCAAACCCATATAAAATTTTATCATCTGTGAAAATTAAATTCAATGTTGATACAACATTTAAATCTTTAAATCTATTTACTCCGGTTCCTGATGGATTATAAAACTTATTAATATATATATCCGTACATTGGATATTATGACAAATATCACCCCCGGCATTATATCTGGTCTTAATTTCATCTAAAGCATATGCGGTAGAGTGTGTTATTATTTTTTTAGTTCCTGAAATATCTTCAAAATTTATTTTATATTGTGGTTCAAAATCTGTCCTTTCATAATGTTGGTTTTTTAATTTTACTTGACAAAGATTCAATTTTTCATCAATAACGGCTCCCAACAAATAAATATTACCACTATAATCAACATTATATTTTTCAAAAAAAGATGTTCTATTTCCACAAATATCATTTTTCAATATACCATAATAATTATAACTTAGATCATTATAGGATATATCGCGATAATCACCTGCGCCGCTATAATCCAATAATTTATTTAAACTTAAATCGCCATAGTTTGTAAATACAGGATTTACAAAATCATCTTGATTTGGATAATTATTTGAACAATCTATAAAAGAAATATTTAATATTGCATTTTTTAAGTTATGCTTAAATATAAATTTGGTAATTGTATTATCACTAATATTAAAACTAGCATCGGTTGCAATAAATGTTTGTTTACCATACCATTGTCCTTTATTATAAATTGATAATTTGCCCTTGGTTGTGCCATCATTATTATAATTATAAGAAATATCTGGTTGAATTTTTGAAATAAATTCTGATTTTAAGTTGAACGATAAATCTTTCCAACCCGTGATATCTTCATTTTCTTCATATAATGTTGAAAAAATTTCATAATCGGGATGATTATATCTTAATTCACCATTTGAATTATTATCAATAGGTAACACTGTAGGCTGTTTAATTAAAATATCATTTTTTACATTTATATAAATAATACCACTTGGGTAATTGCCTTGTTTATATTTAAATTTATTAGCATAATAAATTTTTTTCTTATCACCATCATTAACAGTCTTAACTTCTATATATTTTGGTATTTTTAATTTAACATACGCGCCCGGATATCCGGGATCAATATTTTCTGAATATTCTGCAAGTGTTTCATAATCATTAAATAATTTTTCATCATATTCAAAATCATTATCATAATTTTTATATAACTCATTTTTACAACCAATATCAGAAAAAAAACGCAATCTAGAACCTTTGTTACTTTCATCCGACATATTAAAAATATAAATATTATCTTCAGTTACATTAAAACTAATATCACGTTCATCTGTTGTTGTTCCGTAGTTATTTAAACTCAACTCATAGTCCAAAAGTCCGGTTGGAAGAACTTTATAACCAATTGTAATTTCTTCCATATTATCTTTGTTAATACTTTGATCAAAAAAGTTTAATCTTTCAAACATAAAAAAATTATTATCCCCCTCCAAAGAAATATTCGTCGTTACATTATAATATAGATTCTCACTTATATCTCTATTTACTTTAACCAATGGCAATGGGCGAAATTCTAACCTATGAAAAAAACTATCATATAAACTTTGAAATAGAGTTTCATTTGAATATTTATAAACATCATTATTAATATTTATCAATAATCTATTACTATTATTAATACCCGTTATAAAAACATTTATATCATCAATTATGATATTATTAAATAAATCATTCGTTGATGTCGTATTTGTAGCTATACTTCCGCTACTATTATTAAATTTTAAATATTCCTCATTCAAATCTAATGTTTTTACATATAATTCCAATATACTACCTGATATATCAGATTGATCACCAAATAATAATGCCTTCTTTAAAATAAAAACACCGGAATCTTTATCAAGATCATTTGATAAAATAAAATTACCACTAAAATCATCGTTATATGCATTCCTAACTATTAAACTTATATTATAACTAAAATTATTTTCAAACATAAAACCAATTTTACTATTCTCCAACCCAAAGTCATCAAATATTTCACTAGTTAATCCTAACATTTTAATCTTCATATGATTATCTTGACCTTCTTTTCCTTTATTATAAATTTTTTGAAAAGAAATATCATATCCTTCAATATGATCCAAATCAATATTTAATTTAAATTTAATTATCCCTTGTGGGTTGCCAGAATCATCATAATAGTTTTTAGATGTATCAAAAATTTGTAATTCTATATTATTTGACGATGTATCAATATAAAAAGTATCATCAACAATGTCTGGATAATCCCTAGTATTGAATGTCCAATTCCCAATCTCATTATTTGATATATCCAATATATTGAATGATGCATCATAAGCATTTTTTAAATCATCATCTTTATTAATTAAAATTCTTATTATTTCACCATTATTATAATTTTCAGTGTATTTTTCTAAGTTTGAACAACCAGTAATTATTGGTCTTTTTTTATTTGTGATTATATCACTTGTTAATTTAAAATAACCGTGACCATTACCATCATTACCAATACCTTTAATATCAACTATAGGTCTAAAAATTTCCGGTTTAATATTATCATTTTCTATAATAATATCACTATTTGTTTTTGTATTAATAATGATTTTATTTTTATCTTGAATTTTTGCTCCATTTAAATTTCCAAAATAATCTCTTGAATAATTATTTACAAATTCAAAAGAAAAAACATTAACCCTAACGTCTAAATTATTATTAACATCGCTATAACTTAAATTATATAAATTTGTTGATTCATAACCCGTGTCGGCAATGATTTCAAACTTAATTATTTCACCACCAATATCTGATATTCTTAATGGTTTAATTTTTAATATAAATCCATTATTTTTAAAAATATTATCAAAATTATCATTTTTATATTCTTGTATATTTATTGATGTAAAATTATTAAACATTAATAGTTGGGAATTATTATTTTGTAAATCAACATTTATTTTTAATTTTGGAATAGGATTTATTAATGCATAAAATTGCAATGATAATTTTTCATCACTGAAAGAATTATTGGAATATGGTAATAAAATTTCTTTTCTATTGATAATATTAATTACCGAATTAATTGATATATCGGTTGTTTGATTCTTTTGCGGTTGAACAAAATCACTATATATTTTATATCTTGTGTGATTTTTTTTCCTACTAATTAAATTTTTATTATTAAAATAACCATTTTCAATTTTAATTTTATTATATACGGTCCCTAAATCAAAAATTGTAAACCAATCTATTATACCATTTTCTTCTAATTTTAATGCAAATAAATTAAAATTTATAAACTCTTCGTCAATCTGTTTTTCTTGTTTTTGAATTAAAAATTCTTTAATGTTATATTTTTTGCCGTTGTGCTTTATTTTAATATAAATATTATCAAATTTAATGTTAAAAATATTTAATTTATTGCTAGGTGACTTCGTATTATTAATTTTTGTAAAAATATTTTTTTTTATTTTAAATTCATTAAAATAATTATAATAAAATGAAACAATAAAATTCAAATTACCATTTTTATTACTGTTAAATGATACATCTGTAATATTTTCTATTAATACCATTGAATATATATATATAAAAAATTATTATTTTTTTTATAAAAATACTAATTTTTAAAAATACTAATTATTTATTACATTTTTATTGAGAATTTCCACCACGAATACGGAGAAGAGCCAATTCTTCACTCCTACCAGCTTTATTCTCACATATTGGTGTATATCTAACTGCTTGTGCTCCACTCAATTTTTCTCTATTGGAATATCTAATTTTACGACTTATATTGTTTTTAGATGAATGGTTTATTGGTCTGCATAATCCACACGGATCTATTTTTAATTCTTCTTTCACAGTTTCAATTATAACTTCTTTATCAATTGATGTTGAAAATAATTGGCCATAATTATATTGATTATCGCTACTATAATAATTATCACTATCAATCGTACCGGTATTAATATGTTTCATCGGCTCCCAATTTGAAAATCTGTTTCTAATATCTTCACTTTCCATTTTCACAATTTTATGACTATTTAAACTATTAAAAAATACTTTTTCTTTATCGGTTGATGGTCTGATATATAAAGTATATATATTGGTTTCAAATTGTGAAGAGTTTAAATATATTGGATTTGTATCTATTTTTAAACCTGTATTAAATCTAACACCATTTTGAATTGTATTATCTACTATCTTAATTGGCAATCCATTATTATCTACCATATCTTCACCATTTTCATCAAGTTGAAAAAATTCATAAAATTTAGGTGGTTCTTGAACATATATTTGATAAGTAATACCATCAACCTTTATTAATAAATATTCCGTATTTTGTTTATATCCAAATGTTAATCCTATATTTTTGTTTTGTTTCAATAAGCTTCTAAAACTAGTTGCGCCTTCCATACCATCTCTATTTAATTCATAATAGTAATTGGGATCAAATTTAAATTCTATTTTAAATGATTTATCATTGCCAAAAGCACCAGAAGATTTAATAACGCGGCTTTCCAATTTTTGATTACTTGTATCATATACCGTATGTGACCATCGCGATAGATATGGTATTCCATAATCAATTCCCGTTGTATTGTCTATTTTCAAATATTCCAATGAATTTGGTAAATTATTTTGACAAATATCATATAAAATATCATTTGAATTAAACGAAATATCACTACTTGTTATATTAAAAGATAAATCGTTAAAAGATATATCACCTTCGCAATTTTCAATATTAAAATCTATGATATCTTTTTTTTCAAAGGTAAATGTTCTTTTTATAACGCCAGATAAATCAAAATTATACCCATAATGTGTCGTTCCACTAATATCATAAGTGGTTGATTGAAATGACGGGTTCCAAGACGTTGTCTCTGTCTTATGCGGTGTTTGTCTTATGCGGGGATCTTGAATACCATAATAATCATCTGGTAAAACCCAACCATTTGTGTTATTTGAAGATAAATCTTCCCCTAATATTTTATCGTATTTGCAATTATTTGGTGTCCAAATAAAGAATGTTATAACGACATAAGAAATTCCTCCACCTGCCGATGAATCTTGAAGATCACTTTGTACTAAATTTAAATATTCTTTAAATCCCGTTTTCTCTTCTTCTTCTAATGAAATAGTAATTGAATTTTCACCATCCCATACCATATTTGTATAACCCGGATCATAAATAAAATCATCTTTTGTAAATTTATTGGTATCAAAAATTTGTGCATCAACAGTGTATGATTCTTCATTATTATTAATAATTAATTTATTTAATGGAGATATATTATTATATACACCGGTTGGTTGAAATACATTATATGTCCAATAAAATATATATTGACCTTTAAATTTTTTCAATTTGTATTTAAATTCCATGTTTGGAATACCGATGCTATTTAAACCGTAAAAAAAATTATTACTATCAAACGTGAATTCAATTAATTTATCAAATTGATTTTTATGATCGGTTGAAGGGTCGTTAGGTGATCCTCCATTATTATATAATATACCATTGTTGCTTAAATCGGGTTCTGGATTCAAGTAGGATATATCAATATTTAATTTTTTTTTCAACAAATCATTATCAATGTTAGCATTATTCAAGTCACCATTTGTATCTAATTTACCACCGTTAATAAGATATTTAGAATACGGTTCCCAAATATATAAGTATACTTTTATATATGTTTTATGAATATCACCTAACCAATAATTTATCAAATTTCTATTCAAAATAGATATTTCATAATTGGAAACATTCAATTTTAATTCACCAGAACTTCTTATAAATGTTATATCTAATTTTTGTGGTATATATGGTAATGTTTGAATTCGTGGTTTATTAAATAATTTAGAATTATAAATATATTTTTGTTTTATTTTGTTATTGCTATTATCGGGGTTTATTTTTGGATCTGGATTTAAACTTAGTTCTCTTAAATTTCTATTATCGTCGTATTTATAACTATTGGTATCATCCAATGAAGTTTTTTTAATACGACTTGATAATATTATATCATTTGATATATCTCCCAGATAATAATTGCATAAAGATATATATGGAACTTCGTTATTATTAAATACATAATTATTGCTATTTGGGAATGCTGTCAAACCTAAATCCGCTGGTGATATTTCATTTGAAATGCTTTCAATTTGGTTATTTAAAAGATCAGAATAATAAGCAGCTTTTAATTTTACTGGCATTATTCCACGATTTTTTTGTGTATAAGAAGTTTTTGAACGCTTCACCCATTTTTGACGCAACAATATTTTTTCACTATCTGATAATGTTCTATCAACCTGTATTTCAAATTTACAATTTGTTGAACTTTTAATGGCAAAATAATTTATTCTAACAAATCTTTTTTTTGTATATATTTTCCATATTCTATCGTCTCTTATTTTAGAATTAATATTTGTTTGATTTACTTTATTATAAAAATTTAACAGATCAATAGCTCTTTGTTTATTTTTTGGAAGTATGGAACCATTTATATCTAATTGACTCAATAATCTGTTTGGATCAGTTATTTGCTGAGTGGATGTCTGACCATATTCATCCGTACCATCATCACCATTGATACGGGGTGAGGAAAATCTTCCAAATTCCATAAGAGTATCAGTATTATTTCTATAATCTCTTTTTGTTAGTGAAATTTTTTTACCATAAAAATTTCCTTGGCCCGCCGTGTCATCTGCAATAGCACCCTCAGAAACTTTCTTTAATTCACCTTGTGCCATATAATAGTTATTGGTCCCATACGTTGCTAATGTTATATCCAAATCTCGCTTTGCTTCGGTTGCTTTATAATTCTGATAGTAAATAATATATGGACTGGCCCACCAGTCACTAAAATATCCACGATATATGTACATAGCATATTGATTTTCATATAATCCGTCAGTTTCATTAGGTTTTACAGCAATTGAGTTAATATCACGACCGTATTGTGAAGAATAAGGTGATGATGGTCCATATTGTTCTAATAATTTCGCTAATTTCGTCTCAACAGTACCTTCCTTAAGATATTCCGGTTTAATGATGCCGCTCCACCCATACGACGAATAATAACCCGAAGATGGTTGCCACCAATTTGAGATAGTATCATATGCTTTGAAATCATCATTATAACGAGCTGGCTCATATTTTATTTTAACATTTGAAGAATCAGCAACTTTTGCCGGAATATCATTTACTTCGGTATTTCTACTTAAATCATAATCGCTCATCGGTGTAACATCATTCCACAAATCCGTATTTTTTAAATTATGCAACCATACAATATTTTCATCATTGTTTTTTAATTTCTCCCATTCAATTTGTCCATTTGATGATAAATTACCTGCCACTATTTCCAAACGATCATAAACATCCGTTAGCGTATGTCTAAAATGGAAATCTTTTATTGTCAGGACTAATTCTCGGTCTTTACCAGCATCAAACACATAAGTATAATTTAACGGTTTTATTTGGGTATATGTTGGGTTATCCGAAAAATCTTTTAATATCCTATTATTGCCAGAAGGGTCAACCACAACTTCACTGTCATCATCACTCGCATTGGCACTTCTCCAGTCAACCATATTTAAACTAAGATCATATCGTGGTGTAATATTGAGATCATCATACATATTATATTTTATTGTACAGGGATAGTTATTAATTGGATTAAGTGAAACATCCGAAATGTCGGAAAATGGTGAAGTAATTGTCGTTTGTTTGTGCGCGTGAAGATTATAACTCATAACTATATTACTTATATCTTTTCTACCAGGTGCGGACTCGTCTTCACCACTAATTCCTATATAATTTTCATCATTAAATAATATATTATCAATAAATGTAGAATCTGGTAGAACAATGGGTGGGTCTGGTGGCCGATAAATATCTTCAATATAATTTACTTTTAACGATTGTAATATTGTTGTAAACCCTCTTGGTATTCCATTTATTTGGGGTATAATAAATCCATTATCACAAATATCATATTCTTTATATGGGTTTGTAGGGTCATAAGGTGTCCCCCAATATTCAATAGCGTTTAATTTACAACCATTATCAGCTATTTTTGTGACAAAATTATCATTAATAAAAATATACACATCGTGATAAGGTGGAACTGTTTTTTCGTTTTTTCTAATTTTATATCGTATATTAAATGGTTCTTTCACAACTGGGTCACCATTACTAATATCAAATTGGACTCCGAATAATGTTAAATCAATTATATTATCTGCATTTGGAAAAATATTACCATAAACATCTTTAAATATATATGACACAGTTGGGTTAGTTGAATTATCAACACCATTTCCAACAATACCCAATGAAAATCCCGAATTATCACTATTGTCTGCATAACTTGATAAAATATTACGACTACCATCTTGTAATTTAACTCCAGATGGACACATTAAAACTGCTTCCCAATTGTCAATATCACCATCATCCAATGGGTTTTCACCATTATTATTAAAAATATATTTTAAATTGACAAAACTAATATCTCGTTCACCATCAGCATTAATAAAATTTTTACTCAAATCAGTTATTTGAAATAAATTATCTGAAATATCTTTAATGGTATTTGCAGTAAAAATTTCTGTTGACCCGGAGGTTACATATATATAATTGAACACAGCTTTTTCAGATTGTGCATCTGCATCTGCTCCTACCCAAATTGTAAAATCATCATTCAAATCATTGCATTCGCATTGTAATTCTGGATCGTTCTCACCATCCAAGTATACTAAAATTTTATTATTAGCTTTTACTATTTTTAATAAATAAGTTTTGAAACTTTGGGCACGAGTTGTATACGGGAACGGTGGGCCGCCCGGATAATAAATATATAAGTAATTACAATCCCATACTATTTTATATTGGTTTGGAGTACTACCCCAAGACCAAGTTGGTTTATTGGGTTGGTTTGTAAGAATAAAAAAATGGTCATTGCAATTTGCATTTTTGACAATAGAAGTATTTATTTCAATATCACCATTCCAGGAATTTGGGGTTTCTATATATTGTTCTGCTGTTATTTTGGTTTTAGATAACCCCGTAAACACTGATGCTGGAGCCAAATCTTCAGTGTTTGCATTGCCTACAAATGATTTCCCGGGATAAGTATATATACCACGTGAATTGGCAGCATTATATTGGTATCCAACTATATGATTCGCGTAAAATACCCTACTTCTATGACTAACATAATTTTGATCCAACCCCGGTTCATTATTACTATATCCAGTATATAAAGTTTGATTTAAATCGTTATCTAAATAGTATGTTGGGGTTTCTTGTATTCTTGCATCAGTAATTCCACTATAATTATCTGGTAAAAACCAACCACTAGAATTTACCAATCCATCGTTATTATTAATATTATTTGGTGTCCATAATAAAAATTCAAAAAATATTCTCATATAATCTTTATTTGACTCATTATTTGATTTACCTAAAGTTGTATAATATTTTGAAAAATAATTACGCATATTTACCAAATCAGAATTGCCAATAGTTAAAAAAATTTTATCAAATGTAATATTATTAAGTTCCATATTTATTTTTTTATTATCATATAAAAAATCAACGTGTGGTATTTTAATACTTGATACAAATATACGATTTTTATGCTCTTTATTAATTACTATACCGTCAGAAGAATTTCCACTACCATCCAATACAAAAAACCATTTACCTGGTCTTAAAATAAAATTTCTTGGATTCTCCAATCTTCCATAATCTTTATTTTCGCTTATATCAAATGATAAAGTTTTAAATTTAGATTCAACATTAAAATTAGTATCAAAATTATTTGCAGAAACATCGTTTTTTCCAATTTCAATTGTGGTGTCAATATCTTTAATAATTTTGTCTATTGTATTATCTGACATATCGTCATCCCCAAATTCCTTTGGTTTAAAAATATAAATATATCTCTCGTTTCCTATTCCTGATTCATTTGTTATGTTCAAATTATTATATGGATTTCCACTATTATCATATAGTATGTTATATGTTAATTTTAACGGTTTGAAAATATTGCCGTGACTTTGTTTAAAATATTCTCCGTTAAAATCATCATAATTCTCTCCTGGTACCTCATACCACCCAGATATATCTGCGTCCATATTGCTTGAATGACTCGTCCCTGTTTTATTTATTCTTTTATTTTCATCCCAATAATAATATTCTATTATTGTTTCATCCATTAATATATATTTAAAATATATATATATTAATTTTTAACATTTCCACCGATTACTACATACCAAACAACTTATAAAAGTCGTTATGGGTTCGTCTGCAGATCTCGTTTGTAATTGGTAATAAGTGCATTTTCTCTTCCCACATTTAAAACATTTAAATTCATCGGTGGCTGCCGACATATTCACAGATGTCATATTTTTATCACGTTTTATTTTTGCATCAATTAATTCTTTCCATTTTTCAGGACACATTTCTTGATGAGACATTTTTTCTAGATTGGATGTTTTTATTTTTTTTTTTTTTTTTTTTTT